TGTGCGTCAAAACAATGTGCACTCAGTCACCACAGCCGTCCCGGTTGCTCCACTTCATCTACATCTGCGACCAGCCCCGTGATGTCGGTCGGGTCGTATCGTCCAACGGCTAGGCCGACGGCGGGGAGCGCCAACCGCAGGGCGCCCACCGTGCCTTCCAAGCCCTGCCATCCCCGAATCGTATCACGCGGCCCAATGGATCGGAAGTGCACGCTCCGAAGATACTGATTGACGGCGATGATGCTCTTAGCGGCGCGCGCCTGCTCCGGCGTCGCGGCCTCCTGCTCGAACCAACTGCGCCCTTCGTACAGCGTGCCATCCCAGACGAACCGTGCCACAGTCTGCCCCGCCGTGTCTACAACCGGCACCTCAACGCGCATCTGCCACCTCCATGAGCGCTCCGCTTTGCAAAGCCATGTACCCAGCAAGCTGCTCAGGAAACCGCTCCCACACGACGGCCAGCGCTTCCTCACGTCCTTTCAAACACCGGGGGGCCATGTTGGCCCAAAGCGCGGTCGGCTGGGCGTTGACGAACACGCGGGCGATCTCGGACGCGGTAAACGCCCGCCCCTGCTCGTACTGCGCTTGTACCCATGCGGGATCCCGATGCCAGACCCGCCCATCCGCACGGTCAGGCCACGGACCGCTCAGCGCATAGGTGCGCTCGCTCAGGCGAATCAGCTCGCCAGGCAGCGCCCTGGTGGCTCTCAGCGCATTGCCCGCCCACCGATGCGCCCCCAGCGTGTCCACGTAGAGCTGCACCGCCCGCACCAACGCCGCCTCGTCCTGGAGCGACCGCACCACGATCAGGTTCCGCTCGGGGTAGTAGCCCCGCATCGCGCCCGCCCGAATGGTCGGTACCTTCCGTCCGAGCACAATCGTCCGGAGCGACGGCGTGGCGAACTGCAACCCGCGCCGCCATGCCTCCGCTTGGTTCAGCGCGGTCGTGCGGAACGGCAGCCCCTCCAAATCCGGCGGGATGGTTTGCACGCCCTTGCCGGTCATCGGCGTCGTCACTTGCGCTTCGATGTAGCGCCGCAAAGCCCGCCCGGTTTCCTTGCGCGTCAACTCTCGCCCCGCTCGGGTGATCGCCGCTCCCATGACGGGGATGATCGCCCCCATGGCGCGTTGGATGATCTCATCGAGTGGGCGCGCGGCCTTCCCCACGTTGCCCGGCGGCGGCACCTCGGGCGGCGGTGTGAACGCGTCCACCGGCTTTCTCTGCGTTGGCTCGGGGATGACGTTGACCGGGCGCTGCGCTGCGCGGACGCTTCCACTCGGCGCCGATGCCGGTTGCGGATAGGTTCGCGCGGCAGAACCGACTGGCACCTGGATGTAAGAGGTTCGCGGCACGGTGTACGTTCGGCAATTGTGATGATACGGCGGCATGGAGATACCTCTTGCCCGGAGCGCCGATGGTCCCATGCGCAAACGGAGATCGCCTCGGTCGTTCGCAACCCCCCGCCCGGACCGCAGTACCTCCGCATAGACCTTGCCGCCCGCCGTCACCTCGCGGTTCCCCGTCTGCTGGTTGGTGCGCGTCTGTAGGAACGGCGCCACGCGATAGATCTCCTCTGGTGCTTGGATTGAATTTATTTCCTGCGAATGGCTCCACGCATCGCTTACATCAATGATTGTCCCGTCAATTGCTCGACATTGGTCTGTCGTTCTTTCATCCAGTACGGCTGTAATTTCTAGCTGTTCAATCCCTACCTGCCGATAGCTGACCAGCTCTGAAAAGCTGCGCGCTCGGGAGACGCTGTTCGCCGCCACGACCCGTGCATAATTAAACCCTCGGGTGTTCCAGTACCCCGTCCCGATGCGCTCGATGTCCCGCGCAATGGCGTCTCGGCCCAGCCCGTCCTTGAGCCCATTGGCGATCACCTTGCGCGCCTTCCGCGTGAGCGCATCGCTGCGCCGCCCGAACTCGTCTCGCACGAACAAGCCCGGCTGCCGCGCGATGTCGGCGATGGCCTCGCGGTCCTCCAGGCTTAGGCTCAGGCTAACGGACGGCAGGAAGGCGTTCCGGATGACCCGCTTGGTCTTGCGCGCCACGTCCTCGAGCGTGATGGTCAGGCGGGTCTCCCAGGCGCCAACGAGCGGCGCGATGGGGAGCGTGCCGAGGAAGGCGCGGGCGTCCGAGAGCACCTGGGCGATCTGACGCGGCCCGAGCGCCGTCCAGTCTACCCGCAGACGGTCGAAGTACCGGGCGAGCAACGGGCGCGCGAACTCGCGGTCCGCCGTGCGGAGCGAGGTGGCCACCTTGTTGATGAGCGCTCGAAAGTCGAACGGGTTGAGCGGGTTGGTCGCCTTCTCGATGGCGTGCCCGGACGGAGCCACGATGCGCTCCCCCGTGTCATCCGGACGCAACACTTCAATTTTTTGGAGTAGTTGGGCTGGGTGTGCGGCGAGGCGCAAGCAGACCAGGACCGGCACGCCTGCGCTCAGCGCGATAGCCTCGAGCCGGGCGTCCTCCATGCGTCCGGACCGCAGAGAGACCGGGGCCGTGCCCGAGCGGACTGCCACGTAGCTGGGGCGCGCGGTCCACTGGAGGTCCGCCGCGCGAACGCCGGTGGCGAGGATGGCCGCGACCTTGTCCTGCCCGAAGTCGCGAGCCGGCCACGCGGTGCAATACCCGTCGGCCTGTGCTGTCGTCCAGTTAGTCGTCATAAAACCACCGCTCCACCCACTCAATCGCTGCGAGCAGCGCCCGCGTCACCACGGTCGGGGCAGCCAGGAGGAGCACAAGCGCGAGCGCCCCCAGGGCGACCGCCGTGGCAACAGATGCCAGCATGTCGAATCACTTGGGCTGCTCCGGGGGCTCGGTCACGCCCGCCCGCCGCAGGGCTTCGGGGATGACCGCCCGCTTGCGCGGGGGCGCCTCGACGATCTCGGCCTTGCCGGTCACGATGCGGAACCACACGCCGCAGCGGTGGCAGTAGCCCGCGCCGCACTGGATGGGCTGCATGATGTCCGGGGCCTCGTCGCTGCCCTCGAGCCGCGCCGCCGTGAACTGGACCTTGCCGCACGCCGGGCAGTTGAGCAGGAGGTTGCCGCTGCGGTGCACGATGATGTCGCCGCGCAGAACCCGCCCGCCGATCTCGCTCAAACTGGTCACGTCTCGTCTCACGCGGTATCGCATGGGGCTCCTATGGGGTGTAGTTCATCCGCGGCACCCACTCGCTGAACGCCGCCACGTTGAAAGGCACCGGCCGCAGGTAGCGCAGCGGTCCCCGTGCGAACCCGGCGCTCCCGTCGTTGAGCGGCCAGAGCACGGGGGACGGACGCGCCCGCCCGCTGAACGGCGACTCGCCGAAGTAGAACTGCGCAATCGGGACGACGAAGAGGTTGATGTGCCGCTCGATGTAGACCCGCGCCGTGTTCAGGTTCCACGCGAAGGCGAGCACGACCTGCCGCCGGTCCGGCACCATGGCCGTCCCGATGTTGATCTCATCGCTCTCGTACAGCACCGCCACGCACTGCTCGTTCACCCCGGTGATCGGGCTCAACGCGGCGTACTCGTGCCACGCCTGCGCGGTAACGGCGATGTCGTAGGTGTCACCCTTCGCGTTGGTGATGCGATGCAGCCTACTGGAATAAGGGATGTCCGGGATGTCAGCCATTGAGTCGCTCCGCTTTGCGGTACAGCCGTTGCGCCGTGTCCATGCGCACCCAGCGCGTCAGCGTCTGCACGTCGGTCTTGCCGCGAACGAGCCACGGCACAACCGCAACCGCCCCGCAGTCCACCATAATTATGCGGCACTTGCTGTACGGATCGTTCAGATCGACACCGCGTCGCAGCTCGATCACGTCGCCCGCCTTGTACGGCGAGTCCGCCAGGTCAAACAGGCTCATGCCTCCTCCTGCTTCGGGGCATCGCAGATCACCGTGAGGATCGCCCCGCGTCGGGTCTTCTCGATGTCCACCCAGCCACCGCGCTCGGTCAGCATCTTGGCCGCATCGGGGTACACCTTGTCCAAGATCGCCTCGACAACGCACTGCACGAGCGTGCGCCTGCTCAGCTCCACGCTGACCAGCGTGCGCCCCGCGCCGCATGTCTTGATTCGCAGTTGTTCGATCTTCATCCGGCCTCCTCCTCTCCCGTTTTACCATCTTTCCCAACGGTGATGCCAGCATAGGCGCAAACAAAGAAGCCCTCCCCTTAGCGAAAGAGGAGGGCTCCGTACAAAGTCAATCCGTTTTTCGCGTATTCAGCTCGCCAGCTTTACCCTCACTAAAGGAAACCAGAAGGCCAGTCTCCTGGCCTCGCGCAAAGTATGACTGGTTCTGTTAGACCATTTTCACCGACGCATCCAACGGATAAAACGCATCGGGCCGCCGAGGCGGTAACTGCTCGCTTGGGGGGCGCTTGCGTGGCCGGGCACAGCGCGGAGTGCGCTTGGATGTTGGCAGGCGACAGCATGATCGCAACCGCAATCAGCATCCACGCTATCAGGTGCACGAGCCTACGCATCTCGTAAACTGTTCCACAGATTGGGGCGGTTGGCAAGAGAACGGCGCGAACGACTACTGCTCGTTCCCCGTGGGGAGCTCGAACAGCTTGGCGCTTACGGTGTGATCCTCGCCGGTAACGTCACGCAATTCGTCGGTGGTGATGCGAGCGATCTTGTCCTGGAGATCCATGAGCCGGGCGCGGTCGTCGGCCTCCAGCGGTTGCCCGCCGTTCTCGGGCAGGAACCCCGCGAGGGTGAGCGGCAGCGGTTGGCGCGCCCAGTCCTCCTTGATCTGCTCGTAGGGCAGGTTCAGCACGTCGGCGGTGAGCCGCTGAATCTGCGCGGGCGTGATGCCCCCGTGCGGCGCGACGGCCTTGACGAACTCGCCGATCTCCTCCGCGCTAGTCGTGGGGGGCGTGTTCGACTTGAACTGGAGCAGCCGGATGTTCAGCTCGGGCATGATGTGCTTGTTGATCATCCAGTCGAAGTCATCGCGCTCCGGGGCATAGACCTGCTGCTCGGTGAACTCGACAACCGTCTCGGCGGTCGCCCGGTTCAGGTTGTTCGGGGTGTAGCCCCGCATCAGCGGCGATTGCCGGAAGGCGGCCCCGATGGAGTCCGCGGCGCGCGTGTCGTAGTCCACAAACATCGCGTCGGTGTGGTTCGCGTCCCGCATGGACTGGAACTGCATCTGCGGCATGGTCGTGCGGTCGTTCGGGCCGTTCTTCACCGGCATGGCCTCGACGACCATGATCTTGCTGGTGTTGCCCGAGCCCTGGAGCTCCTGCGCGATGCGCGATTCCAGCCGGTCCTTCACACCCTGCTTCACAGTGCCGCCGAAGACGAACAGGATACCGCCCGCCATGGTCTTGTTTTTCAGATGGAAGTAGTTCGTCTCGTCCGCCTCGCGGGTCCCGAGCACCCGGAGCAGGTTCGAGATCCATCGGGGCGGCGAGCACGGGCTCAGCGGATAGTGATGCGCGAACCACAGCAGCTCGTTCGCTGGCATCGCACTCTTGCCCTCCGCGTCTGGGTGCTGCATCGCCTCCACGGAATCGTAAGCACGCCCGGTCCGCATGGAGACCACGCGGGGATCGCCGGGGCTCTTGAAGTACACCTTCCGCGTACCGACGATCTGGACGTACCGACGAAACCGCCGCCACACCTTCACCTCGCGCCCATCCGACAGCGGCGTGACCGAATTGTCCTCGACGACTTGGACCAGCTCGGGGTCCTCGGCCATCGGCCGCACGGTGAAGCCCGGCACGTACCCCAAGCGCATCAGCCGTCCGTGCTCGTCGCGGATCATTTCCATGCAGCCCCACCCGCTAGATTCCTTGTCCGCCCGCACGATGCGCCGCAGCCGCGTGAAGCTCATGGTGGAGCAACAATTCGCGAACCACGCATCGAACTTGAACTGCTCCCGGCGGAGCTGCTTCTGTAGCCCGGCGATCTTCTCCTGGACGTCCGCGTCCATGACCTCGATCTCGTCGGCGTCCGCCGTGTCCCCGTCGCCCTCCTCGCCGAAGAACGCGGCCTCCTCCTGGTCCAGCCACGCCTCGTACTGGAGCGCATCGCGCACCGCCGCCTCGGCCTCCTCGGTGTCCAGGTCCTCCATCCACCGAGCGAACGGGGCCGCGTGATAGCCGTAGCCGTCGATGTTCTGCGCGTAGGCATCCACGTTGGGCTGGAGGTGCGGGGTCAGCTCGTTCAGCCGCAGGAGCGTTTCCGGGTCGTAGGGGGCAAGGATGGCGCCCTGCTCGCCCCAGCGATCTTGCGCCGCCTGGATGTCGCTCATCGCCGTCGGCTCGTCGACCGCCACATCCGTCGCCACCCGCGCTTTGGCTAAAAGCTGCTGCGCGGTGAAGCCGGCGCTGCCCGGTGCCGCACTCGGGCGCGGCGAGGTCGGCGCTTGTTTCTTGCCCCGTCGTGGCATCAGAGCACCTTGCCAGCAACGACGATGCGCGTCCCCGTGCCCAGGAGCCCGGCGCCCGTGACCTTGACCCGGGCATAATTGTAATATGCGGGCCAGACGCCGTCCGCGCTCGCCGCCAGCGCATCCACGTCGCTCCACACGTCCCCGAGCACGCTGCCCTGAAGCGTGCCGGTGAACGCCTTCCCGGCGCCCTGGAGGTAGCTGTACCCCTTCTCCGACCACTGGCTCATCTCTACCGCGTCGGTCTCCTGTACGTCGACGGTTCCGGCCACGGCTTGCGCCAGGGGGATGAATACTTTTTCTGGGAAAGTTGCCATGTCAATTCTCCTCGCCGAGCTTGCTCAGCACGGTCGCGATGGCGCTCCGCAGTTGGCGCTTCACGCGCGCGTCCAAGTCGCGTCGCTCGGTCTGCGCCTGCAATTGCCGCAGCGCATCCAGTTGGTCTTGCGGGGGCAAGCATTGCACGTCCCGCGCTAGGTTCTCGCCAAAGCTGCCGTCATCGATCTGCCGTTGCACGTCCTCCAACGCCCGGTCCAGTTGGTCCTTCTGGACGCCGCCGTTGCGCGAGACGCAGCGGCAAATGACGGGCACGCGGATGGCCGATCCCTTGTCGTCCACGTCCTCGTAGCGTACCACGCCCGTGCCGCCGCAGCGATCACAAGTCTCGTCGGCCTGGCCGAGATTGATGTGTTTGGCTAGGCGAAGGCGTGGGGCCTCGCCCGGTTTTGTCTGTTCGCTCATTTCGTCAATTCTCCTTGGGCAGAGCCATCCCCAGATCCCGCGCCCGCTGCGTCCACCGGGCATAGTAGCACGCGATGCACTCGCCGCACCCGCTCTTGCACGCCACGCGCTTGCCTGACGAGCGTACCCCGTCGCCTGGTGCGATCATATTAACGCGGTGCACTAGGTCTCCCCAACGCACTAGCGCGCGGCAGGGCGGCATGTAGATGTCGCGGATCACCACGGGGATGAACGTGTCATCTTTGAGCGGACCTCCAGTGGTAACGCCATAATCTTCGAACACTCGGTCTAGGCGGCCATTGTCGACCTCCAGCTCAGTGCCACCTTCTAGGCGCACCATTCGGCCGACAACCTGCGCCCACGTCTCGTCATCTACCCACACCGTCACCCGGTCCAACGTGATGAGCGCTGCTCCCTTGAGCTGGCGGGCATCCTGCCCATGCATGATCACCGTCATCCGAATGTCCTCCTCGCGGTATTGGACCGCGATGGTCCCCGTCGGGGCCACCTCCATCACGCGCTCAACGCTGAACACGTAGAACTCCCCGTATTGTCAACGTTCGCGCGCGCTCGGTCAAGGTTTGGCCGCGCCCCCGCCGCTCAGAACAGGTAGCCATCGTCCTCCCCCCGTGCACCAATGCGCACATCCAGATCAGCACCAGATCGCTCCGTCGCCCACTCGTCCAAAAAGTATCGGCGTGCCGCAGAAAGGCCCTGGCTGAAGGAGTCTACCAAATCGTCGTTTTTGCCAAACGGGAAATCCAACAACTCGTGCACCAGCGCCTCGCGCCCCGGCGTCCACGACCCATTGTCGGGGTTGAGGTGGTCGCTAAAGATCACATCGCCGCGCTCCAGGAGCGGCGTCACGGCGACCAGCCGTTGGCTCTTAGATATTTTGGGGGTCGTCACCTCGATGATCGATGCCAGCTCGGGGTGGTCGTTCAGCACCCACTCGTCGAGCACCGCCTGGCCCACCTTCTCGATGAGGATGCGGAACGGCAGGAACTTCTGGTACTCCTTCCACACCTGCTCAGCTTGCTGCTTGACCGTCAGCTTCCCATGCCACGCGTCCACGATGAACACGCGGCGCTCTTCCGGATCCACCGCGAACACGGTGCACGCCGAGAAGTCGTTGCCTTCGCCGGTCGCCCGCGCGGTATCGTAGCTCGTGAAGAACACCAGCTCGTTAAGCCGGTCGGTGAATCGCGCGTCCGTGGCCAAGTTGCTGAACGCCAGCCAGCCATCCCGGATGATCGAGCTGTCCTCGTCGACCGCCTGGTTGCGGAAACCCCGGTTGAACTCGATGGACCCGATCTCCTCGTGCCGTTTGCGCAGCTCCTGCTCGGGCCACTTGCCCGGCCAGAGCGCACCAAAGTCGGGCGGCACGGCGTAGAACAACGTCTTGTACGCCTTGTTCGTGACCAGCTCGTGGCTCAGGTCGTCCTTGTGCCACAGGGTACAGATGTACCAGATCCGCGATTCCGGCTCGAGCAGGTTCGTCCAGTCCGACTTCCACGCCTGCTTGATCTGCTGCCGCAGCTTGGGGAACGAGAGCGCATTCCGCCGGTCCACCACGTCGTCCGCGATGAGCAGGTCGCAGCGCCCACCCGTGGCCGTCGCGGTGATGCCCAGCGCCTCGACCGAGGCATCCCGATGCGGGACGGTGCGCTTGACCACGATCTTGTGCTTGGACCATTCCGCGTCCTTGTCCTGCCGCAGATGCGGGAAGACTTCCTGGAGCCGCGGGTTGAGCTCGATATGCTGCACGACCTCGAAGAGCCGCTCCTTCGCGCGCCCGTCTGCCGCACAGGCGATCTTGATGCGGAGGTTGGGGTTGCGCCCCAGCTCGAACAGGACCCGCCCGACAATCTGGCTCGTTTTTCCATGATCACGGGGAGCGATGATGATGACGCGGTTGTGCGTGTCCCATGCCTCGCTCCACTCATCGTGGAACCACTGCTGCGCGAACGGGCGGCGCGAGACCTCATCGTAGAAGCAGTATTCCATGAAGGCGCCGAAATCCTGCCGCGCCATCTTGATGCGGTACTCCTGCGCGGCCTCGGCGACGCGAAGCATCTCCAGGCGCGTGGCCTCCTCGTTGCCGGGGATGATCAGCCGCTTCGTGTTCACCCGGTAGAGGTGGTGCGTGGGCGGGCGATAATCCGGATGGGTACGGCCGACGCTCATCTTGCCACCGCGCTCCCGTCGTTTATTCGGCCCACGCCGGCGTCGTTGTTTGTTCGGTTCTCTCCGGTGTGGGAAACCGGCGATCTCGTACATCGTTCGGTCATGGGGCTCCTATCGCCAGGTTGTGCTCCGCGCCCGGTGACCCATCGAGAACGGCTTTGGCCACGGCGGCATCGGGGAACGCGGGGCCGACCCATTCGAAGATCGCATTCGCGCGGCCGCCCATGGCGCCCTTCTTGCTGGCCAGCGTGCCGGTCAGATTGCGCGTGGCGAACGTGCCGTACTTGACGATGGACTTCCACCGGGGGCTGCGCTGGAACGCCCGGACGAAGCCCGGATGAGCGGGGTTGTGCCGCACGCGGTGCCCGAGGGCCTTGTACATCGCCGCGATGTTCTCAGACAAAACGAACGTTAGCCCAAGCCCCTGCCAGTCGGGCAGCGTAACGGCCCGGGTGACGCGCCGGATGGCGGTGCCCTTGTTCTTGCCGTGCGAGACCGGGCTGGCCAGGAACGCCACGAAGGACACGGGCTTCCCATCGATGAACAGGCAGAAGCACCGGGCCGACTTGTTCATCTCAGCGCTCATATAGTGAAACGGAGCGAACATTTTCCACGTGCGATGGTGAACCTGCTGGATGGTGCATTCGATTTCTGGTCGACGCCGAAGCCGCCTCCTGTGGAAAGAGCCCTCATCAGGGCGGAAGATCCAATCGGGCTGGAGCCAATCGATGATGTCATCGTGGCAACTGATGGCGACGAACCGCGTGTCGCCGCTGCGGGCATACTTCTGCACCGCGTGGGAGGCGATCTTGGCGACCTGCCGGTCCACGACCGAGGTGAACTCATCGACGACGACAGGCGGGGGCACCTCGAGCAAGCGTCGGGCCAGGTCCACGCGGAACTGCTCGCCGTTGCTGAGCACCCGGAAGGGCTTGAGCCAGCTTGGGATGGTGTTGAACCCCACCGCCGAGCACGCGTCGGTGATTTCACGGACGGACAGGTTCCGGTTGAAGCAGTCGACGACCGCCTTGTCCGGCGCCCACTCGAGCTTGTGATCGACCAGCGGGCCGAACAGCTCCCGCGCGACCAGCGACTTACCCGATCCAGACGGACCGACAATCAAGCCGACCGACCACGGGGCCTCGTCCAGCGGCAACTCGGCGTGCCACTCGCGCCGCAGCTTCTGCCCCAGCGGCACGTCGAACATCCCCGAGAGTTGCCGCACCCGCACGCTGTCGTACAGCGGCACCTCGGCTATAAGATCAACGACTGGCATGAGATGCCCTCCTCCATAAACCGGGCAAGCAGTTCCGCCTGATGCGCCTCGTCATCGCATTCGATCATGATGCGGTACATCTCCTGCGGGGCCTCGGAGGCATCCTCCTCCGACGCGGCGTCCTCAGGCGGCTCCTCCAAGCCCGCAAGCAGCCGGGCGGCCTCCTTGTCGTCGAAGCCCATACCATCCAGATCGCCTGCTTGCGCGATGTCGGTGAGCAGGCGGGTCAAGGCATCCTCATCCCAGTCGGCGACCACCTCGGCGGTCTTGTTGTCCGCGATGTTGAACGCCGTCGCTTGGATGCGGTCATCGTCGGCCCAGATCACCGGGATGTGGGTCGCCCCGAGCTCCACGAGGGCTTGCCGGGTTTGGTGCCCGGCCTCGATCTGCCCGTCGCGCTCGTTGGCGATGATCGGGCGACGCAGGCCGAACCGGCGCAGGCTGCCCTTGAGCGCTTCCAGGTTCTTCAACACGCGGGGGTTCGCAGGGTCCGGGTGCACGTCATCGATGGGGACCAGGAGGGGCTTGAGCCCGGGGAGCAAAGCCACCTCGGTGCCTGGCACGCGGAGGGGGGTGGGGGTCTTCTTCGTCTTCTTCATCTGCGCCTCGCACGGCCCGAGTGGGGCCTCTTTGGTTATTTATGCTGCCCGGTGGATTGTAGCCCCGGCTTTTGCGGCACTCTATTCATGGATCTTGCATCCTTTTTCACTTATCGGGGTCGATGCCCTCATCCAAGAACGCCCGAATCTCCGCCAGCGTCCAGTTGGAGAACTTGCCCCGCACCTCGTGGCTGTGCTCGGCCTCCCCGAAGGTCCGCTCGATGACCGTGAGCAGCTTGTTCAGGTGCTCCGGGATCTTGTCGGCGGTCAGGTCCTTGGCGTCGACGAGCTGGATGGCCTGCGCGGTCTTCATGAACGCGGCGCGGGCGGCCTTCTGGAACTCGGCGCGGGCCTTGACTAGATCGTAGTCGGCACGCTGCCGGGCGAGGTCGTTCACCTTGGCGAGTCGGTCCTTGAGGGCCATGAGCTTCCGCTTGGGGTCGCCCTGGTCGATGTAGCGCCGGGCGGTACGCTGCGCAACCTCACAGGTTTTTGCCACGTGAGCCGCGCTCTGGCGCTCGAGGTAGGCGGCGAACATCTCGTTGTACTTCTCGACGGAAATAATCGGGGTGGACTTGCGCCGTTCCGCCATAGGCTTCGGGGGTTTGCGCTTGCGCTTCGGCTTTGCTTCGGGGGCCGATTCGGGCGTTGGGGTGTCGGTCATGGTCGGGCTCCTTCACTGCGTCGGGGCGCGGGGCGCCGAGGTTAACGGGCGGCCTTGCGTTTCCGGGTCGCCGGGTCGCTCAGGATGACCTCCCACTGCCGCCGGGGGTTGGGCCGGAAGTAGCGGGGGTATCGGTCCAGGAGGACGTGGAACGAGAGCTCGGCGTCCTCCGGTCGTTTATAGCACGCGCGGCCGCCGGGCATCGAGTCGAAGTCGTTGTCCTGCCAGAGATGGTCCATGCGGAAGACGCCCGCTTTCGCGGCCATGGTGCGCGCGGTGAACTCGTAGTCGCACTTGAGCGGGAGGGCCTCGTCGAAGCGGAGATCGTCGCGGACGCGGATGCACATGAGCGGGCCGTTGATGAAGACGCCGGTCTTGAGGGTCCGCTGGGGGTTGTAGTTCATACAGTTGGTGGTCGGGGCGACGCCAAAGAGGTGGTAGCCGTGCTTGCGGGCGAGGGCGAACCCCTTGGCGATCTCGTCGAGGAAGGCCGGGCCGGGGAGCTTGGCCGCCTTGTAGCGCCCGGGGGCGAGGGTCTCGAAGTGGCCGACGGCTTTGATGTCGTCGTCCATGATCACCACCTCGTTCCCGGCACCGATGCGGTCCAGGATGACGTTGCGGATTGCGGGGCTGCGGTCCTTGGTGTGCGTCCAGATCGTGCCGGTGTGCCCAGCGGCGCGGTACGCGTCCAGCTCGGACTCGTGAACGATCAGGGTGGCCTCGGGGAACAGGCGCCACGTGGTCCCGATGGTGGCGCGCTCCCGGCTTAGGATGACGACGGGGGGATGGTTATCCACGGTTCTCAACTCCTCGTTGTTCCAGCCATGCACGCATGTCCAGAAAGTGGGCGGTCAGATCGTGCTCGGTCATCACGCCGGGCAGGCGGATGTTCGCAGCGGGGAGGCTGTCGTCCGGGCGGTACGAGCTGTTGTTGTAGTCGCCGGTGGCGAGCAGCTCGCAGCGGTACCGGGCGGGCTCCTCGAAGATGCTCGTGCCGGGGTACGGGACGAAGATCTTCAGGCTGACGATGTCGGGGGCGGCCTCGGCCACCCACTGCTTGTTCAGGGCGAGTGTCGCGGGGGTCTCACCGGGGGTCCCCATCATCATCAGGGACCGCACGATGGGCACGCCCGCGGCCTTCGCGTTCCGCACGGCGGCGGTGTTGTCCGCGACCTTGGTGCCCTTGCGCAAGACCGCTAGGACGTGCTGGTCGCCGGACTCGATGCCGAACGACAGCTCCTGGCAGCCGCTCTCCACCATGAGGCGGTACATCCAAATCGCGCTGGGCTTCACGCGGAGCGAGCCGCGCCAGCGGATCCCCCGGTCGCGGAACAGGGCGCAGATGCGCTCGAGCCGGTGGGGGTCGTTCATGATGTTGTCGTCGGAGACGCGGACGTTCCGGATGCCGAGCGAGAGGCAGTGGTCCAGCTCGCGCTCGATGCGGTCGAGATCGTAGTCCAGCGGCGCGCACGCGCTGGCGCCCGAGCTACAGAAGGCACAGCGGTAGCGGCAGCCCCGCGACATCAGGATCGTCGTGGACTGCTCGTCGTCACCGGACCCGATGAAGATCTTCCCCCCAAGCGAGCCCTCGACGAGGGAGCGGTCCGGGAACGGGTAGCCGCTGATGTCGGACAGGGCGGGCGCGCGGTGGAGGTGGAGGGTGCCGAACACGTTGCGCGGGGCCGTTACACGCTGACGCACCAGGTTCCCCACGTAGTCCTCGCCTGGCCCGTCCACGACCACGTCGATGTGATCTTCGGAGAGGTACTGCGGGGACTGGCCAAGTGGGCCACCGACCAATACGGTGCGCGCTAGGTCGCGGGCTTTGGCCACGTGGGCGATGCGATTGATGATGTCGGCATCCAGGAGGCACCCGTAGAAGCAGAGGTGCTCGCACGGGGGAATCATCTGGATGGCCGATTCGACCGTTTCAGCCTGCGCGTTGATCACCCGCACGGCGGCGCCCAAGGCTTTCGCATGGGTGGCGATGGCCAGCATCCCAAGCCCAATCTGCGCCGAGGGCACCGTCTCGTAGGTGTGCGGGTGATAGAAGAAGACGAAGTCCGCTCGTGTCATTTGCTCGCCCGGTCGTGGTCAAATTTGTAAACGATGTCGCCGTTGCCGTCGCGCTCGACCGGCTTCAGCACGCCGCCGAACATCTTGTACGGGGACGCGATGCTCTTGGTCGTGTTCCAGCCGTGCCGCAGGTAATCCTTCATGGTTGCGTTGAAGAACTTGGCGCGGACGTCCTCGCTGTTCGTGTTGAACCCCTGCGCGCGACGGAAGCTGAACGTGTCCGCGTAGCCAAGATGCTGCGCGATGTCGGCCCAGTGCACCTCGCCCCGCTCCTTGGCGATCAAGAGCGCCTCCAAAAGCTGCCCGCGCGAGTAGTTCCACGATTCTGGCACGCCGCAGCAACACCCGCTGGAGCTGCGCTCCTTGTAGTGGGGGTCGCTCACGTAGAAGTCCAGCCCCAGCTCCTTGCACAGCGCTTGCATCGTATCCACGTACCGGCCTTTGATGGCGCGATTAAGCCGCATGTACCCGCCCCCGCGACTGTGCTTCCGATAGAACTCGTACACGTCGAAGCCGGTCTGCTCGCTGATGATCTTGTAGTTATCTGCCGCCTGGTTGTGGGAGCGAGTCTCCACGCAGAAGAACTCGGTGCTCACCGCCGAGGCTCCAGCGTTCGCGGCGTCCCGGATTAACTGCTCGTAGCTCGGGTTGGACACCCCGATGATGAACGGCCGCAACCGCAGCACGACGGGCTTGTCTCCGGGAAGCATCTTGGCGAGCCGCTCGATGGCGCGCAGCCGCTCGGTCGGGGACGGCACGCCGCCGCGCTCGATGGCCTTAGCCTTCGCCGGGTCGCCGGTGATGACGCTGATTTTCACGTGGAAGTGGGGGTTGCCCTCGAAGCACTCCACATATCGCGGGTCATCCAACCACCAGGTCCCCTTCGTGCTGAACGAAACCTGATACTCGATCTCCCGGAAAAACCGCATCAGCTCGAGGCCGAGGCCGTACTTGCGCTCGTACAGGCAGAACGGGTCGCTCAGGCCACCCCACTGCACCATCTTGCGCTCCTTGATGAACTGGTTGAACTGCCAGAGGCCGCTCGCGGCGTGGTTCTCGTTGGTGATCTCGCCACGGAACAGGCGCTTGACCTTGTCCACGTTGATCGCCTTGATCTTGCCCGCCTTGTAGGCGTCCTTCCCCCCGCCGATGCCGCGGCGGTACTGCGAGAAGCAGTAGGCGCATTTATACGAACAATTCGAATACTGGTCGATGGTCATCGGGAGCGCACAATCCGAGATCTCGTTCGACCAGCGGGGGCTCTGGTACGTTAGGCTCAGGTTCTTTGCTTTGTCATCCATCAACGATCTCCCCAATGGACCAGCTTATCTTGTTGCCCAGCTTGACCCCGAGCAGGTCCTGGACCTTGCGGAACTCCTCCTCGCCCTCGTAGATGATGATGACGCGCCCGCACAGATCATCGGGCTCCCCCAGGTCGATCTCGGGGAGCGCCTCGTCATCCAAATCCTGCCCGTCGGCGAACGAATCGATGAGCGCTGTCATCTGCTTCTCATCAAAGCCGATGCCATCCACCGCGCCGTCGACGCTTAGGTCCTTCAACAGTCGCGCCAAGGCTTCCTCGTCCCAGTCCGAGACCACCTCGGCGGTTCGGTTGTCGGCGATGTTGAAGGCGGTTGCCTGGATGCGGTCATCGTCAGCCCACATGACCGGGACATGCGTTGCCCCGAGCTCCAGGAGGGCTTGCCGGGTCTGATGGCCGGCTTCGATCTGCTTGTCCCGCTGGTTGGCGATGATGGGCCTGCGGAGCCCGAACCGTTGCAAGCTGGCCTTTAGGACATCCAGGTTCTTCAGGATGCGCGGGTTGGCTGGGTCGGGGTGCACCTCGTCAATCGGCATCAAGAAGCTTTCGAGACCGGGGAGCATAGGGATTGTGGTCCCTGGGACGCATGTTGTTTTTTGCTCTTTCATTTTGACCATCCTTGTCGCGTGTCACGCGAAAGCTTTGCATCCTCTGCCTGTGCATCCTGCCACCCGTCGCGCCAGGCTGTTCGAAACGCGCGCGACCAGGTGAGCTTTCCACTGATTTTGCGGTGATCGCTGTATGGGCACTCGTCCACCAGAACCCCAGCGATGTACGCCTCACGCCCTTTGCGGTATGCGCCGGCGAACGCTCGGTTGCCGTGTTTTTGCGGCTCGGTCATCCCTTTGCCCCTCCGGTATGGGCGAATCGGCCATTGATGACGACTGCGTCACCGAAGATGAGGGCGATCTTCCGCTCCAGGCGGTCGATGGACTCTTGGAGCGTTGCGACTTGCGCGGCGGTGGCCAGCGGTTCGGCTGAGGGCGATGCCGCTGGCTCCAACAGATGGTGCAAGGGCGAGGCATCAACCGCTTCCTTGGGGCGGAAGGGGGGGCGTTGGCTCATTCTTGGGCCTCCTCGCTGTATGGGTCGCTGCCGTTGATGTACGGGTCGCTTGCGCCTTTCGTCTCGATTTCCTCACTGTCGAACACTACGCCCGGATCCCCCTCGTTGAACATTGCGAGGGCCTCCGCTCCGGACGCGGCAACGATGTCGTAGGACTGCCACCCGTCGGCTTTCAGAATGTCGATGCCCACATTGTAGGTGCGCGCAATCCACGGCATCAAAGAATATTGCCGCTCGACATCCTCTTGGGCCTCCTGCTCAACCTCGCCCGGCGGCACGTTTGGCGCGTGAGCTTCATAGGCGGTCTTCGTTTTGTTGCCGTCGACGTACAGATGGAGCTTGTCGCCATCGGTGGACCACCTAAGCGCTAGCCGAACGCACCCATCGTGGCCATCCTGCTTCGCGCGGGCCTCCAAGCGGCTGTCCTCTTTCTGCTGGATTCGGTGCCAAAGCTGCGCGTTACTCATGCCAGCGCACCTCCACGGTGGCGGACACTGGGCCAGCGCACAGAGTCTCGTCCCCCTCGGTTGGTTTGGTTTTTATGTCGCCCTTGTAGCCGCGGATCTCAAGGTCTCGTTGCAAGCGGTTCAGCGCTTCGATCTCCAACTGGCCCAAGCTTTTGAAGTGATGAACAAAGGCGCACTCGTATTCACCCTTGTCCGCAGCGCCGCGAACGGCTCGCATGGCTCGCAGGAACAGGCGTCCACGCAAGCTTTTTTGATAGGCAATCTGGCGCGCCTCTTCGGCGTCCATATCCATGGCATCAATGCCGTTAACGTCGATTTGCTCGTTTTGACTTTTCATGGGGTCCCCTTTCAACGCTCGGTCACTCGCACTTTGCATTCTGCGATGGTTATGGTCGGCTCGGTCGAACCGACCGGGTCTATTTGGCGCTCAATCTCATAGCGCACCCCGAACACGCATCGGCGGATCAGCCGAGCAATCGGGATGCCCATCTCCTCTGCCTTTTTCCGGACAGCCGAAGCCTCGACGTCCGTCATCGGCACGCGAACCATGTTATTTCTTTTTGCTTTGCTCATTGGCTAACCTCAGGACAAAGAGTTTAGCTCTATAATCCGTCAGTGGCAAGGGTTTGCCGCTAGACAACGCCTGGTTTTTTCAGCGGTGTATTGCAAGCATTTTGCACACCGCTGATAGGCCCACTCCTGCCAGGGTTGTTCCGGCTCGATGGTCACAAGGTAGTCGTCGAACAGCTCGCAGCTCTGCCATTCGTAGCTAAGGAAAGGACAGTCGCCGGTCTCATCGCCGCAGCGTGGCCCATCGAAGGTGATGTGCTGTGCCGGGGCTTCAACTCTCATCGGTCGTCTCCTCTTCTTTCATGAACTCGGCACAAGGCGCCGGCTCGTCCGCAAACCACATCGGCTTCACGTTGCTTCCCAGCAGATCGCACCAGGCCGCGTCCCCGGCAAACTGCCCTCGCGGCCGCCCGATGTAGGGACAGTCGTATCCGCAGCGGCACCAGCGTTTATTGGGCGTTAACCGTGTTATCGGTTTCCTGCTCATCTCTCCACCTCCTGCTTGGGGTACTCGGTCCATAGCTCACGGTCGAGCCGGCGTCCGGCGTTCTTTTTGCCCACGCGGACCATCACGCTTGGGCAAAGCGCATTCCACTCCGCGCCATCCGGGCCGTGGTAGCCCAGATCCTCCGGGGACTTGCCGCAGCGCCCATCCATCAGCACGATTCTTCGCGTTAATTTGTGCACGTTCGGGAAAAGAAACCACTGCTGATATTCGCACCATTCGCCCCACTGCTTGAAAAGGAACGGCACCTCTGCTGCGATGCATTGATCCCGCAGGCCGGTTGCCCACGCGGGGTGCATTGGGCGCGCGCCCGGGCCGCTCTCGCCACCGGCGATCACCCAGTGGATCATGGCCTCGTGCCCGTGGCCGTCCGTGAATCCGAAACCGTTCATGCCCGGTGGGTCTTGCCCATACATCGCCTCCGTCATGGCGATGGGGCCGAGGAGCGGCTCGGCGCTGACGAACCGCACCTTCGCTGGGATGCGCATCAGCCACGGGATCCGCTCGTTCGCCGTTTCTTGGTTCTCAGCGGTCACGCCGACCCAAACGTTCGGAAACGGCCAGTGTTTGAACACGTCGCTCCGCAGATGCTTGTCAAGAAACAGGTGCGCTCGTTGCGGGCGCTTGGTCAATATTTGGTAGGTGTGCTTCGGGGTTTCCAGCATCACCTTGAAGACGCGCTCGATGAAATCGAACGGCACGTCGTCGTGGAATAGATCGCCCATGCTGCAAACGAACACCTTCCGCGGCTTGACCCAGGACGCTGGCGCTGCGAGGCGGCTCGGGTGGCACGTCGGGGCGAACCCGTTCTCATACCCCGCGACCCCCATGGCGTGCATCCGGGTTGCCTGCCGTAGCGCGTAACAATGCGCGCATCCAGCCGACACTTTGGTGCAGCCCGTCACCGGGTTCCACGTTGCGTCGGTCCACTCAATCTTGCTCTTCCGCATCGCCCTTCTCCTCTCCCGCCTCGTACCGCGCGACCTCGCTGGCCGGCACGATGAGATAATCCCATCCCGTGGAGGGCGGCGCCTTGACCTGCTTGCCCGGCGAGCACGTGTCGCAGATCGCCCCGCACGGCGCCAGATCATCCAGCGAGCACCCGCAGTCATCGTTATAAAGCCCGTCGAAGTCAAACGCCTGGAGGTACGCGCTGACGATGTCAGCCACCGTCGCGACCTCGCCTTCGGCCAGCCATGGGAACGAGAAGGGCGCAAACCGCTTGTCCTTTCTCACAAGCAGCTCCTTGCAACAGTCGAGGTCCTGGCGGCAGTTGATGTAGCTGTTCACCGCGTCGTCCCGTTGCTGTGCGATGCGCTCGACGTTCTCCCAATGGTCACGCGCCTGCTTGGGGGTAACGCCGTCCGGGTCGCCACCGCACTCCAGTCCGCTGGCTTCCTTCCACTCGTCGATCTCCGCGAGCAGCTTCAGGTTCTCGGTCTCCAGCTCCGCGCATCGGCGGCGCGCGTTCCGCGCATCGATCATCAGCCGCGCCGCGTCCGTGCCCGGCTCGGGGAGCTGTACGCGGAACTCCGTTGCGACCGCGCAATAATCCTGCTCGAACTTCATAATCCGTTCCGACAGCTCCCGAACCCTGAGCTGCCATTGTTTCATCGCTGCATCATTCATCGTCGTCCTCCCCTATCTCGCTCGGCAAGCGCTCCACGCGGAGACGCCCCTCAGCGTCCACGCGCATTCCCCTGTTTTCCCAGATTAGCTGAACGTATCCGTGGCCGATCTCGCCGCGATAGACGGACCCGATGACCGAGGCCATCCAAAGCCGCCCACAATCCGTGCATACCATCACCGCGGCTTCGCCGACCTTGTTTCGGTGTTGCGAGTCCTTGTGCCCACAATAGGGGCACTGTGCAATGCTCCCAGCATTCATGTTGGGATCTGACATATTCCCTCCTGTTTCATGCAAATCTATGGTCGGATTTCTGATGTCTTGTGGATGCGATCTTCGAACATGAATCGGTGCTCTTCCGGGAGCGCCTCAGCCATTGCGAACGCAAGCTGGCGGATCTCCCACAAAGCACGCGCCGAGGTGCGCAGCACAAACAGGTTGCGCAAGCTCCGCGCGTTGATGGTCAGGATGGCCTTGCTGCGAAAGGCTTCCCCGACCAGATACTTCGTGCGGTCGTTGGGCTTGCCCTTTCGCACTTGCGCCAGCAGGAGCTTGAGCTGCTCGATGGCCGCGGCGTCGATCTCCTCGTCTCCGGTTTGGGTCAAAAAGCTGTCAAGATCGTCATCATCGATTTTATCGACGAGCCGCTTCAGCGCCCACCGGGTGCTTTGCACGGTCGGCGAAGCGAGCCGGTGCCGCGCCAGCTCCTGCAGGACGGCTCGGGAGAACTCCAGCTCGAAGGTATAAACGATGTGCTCGAGCACGGATTCATGAGCCGGATTGAGCGGATCATGGGGCTGTCCTTGGCGTAGGATGCGCTTGCTAATCAGCGCCCTGTCCTGCGGGCCGAGGCGGTCCCCAAAGTGGGATGAATCCATCTTGCTCACGGTATCGGTGCACGTCCGCGCCGCTCGTGCGACAACCCAGATCGGGGTGTTGTGCAGGAGCCTGGCGGTCGCTTGGTTCTTAGTCCCCATTGTCGTCCCCCCCCTTCCGCCGGGCCATGCTTGCCATCTCCGCATCGACATCCCGGTGGATGGCCGCCACGGCGGTAAACCTGCCATCCTTGTACCGTCCTGCTTTGCCGCGCAGCTTTTCACGGTTCAACCCCATGATTTCCTCATGCGTGAACCCTGCCGATCGTCCGACATTCGCGGCAGCCCTGGTGATGTCGGCGATGCAGGCGCCCAGATCTTTGAACACGAACGCTTTGCCGTAGAACAAATACCCCTTCACCGCCGTCTGCACCTGCTCGACCTTCATGCTCATCAGCACGAGCGGGTTTGCGGCATCGCAGTCCGTCTTCATCGCGTTGATGATCTGCCATGCCATCGGTGGCGAGGAGTATTTCGGCGCTAAGCTTCCAGCGTGCAATTTGTCAAGCGCGTCGGCCGCGAGCACGGAGAACCACAGAATATCCCCAAGCTCCTCGGCGATCTTCAGCTCGTCGCCGTCGGTGATTTCGAGCAACTCCCCAAGCTCGCTGCCGAGGCCGAGCGTGGCGTGCAATAGGCGGACGTATTGATCATCCTGCAACCGCATCCGAACACCGTCGTAATCCTTGTTCTCCACTGCCATCGAGTCTTTAATGTATGAAACGATTTCCATGATTATTGCCCTCATCTTCCCGTTGGTTGGATCACAAGTGGCTGTCGCCGTCCGCAGGCTCCAAAGCGATGTTGACCACGCCGTTTCCATCGGCCGGTTGCACTCGCAGCCGCATCTGCGGGGTGTGCCCGACGTTTAGCTCGAACACGTCGGACGCGCTCATGATGGTTTCCATCGCATCGGCATACACCTTCCGGTTGATCTGCCTCTGCTTATATTCCCTTGTCGCAAGCGAGAAGGAGAGCGCTTCAGCTATCGATTTTCGATGTTCTGGGTCGACGACTGTCTTCGCCAGCCCAACCTCGATAATCTCTAACGTGATTGCGTACCAAGATTGTAACCACTGAGGCATATTTTTGACTCGTTCTTCGATCGTTGGTTTCTTGTTGTCGCTCATGGTATCTCCTCACCCCCGTCGCATGGGGTAATCTGTTCGGTTTGCCGTCATCAGGCATTGTCGACAAAAAAATCGTTGGCGCCATAGATACGGCACCGTGTTCTCATCGCCACAGACGCAGCACCGCCCGGGCTCTTTCCCCTGAAGTCGCAGAAGCGCTCGCACCAAGGCCCAGCGCTTGGTCATCGTGTAGTAGGCCGCTCGCGGCTGGGCACAGTTGCGCGGCGGGTTCACGCGCCGAACGTACCCCCGCAGGCTCATCGCTCGCAGGAACCGTCCGATTTGTGTTGGCTCCATCTCCAAGGCGTCCACGATGTCCAACACGCAGAACGCCTCGGCAATTCGCGCATTTATCCTTGCGCATACCGCGAGGCGGCATAACTGGTGAGAGGTCAGCTCCTCAATTAGCGCCAAGGCGTCCGTTCGTCGCAAGCTGCACCGCCCGGTATCGCGCCATCAATGCCGCATCGGATTCGTCCGGCCCCAAGTTTACGTGCCAGATGCCTTTGGATCGTTGAACAGAGGCCCTCTTGAGAAGCTCCCGCTTCCGCAGGCCGGGCAATTCGCGCGATTGCCAGGACGATGCATCAATCCGCTCTATGTCGATCCCGACGGATAAGCACGCTTCGATCCACCGCCCGGCACGCTGTGCAAGAGTGATCGCCGTCCGCATGTTTTGCCCGACGTATTGGTGCTCGATAACGGCACGCACGATGCGCCCATCCAGCTTCTCGACGAGCGAACGAATAACGCCGGTTACAGAGATGTCGATCTTTTTCAGCACCATCGTGATGCCCTTTGCATACAGCAATCTCGGGTGCCGCTCAACGGTTACAACAGCGACACCCGAGGTTTGCCCTGGGTCAATCCCTATGATCAGCTCCGGTTGTATCGGCATTCTCGTTTTGTTCTGGCTTGTTGGATGCCGGGTGTTCCTGTGATGCTCGGTCCATTATTTGCATCATGGCTTGTCGCCGTCGAAGTTGCTCCGCGTAGGCTTCCCGCTGCATCCGGGCCAGCTTCCGCTTGTTTGGCTTCGGTTTCTTGACCCTAGTCCTGCTCATGTCGTTGTCTCCATGAATGGCATGATAGTTGATAAACTATCTCGCTTCAAGATTAGTTAAACACTAGCGCATATTTTGAGCGTTAGCCCAACAGGTTTCCCCGCGCCATGGGCTGACGCCATTGGCCTTTATGACGACGCCAAGGACGCGGAGTTGCTCCATCTGCGCGAGCGTTAGGATGTCCCCCCGGACGTACAGCGCCGAATCAAACTGCGCACCGTGCTGGGAGTTGCCGAACTTCAACCGCTTGCCGATAAGCACGACAGCAGAGGCCGTGCCCCATAGCGGCCGAAACCACTTGGTGCCGACGCTCGCAGGTACAAGAGCCACTACGTTCGGCACGTTCTTTGTCAACGTGCTCGTCCACTTTGAAAGACCGTTCTTGCCATAGGGCGGGTTACACCAACTCCACCTGTTTTTGATGTCTACTCCTGCCTCTGACGCAAACTGGACCAATTGTTCCCTGGTCATGGACAACAAATTTCGTGACGTGCAAATCCATTTTTTGCACAAAGAATTCTTCTCGCCAGCCGCGAGATCTATCGCGAAATTGAAACCAGCGACCTCGTTCAGAAAATGGAACAGCCACTTGGGCGTTTCCCAGTCTTCCCGTCTCGTCTCCGTCGTGTTTAGTGTGTTCCTGCTCACTGCTCTCTCCTTTTGATCTCGCGGCTTTCGCAATACCGCTTGGCGATCTTCGCTGCTTTATCACGCGGGTTTTGTTTTTTTAGATCGTCGATCTCTTCCTTTGCATACTTCCACATTCGCCGCAGCTCGCGCAGTCCGTTCTGCTGCGCCTGCTCCTCGTCCTCGTGCGAATGCGCTGCCGCTTGCACGTAGGCCCCGCACGCATGGCACTTGGCGCCGATGTAGTAGATCTTCCCGCCCGCTGCCGTCCGCACGATGACGCGCGTTGCCGCCTCGCAATTCGGGCACGGGATATGCTGCGGCAACACTACGCATCCACCTTTTTGGTATCGAAGAGGTGCGTCACGCCTTCGGCTGGCTCGTCCTCGCCGTCTTCACAACAGCCGCAAGATTTGCACTCACACCCATTTCGGTTTTCCCCGTATCCAAGGTCGTTCAACAAAAATTGATGGGCAATCAACGCGGACTGGCTGAGGATCAGCGAGTAGTTTTCCGGGTCCGGGTCGTAGCCGAAGCGGTGGCCGACCACTCGCTCACCGCCATCCGGGTCCTCGACGATCATCGACAAACTCCCGCAAGCTGTCTCGGTCATCTGCTTGATCATCGTTGCGATGCCCTGAGCGGCCTTTGATGTTCGAATCGTTTCCTCTTGTGACTCGGTCAAGCCCTCGCCTTTGTCCAGACGGTAATAATGCACCATGATCATACCCCCGAGGGTGTCGGCCATCGCGCCTATCGTTTTCCGTTCCAGCTCGATTTTTTCTTCCACGTTTTTTTTCATGTCAGTTCTTTCTCCATGTTCGGTGTTTCGTCGAGTAGAACGCCCCCCATGTGCCTGCGCAAATCGTCGACGTACTCGTCGATGGTCATGCACGAAGCCCAACCGCACCAGGATAACCGATGGGCGATACCATGCGTGGTTATCGGTTCCCCAGCGTCCCATAGTTGCGCCGCAGCCTGGGCGATAAGGAGCACGTTGAGCGTGCCCCGATCTCCAAGCTCCGTTCGCCGTTCCATCAACGTGCCACACACATCGCCCAACCATCGCATCGCTGTTTCTGTTCTTACTCCCATAACGCCCCCTTCCTGGAATTACTTACCGTCGTACTCCAGCGGCTTGAGCCCCCATCTATAAACGCCGGCCTTTTCTGGGCTCGGATACTGGAACGCCCATTTTTTCCCGTACCGCTTGAACATCTCGTCTCGCGTTTCATTGAGCGTGCCGACCAAGGCAACATAGCGCCCGGCGTGCTCGTGCCCGACGCCGAACGTGAAATACCAGATCTTCGGTTGTTCCTCCTCTTCGCTCGTTTTCTCTGGCTGGCGCAGGTCCTTGATGATCGAAACCGCCTTCTCCGCAGCTTGCTGAACGGTCATCGGGCCGTCAGCACCAATCTCATCGATCAAGGTTTGCGCTGCAATTCTGCACCTTCTTTGCTCACTGGCTAATGTTTCCCGTTTCTTGCTCAGCTCCGATTGCAAGCGAGTAATCGTTTCGCAATCTTCGTGCATACCGAACGGGTATCCGTCCACGTAGTTTTCTCGCTGCTTCTTTGGAATCCGTTTGCCGCATCGGTGGCACTTGTCGTTTGTGCATGTCATTCCGAATCCTCCTCCTCGACATAGCCGCCGTTCTCGCCAGCGGATCGAATCCACGACCAATAAATCGCGGCGGCGATTTGCTTGGCCTCGTCAAGCACCGACTCGCCGTGCCCAGCGCACCACAGGCACATCTTTCCATCGCGTTTGCCCTCGCCGTTGCACGCCGAACACGGTTCCAAGTCCGTGCGGTATGGCACCTTGACAACGGCGATTCTGCCGCAGGTCGCCTCTATGTGGATGATCGCTTCATCCTTCTTTTGGTCGAGCATGAGATCCAGCGTGACCGGGCCGGTGATTTCGATCTCCGGCTTCAGCGGGTGCTCCGGCGCACAGAGCAACCGAATGCCGTACCCCAGCGGCTCGACCTCTTCGAAATGAAGCATCGGCGACTGGACCATTTGTCCCTTTTCAAAATCAGTCGGCATCACATCCCTCCGGGAAGCTGAAAAGCATCCCCTGTCCGTGTTGATCGAAGGTGGCCGGATTCTTCACCGGCGAAAACCCGGACCGCTCTCGGATTCGCGCCGCCTCTGCGACGACCTCCTCCGTTCTCCGGGGCACCTCGCTCAAAACCTGCGCCTGCCGTTCCGTGCGGTAGGCCCCCCACGGGGCGAACAGCGCCATGTTGATCGCCGTACAGTCCACCATCATGCTGTCGATGTCGCAGCCGTACAGATGGACCGAGTAGTTCGACGCCTCCAGCAACATGCGGCCGGTGCCGACGCATGGATCGGTTACCGAAGCCAGCCGTTGGTCGCCCTCGACCTTGGAACTCCCATCGATGGTCATCAGCGCCATCGTGCGGCACACCTCCTGCGGCGTCGGGTAAAAGGCGTTCGCGTTGCCCCAGCGCCCGTGCCCCAGGTTGTCCACGATGACGCCGCCGAAGATGTCGCAGTCCGCAGCTTGGAACCGCCCAAGCTCGAAATATCGATGCAGCAGATCGTCCCAGCCACCCTCGGGTTCGTGCGGGACTTGATCTCGGTTGCACCCCACGCCGAGGCCCCACGCAATCCACCGGACGATGTACGCGAGGGCTGACCACCCTCCGCCCAGCCGTCCGAGGAGATCTCGCATGTGACTCAGCGCCCCATAGGCGCTCAGCGCATAGCTGCGCCGGTCGTCCCCCGCTTTCTTCGCGACCAGGTGATCGCTCAAGGAGCGAAGGTAGTATCGGTCGGCGACCTCGGTACAATGCGCGTTTCGAAATGCAATCTGCGGGATGGGTTCATCGGGCAACCGTCCCTCGAGCTCCACCCGCATCCACCAGGTTAGCCGACCGGATCCGAAGACCTCGTCGCCTTCGATGAGGTACGGAATCATCCAACCGCGTTGTCTTGTCTCCGTCATCAGAATCCCTCCGCGTCCGCCAGGTTGCTCGTTCGCAGCGTGACGGGTTGAATGGCTTGCTCTCTACCGATGATGACGCCGACCCGTGTTTTCCGCTTCGCGATAGCGACACGCAGATCTGAAAGCGTCTCATCGATGAAGTCCTCGCCGATTGCCCAGCCTCGCAGGTGCTTGTCATGCAAGCGCTCCGCGACCTCCTCCACGCGGCTCAACACTTCGTAGATGTGCTCCAGCCGCTCCCCCATGCTCGCATTCGCATTCGGCATTCCGTCGATGTATTCATCTTGTCGGCGTCTCATTTTTCTCCTCTGCACATTGGGCATCGAATCACGCCAACCTCCTCGTCATACACTCGGCGCGAGCCGCCGCAATAGCGACACGGCAGCGTTTCGGCGATCTCCCGACACTCCACAAGATGGCCCGCACACACCTCCTCCGTGCGATACGGGGCCGTCTCCTTGTCCACGTGGATGACTTCCAGCCCGCACTCGGGACAGCGCAGCAAATCGCCGCCCTTGAACATGCGCTCTCCGATTTTCACCCGCTCACCGATGGTGATGGGTACCATCCTGCGCTCGCATTTTACGCAGATTGTTTGGCAGTCCATGTCCCCTCCTTTACGCGTCCATCAGCTCGCGGTAGTTAAAGCATTTCCCCAGGGCGTCATCGATCCAGATGTACGGCCCGTTCAGTCCAAGAAGCTCCCCGTTAAGGATGATGCAGTGCGAGTGAACCCAGAGCTTCCGCTCGACAAACGCCTTGCCCATCTCGGTCAATCGCCAGTGTCCCGACGAACGTTTGTTCGTGTCATCGTTGGGCATGTTCTCAATCAAATCCCAATGCTGCAAATAGGCGTAGTCGCCCCGCTGTCGCCCCGAGCCGTAGCTTGGCAGGTCGTGCACGCTGACCCACGACAGCCCCATCTCATGCGCTTTGTACAGCTCCACCATGAACAGGGCCATCGTCGCATGAAGCCGCCTCTTGTACACTCGGATCAGCCGGTTGCAAATCGGGCAGGTCTCCTCAGACCCTTCGATTGCGCGGTTTGTGATGGCATCGAGCACGCTCCCGACCGCCTCTCGCTCTGCCTGTTTGATTGTTTTCTTGTTCATCAGGCACCCCTCTGTCGCTCTATTTCCTTCGCCATTTCCTCTTGCACGGTCCAAACACCCCGCTGGCCCGAGCACGGTATGGGTTCCGGCAACGCCTGGAAGTCATCCAAGATCCACCAGTGTTTTCCCTTTCGAGACCACGGCGGGGTGTCAGCATCCGGCACGGGCGGCACAAGCTCGCCGATGATCGCCGTCGCAAAGATGCAGCTCGTTGGGCAATCGTCCGCGCGCAAGATGCGGGAGGATTTTAGATCGTTTGCACCGAGCGGCTGCCAAGCGAGGAACGGCTCCTCACCCTTCAACCAAACTGGCGCGGCAAGGAAATTGGCGCCTACCATGTCGACGGCAAGCTCGCGAAGCCCTCGGGCGGTCGACGGGAGTGACGTTGTGTCGCCGATCTTTTTGCCAGCGTGAAAGGCGATGCGGCGCCCAAGAAGCGCCTCCGGTGCAAAGTCTCTGTTCTCAACTCTCTTGCCGAGATATAGCATCGCATAGGCCCACTGGGGCCGAACGCTAATCGCTTGCATGTTGTCTCCTTTTTAAGCGCGAGCCCAGGTGTTGACGCCGAGCCGTTCACGCTCTTGGAAGCAGCCCTCGCGGACCTTCTCAACGAGCTGCTCGGGGTTCTTAGTTATGATCTTCACGAGCGTGCTAGAGCGATCAGATGATCGCATGGTGAGGAACCCGTATCCCATCAACCGCATGAGAAACGGACGCTGGACGCCGATGTCATCGACGCGGAAAAGATCAATCTGTTCGACGTTCCGCGAGAACACCCCGCTGGACACGACGATTTTCTTCGTTGTGATCTCATACTGGGTTGTGGTCGCGATGAGCCAATAGATGAACAGCACAATCAGCCCTGGGATGATCCAGATCAGGAAGGCAAGTACGAGCAGCACCGCCTGGCCCGCATCGGATACCACCGGGCGTTTCGCCTTGAAGATCTCTCGTTCAACGACGGGCTGCTTCCGGCGAAGGAAGGCTTCGATGTCCTCACCGCAGAACCGGCACTTGAGGGCGACCGTCTTGATCAGCTCGCCGCACACGGGACAGGGTCGTTCGTTCGCTTGCATTTTGGTGTTCCTTTTCGGCAAAGGCCCGAGCACCACCGTTCGGTCACGTGGCACTCGGGCTAAATTTACTCAATCAAAAAATGTCGATTCCGTCAAATCATCAGAATGGAATGTCTTCGTCGTCCCCGAAGTCCGGCGCTGGCTGCTGCTGCGGTGGCGCTGCCGGGCGTGCCTGCGCCGGGCGTGGCGGCTTCTGCCCGCCGTAGTTCCCGCCGCCGCTGTTCTCGCCCTTCGGCGACAGGAACTCGACCTCCCGCGCAACGACCTCCGTCATGTATCGGGTTTGCCCGGCGTCGTCCTGCCAGCTCCGCGTCTGGAGCTTGCCTTCTACGAGCACCTTGCTGCCTTTTTTCAGGAACTTGTTGCACGTCTCCGCGAGGCCGCTCCATGCCGTGACGTTGAACCATTCCGTCTTGTCTTGGAGCTCGCCCGCCTGGTCCTTGTATTTCTCGTTAACCGCCACACTAAACTTGACCATGGCCGTCCCGCTCTGGGTGTAGCGGAGTTCCGGATCCTTGCCGAGATTTCCTGTAATTAAGACTTTGTTCATTGTTTGTCGCTCCATCGCGCGGCGTTGCCGCACTCTCAGTTATGGGCCAGCGAAACGCCGCTCTGGCGACATCGCAGACCGCGTTAGATTCCAGCATCGCTCCGACCGTCGGCGCGAACGCTGCGAGGCCACGTGGCCACCGTGGCCCCGTGACGTTGTCTTCGATCTCGTGGAACAATTTTACCGCATCGCCCACTGACGCCATCCGGTAGTAGAACCACCCAGACATCGCAGAAATGACATACTCTTTGGTGTGCTCGCGGATCTTTCCGTGAAACAGGAAATCCACAGCACAGGTCATCGCGTATCCGCGCCGCTCGATGTCGGTCCTGGTGCATGATCGCCACGGCATGATCGCAATGGCTGTCAATATGAACAAACCGACAGTCGCGAGCCATGGAAGCAGCGCAATGGACACGCAGGCGCAGATGAGCGGGATTATCCCGATGATCTGAGGGAACGTATAACGCAGATAGAAACCAAGGAACCCGAACCGTTGTCGGTCCATGGCATGTTGGAACTCATGCGCAAGCACCGCGAAGGCCCGCTCACTCGACGCCTCGAACCATTTTTCTGACGGCAGGAAAATGGTTTTCCCGAGGGTTGTGGACGCGGCCCGCATCGGTTCCGGGGACATGCGCCACCAAAGGCTTTCGTCCTTGAATTTGATCTTAAGGCCGGGGATCGCTGCGCTGTACTCGCGCCACTGGTCTGATAAAATATTACCCTGTTTCATTTGCCACCTCTGCCAGCGATCATACCGGTCGCATCCCAGGTTGCAAGATAATAAATTAGCCAAGGCTTGCGCCACGGTTTTCGCTAACACGCTCGCTATCGCCAAACGGTTACGCCGGTGGCGCCCGGCGGCGAAACCCGGCACCAGAGCCGCTCGTCGGCAAGCTGCGAGGCTAAATAGCCAATCACTAAGCGGGCGATCTTATACGGCTCGGTTCGTTCGTAAACAGAAAGCATCCCCTCGATCTCCTCGGCGTATCGCTCCATGTTGGGGTCGCTTGACTCGGTTCTCTTAATGCCGATTTCGATCAGAGGTGTTTCAGAAATCCGCGCTGTTTTGTAGGCCGCGAAATCCTCTCCATCGGGAAACGGCAAAATGCATTGAGCACCCAAGAGTCGAAACGTCTCGCACGAATGCCGTAGCGGGCACCGGTGACAATCGCGGGTGGTCGGTGTACAGATGCGCGCCCCAACATCCATCACGGCGCAGATAGTTTCGTAAGCTGGTGGATGGCCGGTCGTTGACTGCTCCCGCCTCGCTGCGTTGACGATGGCACTGGACCAAGCGGTCGCATCGGCATCGTCATCACAGAGGAACCGCGTTGCGACGCGCTCAATGTTGCAATCCACGGGGGTGGCATCTTCTCCGTGCAGCAGCGCGACCATGGACGAGGTGTACGGACCAATCCCCTTGGCTTTGGTTAGCTCCGCAGCCAGCCGAGAAGCGCCGCTGTGCTGGATGCCAAGGGCAATGCCCGTCACCGCCGCTTCCTTGAGCTTGGGTAGCCCGAGTGGCGAAACACGTTTCAGCCGCTCATCGATGCTCAACGCAAGCCAATCCTCCGGGTACTCGATGCCCGCGAACACGTGCCAATAATGATCCGCGACCGCACCCGCCCTGGTCTGTGCGAGCAGGCCCTCCACGAGTGCGATGCGGGTCACGGATTCACCATGGACTCGCCATGGTAGCTTCCTGCGATCATAATTGCGGCCGTACCACATGAGCAACCGCTGGGCGGCATCAACGGGCGGCATGTTGCACCTCGTTCCAGGCGCACACCGCGTCCGCGATTTCCCGCCGAGCCGGTCCCTCGGTAGCGCACTCTGGACAGAAAACGGTGAACATGAACGGCTCGCTGAGATCGTCGCGGCTTTGCTGGAGGCCGCACATCTGTCCGCACCGTGAACACGGGGCAGGGGTCACTAGGTGATGGTCGGTTGGTTTCATCGCCCCCCCCTAACGCGCACCGCGCCCAGCACAAAGGGTCGCCCCTCGGGCTTGTACGCTTTCGAGTCAACACGCTCGTGGAAGCTTCCGCTTAGATCCGAAATAACTTTCGCCCGGACCGCATCACGCGAGACGCTGGGCGCTTTGGGGAGATTGCGCTCCGTGCTCTCCGTGCTGACCTGCTCGATCTCATCAGAAACCAGCTCGACTTTGCCGCAGCATTTCGGGCAAAGCAGGTACTCCCGATCTTTGGTTCGCCTCATCGGTAGGGCGTAGTCTTGCGCGGCCGGACGGTACTCGCGCCAGACCCAGTTGGCATCGATGAGCCGCCCGGCCTGCGGAAGCGGCATCGTGGCGATGACTCGCTGTTCTTGTTGACAAAAGATCTTCACATTCTTAGGCTGCATCGCTCCTCCTCCCCGCCGTAGCGGGTCATCTTTGTTAGTGCTTGCAAAAAAATGGCCCGGTTGGCGTGACCATACCAACCGAGCCGTGGAAAAGGAACGAGCGCTCAAAGGGGAAAAGAGCGTCCAAACTGCCCTCCTAATGTAGCCACAAGATCATCCCCTGTCAAACGCTCCTGGTCTACTGGTAGCTTGATTCCACGGAACACGCCGCAAACGATGGAGAGAATGCGGTTCCGCGCCGCCCCCGGGCTATCGGCCGGCAGCCAACCGGTCCCGTCACAGTCGGGGCATTTACCCTGCTCGACTTTGCCGACCATGGTCTCGAGTGCATTCGCCGCGTGGCGATACCGTCGGTGAACGCCGTGGATGGATCGGGTGCACGCCTGGTGCACGACCCCATCGTGGATGCGGAACACCGGCATATCCTCGCAGGCGAAGACGGCATCGTGGCAATTCGAGATGTCGAACGCGGCCTCCGTGTCTTGCAGGATGCGCAACACATCTTTCGGTGTGATCTCAAACATTGACCTTGGCCTCGTAGATTCGTTTAAGAGTGCCCCATTGCTTGGCCGTGATGGCGTGCTCCTCGATGTAGAGCTCCAGGCTCTCGAGGAACGATACCTCCCACGAGGTGAAAAGATCGTCATCGTCATCCATGGCTTCCAGGCACTCGGCAAGCTTTTCCTCGACCTCCTCCGGATCAATAAAGCTCATTCGCACAGCTCCTTTTCCCAATCCCTGCGCCGCCGCTCGGCGTACCGCGCGAACGCGTCCAGCGGGGAGTTGACAATCGAAGCGCTGCCCTCGATCTCCTCGCCGCTGGTCAGGTCGAAAGCCGGGAGTTGCAGGCACAGCCCGGCGGGCTCGAAGTTGGTTGCACGCCACATCCCAATGATGTCATCCAGTCCCCAAACGCCGGACTGGAGCATCGCCGTGGCCATCCGGCCGGTCACTTCCAGGTGTGCACGAGCACTCGTCACGAGCTGGGTCGCCAGATCGTTCGCCTCAGCGTTTAGATACTCGTTCTTGCACTTGGAGCATCTTACCTCGTGCTTCCTGATGTACTCGGCGTCTCTGCCGAACGTTATATCGATGTAAACCGGGCGGTCTTTCGCGTAGCCGATCTTGAAGTAGATGTCCTTTCCGCTGATTGTCAGTTTGACTGTTTTGCACATTATCTGGCTAGTGTGAAGCAGGCGCTCCACCTCTTGGAAATCACCGTTCATCTCACCTCCTTAGTGCCAACCACACGATTGCGGCAGCTTCGATGGCGATGCAGCTCCCAAAAACAATCTGGACCAGCCGCCTTTGCCGCTCGGCGGCCTGCCGCAGCTCCTGTTCTTGGTGGTACGCATCGGTTGTAATTTTTAGGGCCAGCTCGGTGTCCCTAGAGAAGCGCTCGAGGACCAGATTTTTCTCATGCAGAATTGCCAACTTCGCCATTTCGGCATCGGCCCATGTCGCCCACGCGAAGAACGCTCGGTAATCCACAACGATGTGCGCTACCTGCTTCCACTCGTCACCGTTGGCCTCGTAGCACCGATATTCCGTGCCATCCATGATGATTCGAGCGGCCTCCGGGAACGCTCGTTGCTCCGTGGGGCGGGACGGCTCAGTCGTCTGTGCGATGGCCGTAGAGCACAGCATCAACAGCATCGCCGTCAGTAGCGGCGTCAATCGCGGCATGTTGTTCCTCCCTTGTTTGGGCAGCTTTGCGAGCCGCTGTTCTTGCCTGCTCTGCGGCAGCGTCCGCACGATCCATATCCTGACCGAGCTGTGACAGCTCCTGGCGGGCGTCCTGCTTGCTTTGTGTGTAGTGTGCAAGGGCGGCGTCCGCTGCGCTTGACGCAGCTCCTGGCTCGGCTTTACGAGGTGCTTTAAACAATCCAGTTATCGCACGAGCGATGAGCATGATCCCCAACGACACGCACAGCCAGACAATCACCGGCCACCGCTTCCACCACGGCTCCTGCTCGTAGCGCCAAGTCATTCGCCCCCCGCCTGCTCGCGGAGCTTGTCAACCACGATGCGCTTGAACACCTTGTACCCATGGGCGGCGATGAAGCCCGCCCACAACCCAGCGACGACCTTCGTGCCCCAGGCGCACCCATCACAGATGACCTCCGGCATAAAGGCGCCCGCCACACCGAGCACGAGCGGTACGATGGGGACGATGTTTCGCCAAAGCCAGTGTTTCTTGATCTGCGTTTCGCCAATCTTGATCATGCCAACGCTCCAAACGATGGCGATGATGGCTGCGGCGAGCATCAATACCTGAGGCGTCAAAAGAACTTCAGTTATTTGCATCTTCATCTCCTTCAATTGCGCTTGTTTTCATTGCTTGCTTCGCTAAAAACGTCGCTGAACTCAACGTGTCCCCATCGACATGATTCAAAGAGGCGATCTCGCAAATGGTATCGGCTAGAAACCCAAACACGTTGCGCGCTCTGCGCACCGCCCATTTAAGCAGCCACTCTCGTTGCGTGATGTCGACGTCTTGATCAACCATCCATAACTCGAGCTCCTCCAATGAACAGGGCTGTTTCCTCCTTACGATGCCATTATCAAGACGCCGGTATTCCACCGGCCGCCCGAGTCTCTGCGCGTTGCCGATCCCACACATCATCCCGGTGCTTATTCCTAGATCGGTATAAACCACCGTCGCGTCCATTCGCTCGGCAATCGCCATGCCAACCTCGATCCCCTTGTGTCGTTCTAACGCGACGGTGTCACGTAGGACCCCGTCTTGAGTGTAAAGTAGGTGCGACGCGAACGGGGCTTCGCCACGCCTTATGCAGTCCAGCACGCATCGCTTGGCGTAGTCAGTATTTTGATCCACGTTGCCAGCAAATGGCGATTCAACAACCACGCATCGCATTATTCCTCCTCGCAGCTCGGATCATTTTCGTTCTCGTCGATCCACCCGTCACAATCATCGTCGATGCCGTTCGGTGGGTCATACTGCTCGCACGGTTCGCACGTATCTGTGTCCGTCGATGCGGTATCGTCCCCATCATCCAACCCGTCTCTGCACAAACCCATGACGCAATCATCTTCAGCGATGCAAGCATTTTTACACGAACCACAGTGCTCCGGGTTCCCAAGTGGGTTGATGCACCTATTGTCGCAGCAAATCATACCCAGCGATCTTGTATTGCATTCCAGATCGTCTAAGCATTCAAATTCTGTATCCTGCTCCACGCCTGTGTCTGTCTCATCGCTTCCTTCTGTTTCGCTGTCGATAGGTTGCTGTATAGCTGTCGATTGGCTGTCGTTTTCAGAGTCATGTTCAACCCACTCGCTTTCTTCCTCCTCTGTGTCGCCCGCTGTTTCCTTGTTTCCTTCTGTCGATTGGCTGTCGATAAAAGCTGCGCCGCCATCGGCCCACAGCTCCATGTCGTCATCGTCTGTGGCCGTCGTTTGCGGCCACGGCGTCGGTTGCACGCTGCACCCCAGCATCGTTGCGATGATCGCAAACAGGCACGCTCGCATCCTTACCTCCCTTCTTGCACGTAGCAGATCATCAAATCCAAAGCGTCTCTGGTCATCGCTTCTAGGATTTCAAACTCGTCCCTCCGGATGTACGCCATCCGTTTTTTCCCTTGCTGTTCCCGGTGGCAAGCCCGACAAAGGCGAGCCACCTCGTAGTCGTGGCATTTTTGGCCCATCCCCTTCTCGCCCCAATGATGCAATTCCTCGGCTGGCCTCGATACGCCGTGCAACCGCAGGCAGATGCAGCATAAGCCGCCTTGCTGCTTGGCGAAGGAGAGAAAGGCACGGTCCTTGATGCGCTTGGTTTTGGCGATCATAACAGCGTGACCGTCGATGCCGTCGTGGGCACGGTTCCCGCGTTGTAGTCGGCGATGAGCTGGTTGTGCGAGGCGATGAGCTCGTTCACCTTTGCTCGCATAGCAGCGATATTCCCCACACCAGCACCCACAAGCCAATCCGCGAACCCTTCGATCAGGGTTGCAAAGACCGTTGGCTCGGGGCTCAACCCGGCGTTGCTATCGCTCGCTTGCCCGGCGATCTCAATCCGGCTCCCGACACTGCCAAGCACCGTCGCCACGACCTTGCGCCGGATCTCATCTTCATCGCTGGATGGCGTTCCCGCCAGGTAGGCATCTGCGGCGGCCTCAATTGCGGCGATGATTTCCGCCTTGGTCGTCATTGAAACACCCCCATAAACTGCGAGATGGCCGCGCCGCCGCTCACTACCGTGGCCATCAGCATGGTCAGAACCATCACGGCAGCTTGAAAGACGATGCCGGGCTTCCGTTCATCCAGCGCCATCTTATAGTCGTGCACGCTCGTTACCGCCATGGCTATCGTCAACATCAAGAAGGCGATGCAAACGACAACCAGCACGACGCCGAAAAAAAGATTCAATGCGATTTCCATGGTCACTCCTCTACGATGTAGCAATGCCTGTGGAATGCTTCGCCATCGACGACGACGGCCTCGCCCTCCGGGATTTGCATGAGGCACGCCGCGCATCGGGATAGGTTAACTGGCGCTGGATCGTCATCGGTTGGCAAAAGGAACCGTTGAATCTCCACGTCGCCCGCGTCGCCTTCCAGCTCGGCAACCAGCCGCCCGATGCGAACGTGCTCCACCCTGGTTTGGTCCTCGTCCGCCGCCTCAAGTAGCAGGACTTGGTATTTTAGCTGTCGGACGTGAACGATCTTGCTGTCCATAACCGTTATATCCGGGTACGGCGCCCGCCCAATCAGGCTGTACCCAATCGGCATGTCACACTCAATTGGGTACGGCGCGTCCGGGTCGGACAGAAGCGTTTGATACGTGCTAATGCTTTTCCCCTTGTCGCTCATTCCGGCTTCCTCGTCGGCACGCCCACGTCGTGCCCTCGTTGAATGGTCTTGCCACCACGGATGACAGGGCGCGTCCGAGTTTTCTTGGCTGCGAATGCCCGCGACACCTCCTTCGGGAGCACGGTCGCCACGTAGTCGCATCGTGGAATCCCTTCCGGCATCGAGTGGACGGTGTTCAGCGATTCGATGAACAGCCCCATCTCACTCATCTTGGCTTCGACGGCTGCCTTGAACGCCCCCCGCGCAAACTTGTCGCCGCGCTTCAGCTCGTCAAGCGGAGCGTCCATCGTGACGGTGCCCTTCCACTTGGGTGGGTCCATGGAGCGATCCATAATGCCGATTGTCACCTTGCTCATTTTTGCTCCTGTTTTGATGCGACGATTGCCGCGTTGTATTTGTCCACTAGATCCGCAATGAACCGCATTGCTGCTTCGCCGATGAATATGTTTTGCGAAATCATGTACTCGTACCGTTCCAGCCGCCTAAATACATCCCCCTCCGGCCTCGCAACTGCAATCAGCTTTCGAATCGTGTCATCGATTGAGTTGTGTCCTTCTATCGTTTCTGTTGGCCGCATTTCTTCCTCCACCGAACCAGGCTCATCCCGATTTGCTTTCGCACACCCGTGTCATCGAAGAACCGATTCCGGAAATGTGCTGGCGCGGGCACCAACATGGCCTCGGTAAAGTAGTCCGAGCGATGAAGGTCTTGGGTTGATCCATAGTGGTTGGCGCCGGGCACAGGATTTGGGATCTCTCCAGCAGCCCACCGATCCAAGACCGCCATCAAGGCAAAGAGGGCCTCGCGGTGCCTCGGCCAGCTTAGGTGTCGCGGCCAGCTTGTCGGGCGCGTGCCCGCTGCGGTGATCTCAAAGAGCCACGGACGCCGATGCTGCTCGTGCTTCTTGATGGCCGAGCTGTACTGCCGCATAACCGTGCGAAAGCTCGCCCCCGTCTGCATCGCACGTGCCGCGTAAACATAGGCGATGGCGACGCATTCCTCTTGCGCGCGGAAGCCGGCTTCGCCGATGCACGAACGCGCGAGCAGGACCTTCGTCCCCGTGTTCCACTCCGAAGGTGCAATCGGCGGGGCGACTTCCTGCTGCCTGGATTCGGCGGGCGGTTCCGCGGCAGACACGCCGCTGCACAGGAGCACCATCAACACAAGAAACAAACGAAACATACTCACCTCCATAATGCGGTGTAATCGCTGAAGTGCATCGCGACCCTCCGCTCAAAATCTTCCCACGGAAAGCCCGCTGGGTCGATCTTGCGCTTCGTTGCCTGCAGATGCCCGATCATCCCGATGTGCTTTTTCGGACGAGCGATTTCGGTGCGCGGGATCGCTCGTCGGATCCGCGGGAACAGGGGCTCTATCCCCAACGCTTCGCCGCGGTCTTTGTTCTCCTCGTCGCACGCAATCGCGCCCAGCGCGACCCAGATGCCCGCGCATAACTTGGCGAGCGCCTCTCGCTGCGGCTCCGGCATTTGAAAGACCCTCATCTTGCGCCCGTGGATCTCGTCCTCAACGATTTCGTGCGGCAAATTCCCGAACCGCTCGCGCCGGGCTTCCGAGTAATAGTCGGGGCGCTCTTCCGCAAGCGGATACAGGTTGCACTCGATGCCAACGGAGATATTGTTGTGGCCGCCTGCGTGCCACGCCTTCTCCGCGCAATCCAAAAACTGCCAGATGGTCCCGTCGTCATCGATGACGAAATGCACCGATAGGCCACGCTGGTTGTGGAGCGTGTTGAACACGTTCCCCGCGCCGTTCCCGTCGCCCCCGGTGTGATGGATCATGATCTGCGAGATCGACCGGCTGCCCTTGGTCCGCATCCCGTATCGCTTGCCGGAAATGCGCTTGCGCTGGGTGCGCCCTGTTTTGCGGTTCAACGCCGTCTCCACCGAGACGTTCCGGGCATACCCATCGAACCCGCCAGCGTCGCACCATTTGATGACCGGAACCCCGATGTCGAACGTGCACGCATCCAGCGCGAAGCTCGTTGACAACCCCTCGCCGTCCGCGAGCGGGAAATGCTCCAGGAACACATCCGGGCGACTCATGTCTCATCCTTAACGGCGGACAGCTTGGCGGCCGGGTCTTGCATGGCTTGCGGCTGCGGCATCTGCCGGGCACGCATGTTCGCCTCGGCGATGAGCACGTTCATCCTTGTCGCATTCATCATCGCTGACTGCTTGATGCGCGCGATGGTCTCGGCGGCTTTGCAGGCTGCTTCGGTGTCTTCCGCCTTGGCCGCCTTGGCGAACATGTGCCGGATGATCGAGATCTCCGAATCGCACTCCTCCATCGCCATGGCGTAGAACGGGTTGTCTTGGGCCTTCGGTGTTTGGTTGTTTTTTTGCTCTGTCATTTCAAAATCTCCCTTTCATCTGCGATTGTGGGCTTATCCCACGGTTCCATTTCATCGTAGTCCGACGGCAGCAACTCCACGACTCGGATCTGGGCATCTGGGAGCACGTCGTCAATCTGCTCCAGGTACGGTAGCACGAAATCAATCGGGTCGTCCTCGTCGTCCTCCTCGAGCCAAACGTACTCGTAAACAGGAGCGCCTTTCTTGGTCGTCGTCCTCGAGTCCCCCTCGACTCGCAAGAGATACCCGCCCTTGTCATCTGCGGCTTTCTGGAGCATGGCGAACTCAGCAGCCCCACCGACGAGCATGGCACCCTGGAGCCCGAACGATTCTCGGACGTCCATAAGCGCTCGATGGAGATAACCGTCGTCGATGATGCCGACTTTCTTTTGCTCGGCTGCCCGTGCATCCGCCTGCTTCGCTTCGACGGCTTTCGCCTGCTCGACAACCGGGTCCGGCTTCGGCTCAAAAAGGTTCGTCTGATCGGCATAGACGCCCAGGTTATAGCGCTGGCACAAGGCGTCGCGGGTGTCGTTACGGATGCGCGTCTCCTTGCGCTTACTCCACTTCTTGCCCTTCTCCTTTGCCTCCTCGCTCAATCGATCCACGGCTTCGTCGACGGCATCGAGGACGGCAAGGACCTGCGGCGGGAACCCCGCCAAGCCATCCGCGGCGGCGAGCGCGAGCGCCTTGCTCTGCCAGGTTTGCTCGGCAAAGCCCGACTCGCCGTGGTGCATGATGCGGAGCCCGTTCAGCCAGCGATTGATCAGGTACTTGTCTTGCGGCAAAAAGCCGAACCGCATGGGCTCCCGCTTGTTGAGCGCCAGCTTCAAATCTTCGACCTCCTTGGTCGAGAGGTTGTCAAGCAGCTCCTTTTGCTCTTCGTTCAGGTTGTTCCGCTCGTCGATGTCGATGTTTTCCGTGTCCTCTCGAAACAAGTCCAGCCACTCCTGCTTCACCTCGAGCTTGGGCCGCTTCGGCTCCCCGTCCGTGCGGTACTCTGGCGACAGGATGTGTTGGATAGCGAACGTGACCTCGTCCAGCGGTACGCGCGCAACGGCTGCGCGCCCCTGCACCGACGTCCGCTCGTTGCATTTGATGCACCGAAACACGACAGCCGTCTTGGTGCGCTTCTCCTCCGCGAATGCGACGCCGCCACATTGGCACACAATCAGGGTCGTGTTTTCGGTGGGCTTCCCCTTTGGGCGATCCTCCATCTGTTCCTCCTAATAATCGGCTAGGTGTGACGCGGACACCGGCGTCCACGGTTTAGCGCTCCCACTACTTTCCGCTGGGTCATCCATGGCATCGATTTCCGGGAATGCACCGTCAACATCGCGAGACCATCCACGAACGTACATCCGCGACAAGTCACCCCATAGCTTCGCGACCCCCGTGCGACCGTGGTTCGACTTTGCGATGATCAACTGAATATCCCGGCGACTCTCATCACCATCGCCGTCGTAGTACGATGGGCGGAAAAGAAACCAGACCTGCCGCGCGACCTCCTCGACCTTGCCGGTCTGCTTCAGATCGGACAGCATCGGGCGCTTGTCCGAGCGCTGCTCAACGCCACGGTTGAGCTGATGTAATAGCAGGACGGGGATGTACAGCTCCTTCGCTATATCCCTGGAGCCCGCCGCCGCCTTGGAGACCTTAAGCGTCTCGTTCTCGGCGTCGGCATCGATCTCCAGCAAGTGGTCCACCACGAGCAGGTCAAGCCCGTGTTCCTCGCGGTGTGCTGCTACCCTAGATCGGATCTGGTCAACGGTCAATCCGGACGTATCATCCACCCAGAACGGCAAGTCCGTCAGCTTGGTGATGGCATTTAGGATGGACGGGTAGTCCTCGCGACCAGCCATGCTGAGCGTTAGGCGCTGAAGATCGATGTCCGCAAACCGCGCGAGCAGCCGCAGAACCACGAAGTATCGCGTGTCCTCCATCGTGAGGAGGAGCACCTTTTTCCCCTGCTTCGCCACGTTGATGGCGATGTTCAGCCCGACGCAGCTTTTCCCCATCGATGGCCGCCCGGCAAGCACCGTGAGCAGGCCCGGAAACAATCCTCCGGTTGTCCTGTCCACGGTATCGATGCCTGTCTTGATGACGCCCTCCATCTCGCGTCCCTCAGTTATGTTGCGCCAGGCTTCCTTCAGGTCCTCGTCGATTTTGCGCGGGGCGTTCGCCGTGTCTTGCGTTGCCACCGCCGCCTTGACTATGGATTCCCGCGCTGCGGCGACGAAGGCGTTGAAATCCTCGTATCCATTGTACGCGGTTGCGACGACCTCGGATGCCGCGTACAGGAGCCGCCGAACGACCGCCTTCTCTGCGATCTTCCGTGCATAGTGCTCCGCGTTTACCGCTGTCGCCGTCCCATCCAGAAGATCGTTGATGGCCATCGCGCCGCCGACCTTTTCAAGATCGCCGCTCTCGAGAAGTCGCGTTCCCAACGTGACCGGGTCGATAGGCTCCCTCGCGGATGAAAGCGCTTTCATCGCGGCAAAAACGCGCCGATGCTGCTCGTAGTAGAAATCCTCCGGCTGAACGATGCCCCCCACGCGAAGAAGCACCTTGTTATCCATCAGTGTCGATCCGAGCAAAGCGCGTTCAGCTTGCGCATCATGTGGCGGTACTTTATTCATCTCATTGCATCCCCTTTCGTTCGCTGTTTAACCGAGCTAGGCGCTCCTCTAGGTCGGGTTGATTCCCAGCCCTTGGTGCACCCTGGGTTTGGGTGTTTGCGCGGCCCTGAGGCCCGTTGCCGCGCTCCTGGGAGGTGGAGAAGCGATTAAGCAGGAACCGCCCCACCTCTCGCTTCGCCCGCTGCTTGTGCTGGGTCGTCCAGTTGCCCAGCCGATGCACCAACCCCACGTCGACCGCTGGATAGGCATCGCCGCCGAGCTGAGCTGCTAAGAGGACCGGGTCACTGACCGCCTGCCACGCTGTCATGAGCCCCTGCCCTGGGACGTAGAACGTCGCGGTGCGTAGGGCCTCCCAGACCGTCCGCTGTCGAGCGTTGAAGCCCTCCGGTGGTTGCTCGGGCTTGCCTTCCACCTCGAACTTGCGCGGCTTCCTTGCTGCCCTTTTCTTCTTCGATGACGAAGACGACTCACGAGACGGGTGGGGTGTGCGGCGCTCGGCGCCGCTTGCCCCACTAATACATTGATCGTCATCGTTGGGCTGGGTGCCGGGCAATGTGCCCCCCTCTTCAGAATGCTGTAAGCATTCTAATTGCTCCCTGCTCATGCTATCAAAAGAAGCAACCGCAGACGTTTTGGGATTTTTGCATTTCGTCCTATCGCATGTTTGGATGTTATCTGAATTTATTTCCTCCGTAATTCCGACAGGTTGCGCTGGAATGAGTGATTCGTGAGTTTTTTTGAGTGCTCCGTGAATTTTTTCTGATGGAGCCGTGATTCCTGGTGATGGAATTTGAGTGACTGGTGATGGACCCGTGATTCCCCATGATGGAGCCGTGATGGAATTCGTCTCCTTTTTTGTAGTCGGTTCGACTGTTTTGACAGCCCTTGGGCCATCCTCGATTAGCTTGTATGCCCGCTCAGACGGCTCCGCTGAATCGTCGTTTTGCCTGTTGACCGATCGAACTAACGTGCAAAAAGCCGCCGCACGGGGATCGTCTGCCCCGTATAGGCTCGCTGTGACGTCTCGTGCCGCATGAAGCCACTCCGCCTTGAGCGCACAAGACGGAACCTCCCGATACTTTGTGATCCAGTTTTTAACCTGCTTCACTGTTTTAGGCGGGTCGTGGCGGACTGCTTTTCGTATAAATATAACACGAGCGGCTCGGTCGTACCCGATCCACCCGCTGTCGCTGTCTCCGGATGGCTTCGCAAGCATACCGAGGGCTTCCCGAACGCGCCCGACGCCTGTCGCAATGGAGTCTATGTCATCTGGATCAATCCACCCGAGGTGCTCCCCAATGGCAATCTCCGATGCGATGACAAGACCAGGGCAGTAGGAGGCGTTCGGCGTCGTCAGAAGGTACAGCCACATCAGCCGGGCATCCAGTGACAGCGCTCGGAAACGGGCGTCATCCCAGACAAACCGTTCGACCTTGGCAAACCTGCGCTTCATGTCTCACCTATTCCTGTTTGGATTCCTTCGCCTTGCGTCCCAGCTCCTTGAGTGATTCCGTTTTGGTTTCGGTCGCAGATTGCGCATCGGTTTTGACGGACGCCTTGCGCGACAGCATGTCCATGACGCGGACGAAATTCTCATGGGAGATGTCCTCGATCTCATCGATGCCGCAGTGCCGGCACACCAGGGCGATGTCGGAGTTGGTTTTAGAAACCATGTCCTTGAGCTTCTTTAGCTCCGCGCCGGTGACGAAGTCGACCACGCTGGCGTCGTTGTCCGTCTGCGTCATCCCGAGGATGGCGCTTGCGGCGTAGCGCCGACAGTACGTGATGGTCACGCCGACACACTGAGCAAGCGAAAGAGTCTCCTTGCCCTTGTTGCTAATCTTGCGCTCAATGGGCATCGCGTAGACCTCGGAGATCCATTGCCCGCTCTTGTGGGTCAGGATGGTCTCCACGGCAACCTGCTGAATCTTGGTTCCGTTATGCCCCTCGATCTCGGGGGCGTTGGCGGCGAGCTGGATAAGCGCAAGGCCATTCTTGGCAAGAAGCGGCCTGGCGATGATCAAGATGTCCGAGAGGTTGGCATAGTTGTAGCCATACCCTTCGTTGGATTTGACCGCGTCCTTGATCTCGCCCTGGAAGGCGGAAAGCGCTGCTGACAGCTCGTTGATCTGTTCGCTCTTTTTCACAATGAACCTCCAAAGACTTTTTCCTTGCACACCTTGGCGGCGTGCTTGAGTTGCTGCTCCAGGGCCTCCGCTTCGTTCACGAGCGTGCGGGTGTAGATCTCGGTGCGGCTCCGCAGGTCATCGAACGCCTCGAAAAGAAGCTCTGGGTCGTGCTGCTCCTTGACAAACTGGGCTAGCTCGATGGAGAGCCCGGATAGCTCCATGTCATCGCCGTCGCGCTCCACTTTGTTGACGCCGTAGACGCGGAACGTTTTGAACGGGTGTCCTTTCTTTTGGTATCGCTCGATGTCGATGTTCGGGTGCTCGTGTAGGAGGAACTCCAGATCCAGCGACTTGCGCCCTTCCTGCTCGCTCCGTAAGAACTTGATGCCGCTCGGGAGCTGGATGCGATCCATGTTGGCTTGATCCATCATCTCCACGAGCTGCCCCTTGGCCATATCGAGCCGCATCTTGGCCGCCTCGAAGGCATCCTTGGAGACGACAAACTTTTGGGACGCCTCGATAAACGCAGGGTCGGAACAATGCTGGTACTTGCCGCCCTTGCTCTTCACAAACGGAGGAGCCGGATCATCAATCGGCGGCTCGTTCTTGGAAACATGCTCATTCCAAAAGTCATCGACCGACTCGACTACGAGTTGACTCAGCTCCTCGTCGTAAGGGAGCTCGATGACCATGGTGTCGGCGTTTTCTGGCTCCCAGATGCAGAGTCGGACGCCCTTGCATTCCCCAGGACCCCAAGCGAACGTGCCGACCTTCTGCGCGATGGCCGCTTGATACGCGGCTTGGACTTGATAGTAGTCCTTCAGCCCTTCCGATCTGATTTTGTCGCACGTGATTTGCTTGGGCGATTTTACCTCGAGGATCCATCCGTCGTCGCAGATGGCATCCAGCGAAGCATGACGATGCGGGTGGTCGGGATCCTCCAAGCAATAACGCGGCCCATATCGTTCCGCGTCGTCTGCGGGGTAGTGCGCTTGGATGCCGGTCTTCTCGGTAAATCGCGTCGCGGCAAGCGGCTCATACATGTGGCCGCGCCGGAAGTTGGGGTTGTCGTCCGTGTTGACTTGCGGGGGCTCGGTCGAAACCTTCTTGATGTACAGCGACATCCGCGTGGAGTTGAACACGCGCCCCAGATAAACGACGGGCGCTTCGCTAGCGCCGATGCCTGGCTTGCGCCAGGCGTGCCATTGCAGTTCGCTCATTTGGTCACCTCTTTGTTTTTGGATCTCTCGACCGCACAAAGGAAACGGGCAGGCAACCCAGGCCAAGGAGAAAAGCCAACCTGCCCGGCTCCATTGCGCGGTCGAGGCGTTGGAGCTTAGTGGATACGGGGGATCATGGCGGCGCCGTACTCCTCGGGGGATGACGCCATCACGAGATCTTCGATGTCGACGCCCAGCGCTTTCGCCAGGCGCAGGAGCGTGCCGTTACGAGGCCGCCCACGGACGAGAATCCCACGGAGTGTCGGGGCTGATACGCCCATCTCTCGAGCAAGATCGATCATCCGCCAACCCTTTTTTGCGAGAATCACATCGATGTTCGCGTAAAGGTGGTTTATCCGCGCGTTGGCGCGGCGCTTGTTTGTTGCTGTGCCCATTGGGTTCTCCTCATGAACAGTCACTATCCTTTGTTTAGTGCGCTTAGCGCTAAAAGGCAAGCCCTTGGCGACCGTGAGCCTAGCCGCCAAGGGATTGTCAATTCAGACCTTCCGGAAGAAGGAATGCATGGCCTCATCGCCGTCGAGCATCTCCCTGAGGTGGACGGTCTCATCCGAGAAGCGTTCGTTTACAGACGAGGACACCTCCGGCCCGACCAGGATGCTATACATCGAAAAGTCACGCTCCTTCTTCTGTTCCAGGAACCGCCCAAGCCACTCATCGGAGATGTATGCTTGCCCGTCTGTACACATCACGATGTCTGCTTTTTTGAAGCCTTCTTGCTCTATTATCTTGGACGCTTCGTCGATGGTGTCCATGAAGTTGGTTCCGCCATCGGAGGCGAAGAACGAAACCGCGTCTGCGATCTTCGCATGATCAACCGCCTCGCCTTTGGGGAACACGTCCGTTCGAAGAACCCCGCTGCCAAAGTGAACGATGGCAAACGAGCGCTTCTGCAGGATAGCGACCTGCATGAACGCCATGCACACCGCTGCCGCCCACGCATCCGCTTGGTTGTACCGCATGGAACCGGAGCTATCGAGCAGGAACACGATAGGTCCTTGCTGCTCCTTCTGCCGTGCGGTGATCTCGAACTGCGCCAACGAGCGCTCGTTCATGCTGCGGTAGAACAACACATCCAAGTCGGGGTCGTCTGCTGTTACCCATTCAGATGGCACGAGCCGCTCAAGATCTGCTCCACGCTCAATGCCGCAGTATTCGTCGACGCCCCGACGGGGCTTTTTGCGCTGTTCGTCGAGGGCGATGCGACGCAACCGACCGGCGCGTTTGATGATCTCCGCGAGGCGGGCGTTGTTTTTCAAAACATCGGCGATGCTAGCCGAGGCCGCCCGCCGCAGCTTCTTGCCACTGTGCGACAAATCGCCTGGGAACGCGTCGAATGCATTCGCCTCGGCATCGATGGCTTCGTTGGCGGCTTTCGCGCCGGCACGAATGGCCGCTCGGATATTGGTGTCGTCCATGTCTTCGGCGATGTGCTTGGCGCGATGGGCGTGCTCCGCCGCTTGCATCGAAAGACGCTCGATCTCCTCGCGGATCTTATCGATGGTCTCCTGCGGGGCGTTGGCTTCCTCGCGCCGCCGCAGGAAGCTTTCCATCGCACGGAGCGCCTCCAGGTCATCCTCGCTGCTCGGGACCTGCTCGCTTGGGGCGTCCGTCTTGCTGAGCAGCTCCTGGATAATAGCGTTTGTTGCCTGCGCGGAGGTGTCCTCGTCATGGATGCACCGCTCCCGGAGGTCTTGTACCTCGGGGACGGCGTCCATCGCACTGTGCAATCGCTGGAAGATCTCTTGCCCGGGATCGGGGTGCTCGACCGGCCTCGGCGTCGGCGAGATGAACTTGTGGAACACCTCCTCGCTGAAGCGGTCGAACCCCTTGTACCGACGCTCACCCGCGTTGACGACGTGGGCGTGGGCGTCGCTCGTGCGGCGCTGATAGCGCCACTGATTTTTTTCGTAGTCGCTCACATCGTATAGTGGCATCGTTTCCTCCTACCCTCTGAACCAAAGCAGCTTGTCGTTGAACTCGTCGAATGTTTTCATCGCGGCTTTCGCCTTCTCGCGGAGCGCTTGCACGTCCGGATGATCTGCGGCTTCATTCTCGAGCCGGGTCAGCTTATCCACTTCCTTCATCAGCTTCTTGTTGACGCCGACGAGCACCTCCTGAGCTTTGACCTTGGTCATCTGCCCAGACTCGACGATTTGAAAGTCCGGCATCTCGCGAAGAGCAAGCTTGATGCCGTCGATAATGGCTTCCGCGCGGCTACCGTAGGGGTCGGCCGCGTTCCCGATGACCTCCATCAGCTTGGGGCGATCATCGTGCTTATTCCAAAGCACATCCGCGAGCATGCGGAAGTCGTTGGTTGCGATGGTGTCGCGCCCCTCGAGCACGGCGCTTGCACGTAGCAGCGCAATCGATTTGACCCAGGTTCGATCACTCGGATAGAACCCGGCGTCCTCGACGGCAGCTTTCACGCCCAGGAGCAGCTCGGCCTCACGCGGCCCGAACGGCACGGCGTTGACGGCATCCCGGAGCGCGGCAAGATCGTTGGGCTCCAACGTCACGGTCGTGCTCCCCGCGCCGCCGGCAAGCAGGAGCGACCGCATGTTTTGGGCCTGCCCGATGTAGTCGACCCAATACTTGCACGAGAAGCGGTCGAACAACGCATCGAGCGAGCTGTCCGCCGGGTACTCGTTGGACGCCCCGACCAGCACCTCAAGCGGCACGGACACGCGGCCATCGTTGTCGGCGACACGCTCCTGCATGAGCGTGAGCAGCGAGTTGAGAATCGAGCTGGACGCCTTGAAGATCTCGTCCATGAACACGACCTCGCTATCCCAGGCACGCCCGTTAACGCGACGACGATAGCTCCCATTCTTCATCGCCTGGATGTCCACAGGGCCGAACACCTCCTCGGGGGTGGTGTACTTGGTTAGCAGGAGCGAGAACGTGCCAGCGCCGAGCAGCTCGGCGAAGGCGTTGACGAGCGCCGACTTGCCGGTCCCCGGGGGGCCAAGGAGCAGCGGGTGGGTGCCGGACAAGGCCGATACGAGCAGCCCTCGGATCTCCTTCTCTCGCTCCAAGAACCGGGCTTCCAAAGAGGCGCGCCCAGCAGCCAAGCGCTTCCGCGCGTTTTCCAACGCGGTGATCTCATCTCTGTTTATAAAATCATCCAGGGCCTTCAGTTGTGACTTGTTCATGCCGTTCTCCTATGTTGTGGGTTTGTTTGTTCGCGAGAACACCTGAACGGCCCACGCGTGAGCCACTCAGGAGCGCCCGCGAACGGACGCGGGGGAAGGGTCGACACTAACCAAGACTGGCGAGTGACGACTTTAGGGACGAAGCGGCCGTGCTCAGGCGGGTTTTGAGCGCTTCCATCTTCATCCCGAGTAACCTTTCATACATCTCCGTTTTCGAGCGGAGCGTATCAAAGGATTCGAGGCGCGATTCCAGCGTGCTGACTCGCGTGTTCTCCTTCGTGCTGAAGGACTCCAGCTCGCCCAAGATGCGCGCAAGCTGGCCCTCCAAGTTATCCTCGGCCATCGCCCGCATGGACGCGATGGTCTCCTCGGTGTCGAAGACCGGAATGATAATGCTACTGCATCCAAGCCGATGCAGCCACTCCTTCCACGCGCGAACCTTTTCCGCGTGGGGCGATGGGATGACCCATAAGCCACCGTGCTCGAGGACGCGCATTCCGTCCCACGTCTCAAACGCCCGCTGGAAGCCGGAGCGAATGTCGTTCGCGCGGAACTTCGTGAGATACTCGACGAACAACTGAGCGGCACGAGCTGCCATCGGGTGGCTTGGGTGCTCGAGCTCCACGAGCGTTTCCGGGGACCGCCCAGCGCGGTATCCGATCTTGTCAAAGCGGATTCTCGTCTCTGACGCGAATTCCGTTGTCTTGTCTGTCAACGCCGAGTTACCGCCGCTCTTTATTTGCTTCCTTACCAGCTCGTGGACGATGTAGTCCTCGTCGTTCTGCACAAGCTCCGCGGACCATCCACGCTGGTCTTGGCGCGCGGCGTCCTTACACGCCTCTACGGCTGCGCGGCGATAGGCGTTGACCGCTGTCAGGCGCGGCAACTGAAAGTCGTTTTCGAGGCCGAGCTGCTCGGTGGCCTGCTCGACTGTCTCCCGGTCGAACGTACCGTGCAAGGACCAGCCGCATAGGTCGCCAAGATGGGTGCCCTCCTTGGGAGCTGTTAGTGCGGATAGGATGTTATCGCTCGTCATAGGGGTTCTCCTCGAAGCCCTCGAGTATCTCCAGGGCGGTTTGGGTTGGCAAAAACTCGTCTCGATCTAAGTGAACCACGACATACTCAAACTCCGTCATACAATCCCCCACTCGCCAGCGTGGGCGGCAACGTCCTCGCAGTTGTCGCCAGCATCGCCGAGCAGCGGCTCGCCGCATGACACGCACACCCCGAGCCGCGTTGCGAGGTCGGCGGTGCCGTCCGGCCGAATCTCTCCGATGCCACAAGCGCGGGATCCAAGCCCCTGCCGACGACGATCTAGCTTCTTTTGTAGTCTTGTTTTTTCCATGGGATTCTCCTTTTGGGTTTGTGTTCCGCTCAACCACCGAGTCATCGGTAGCTCAGCGGGGCACAAGCCCCCAACCCTACTGGCGGACGGCGTCGGCTGCATCGGATAGCGCTTCCATGGCAGCTTGAATTTTTTTGATCTGCTCTGCCGTTAGAGCGTGGCTGCCCTCGGTCATCGCTGCGGCGAGGCGGTTGCTCGCGACATTGCACGCAGCGAGGACGCCCTTGCGGGCGTTAAGCTTGCCGTCCCGATCTCGCCAGGAGACGCGCCTCGAGTCGAGCCAGTCATTGGCCTCCACCTGAGTGCGGCAGATCTTGCGCTCGGTGCCGAATAGGGCGTGATAGATCTTTACTTTTACGCGACGCCCGCCTTTCAGCGTGGCGACCGTGTTCTCTTCTCGGACGAACCCGCGGGGTTGGTTGTGCGTGAACCCGGTAAACTCTGTCATGGCGTCCTCCTTGGTTTGGTTTCTTGTGCCCTCACCGGAGCGGGCGACTCGAAAATCGCCGACCCCGGTGAGGCCGCAAGCGCGGCCCTCCTTACTACTTGCTCGGTCCCTTGTCCTGGATAACGCTAGGAACACGCGCCTCGATTTGACCCATGATGGCATTGAGCGCTGTCTTTGCGGCGATCCACTCGGCCGAGTACTCCGCATCTCCGTCAATCTCGTCCGCGCCCTGGAGCGTGGAGAGCTTATCTACGATGCGCTCTAGTTGCCTGTGGAGCCTGCGGTCCTTGCCGCCGCCCCGAGCAGCCCGCGCCCGCCTGCGGTTCTCACGCATGGCAGCGATGGCGTCCTTGCGGTCTTTGTACTCGATGATGGAACCGTCCCACTCGGCGGCGTACAGCTTGACGACAATCTGGATCGTGCCGACGGTGGTCTCCGCCTCGGCGATGCGCTCGATGGGCTGGATGCCGCCCTTGAACGGTCCGGCCAGAGTAGCGCCCGATTCGACCAGCTTCTCAGCGTAGGGGCACTCGGCGATGGGCTTCTCGTTGGCGGGCTTCGTCACCTCGACGCGAGTGGCTTCCGATGCGACTTTGGCAGCGGTCTCGGAGGCGGACTTGGCGGTGTTTTTGGAAGCGGCTTTTTTGGTGTTTTTCGCGGTTGCCATGATGATTCTCCTTGCCCTTAAGGGCGGTTTGGGTTGTGTGCGTTATGAGCACAATGAAGCGCAAGATCGTTTCTTGCGCTCGATGCGATCATAACTACTTGACCGTCACGTGGATGCGCTTTTCCCCATCGAACAGTGCGAACGTGGAGCTATCTAACTTGTCAACTTCGATACGTGTTATTTCATTATCCATGAAAATATCTTGGATATATTCCCCGATTGTTTGTGCGTCCAGGTCTTGTACATCAGCGAGCAGGTCGATTATTTCTTTCATAGCTTTTTCCATTGTTTTTTTCTCCGTTTGCTTTGGGTTCTTTTGTTATGAGCACAATGAAGCGCAAGATCGTTTCTTGCGCTCGATGCGATCATAACTAATCGACGACCTCGAACTCGCCGAAACGCAGCGAGATCACTGTGCCAGTTTGGTTGTTAACGTAGTCGCCTTCATAGGCACGAACATAGATACGACCGTTTGCAATCTTCTCGACTTTAGCGGATTGCTCGATGTCATACTTGAATTCGACCCAGTCACCTACTTTTACTCCGCGCATTGTTTTCTCCGTTTGTTTGTTTTGGGTTGTTTATTTGCTCAATGCGAGGCGAAACAAACGTGTTTCGCCCCGAGGTTGAAAAAATAAACTGTTTTTTGTGCGCGTTACTTTGGTTTCACCCGCCAAAGCTAGCGCGTTGATCCGTTGTTACTTGGTTAAATTTTCAAAGATCACAAAAACAACTATGGGGTGGTTGTGCCCGGCGCTGGCAGGTTGGGCTTTGCTTGGTGCGGGCTGGGTAAATAGTGCGTTGGCTTTCCCTTTAATACCCAGGAGATCCGTTACTTTGCTTGGCTTGCTCTGCCCTGCGGTTGTTTTTGTTTTCAAAGAGCCTCGGAACACTTACTTTTTAGCTCTTCGGGATGGGTAGCGCAAGTAAAATCATCAATCATTCGTCAATTTGCTGGAATCATTGCGTTTTTTGTTCGGTTTTTTGTGCTGGGGTGCACTAAAAACAGCGTGTAAGGCAGTTATTTTTTAGTTTTTTTCGGGCAAAAATCGTCCGGGGCTCTCCAAAAAACACTGCCAAAGGGAGCGCCCTTATATAGTAAACATATTGACTATCATTATATGGGAGCACAAGAGAGCTGGTGTGGTTATAAAAACTACACTGTAAACGGTGTGCGCTTATGTGTGTGTGAGTGCGTTAAAACACACCGACGGAATGCAGCAAGTATCCCGCCGCCGCCCCCGCCGCGCCGAGAATCGCGCCCAGATAAGCGATCCATTTCGGGATGGACAACCCGGAATCATCGTGCAGCGTGCCCGGCTTTCCCGACGGGCGCTCCTGCCGCTTGTTCACCGATGGGGTTGGATAGCTGGCCGTGAGCTTGTGCCGTGCATAGTCTCGCCCCGGACACGACTGCTCATGCCGCGTGATGGAATCGGCGATCTCGCGCGGCAGATTGTTTAGCCGCTCCTCCACGCGGGAGATAGAGTGCCACGCGTTATGCGTCTTCGCCTCCTGTGCCGCGATGCGCTCGTTCACCGCGCTTATGTCTGACCGGGATGCTTTCACCTCAACGGACAGATCATCCAGCGCCTCCGCGATAACCCCGAACATCTGCGCGCACTCGGTATTCGCACAGGCGCTGTCACTGCTCGAGCTCTCCTTGTATGACCGCCGTATCGCCATCAGCCTGCCCTTATACTGCACCGTCACACTCCACGGAATCCGGCAATCGCGTGGACGGCCTGTGCGGTCTTACGTGCATCCGACATTTTCTTCGCCAAGTCCGCTGCGCTTACCATGTCGCTGGGCTTCGGGTGGGGCTTCGACGGCTTCGTCCGCACGGGGAGGCCATCACCGGTGCGAGGCTGGAGCTGGGGCTTGGCAACCGCGACCTGCCAGGCGACCCGTACCGCATCCTTCTGGGGCTCGGCAAGGTGCAGCTTGAACCCGCTCTCCGACACGTCGCTGACGTGCACGCCGAACGCGCCCTGCGCGGTCGCAAGGATGACCACATCCGCACCGTCTACGAACGGGGGATACAACGGCACCTCGACAACGGTTTCCCCGGGCGGAAAAGATGTGACCGCAATCTGCGGCGCCGCACCTGCTTTTCGTTTTAACGTGTTCATCGCGTCTCCTATATGTTCGCGTTGATCGCCGAGGCGTCGTACAGCAAAAAGACCTCGTCGTTGGGATCGTCATCCGTTAGGATGCCGATGATGCCCCCCGCACAAGCAATCCGCCCGACCGTGGTCCGGCCAGACGGCCGAGATGGGAAGTCGGGCTCCGAGATGAAGATCGGCGTCTGCGACATGTTCGTAAGGCTCGGATCCGACGCGTCGTAAATGGTCCGCCGACAATCAATCTGCGACATCACGATGCGGTCCTGCCCGTCCTCGAGGCCGACCCAGTAGAGGTTTTGCCCGTCGAATCCCAAGTACTGATAGTGCACCGTGGAGCGGAGGAAATCGTTGAGCCACGTGCCCTCCCAGCGGTGGATGTACAGGATGGACGCGGCGGTTTCGATCTCGTAGCAAGTCTTGAGCCAGCGGTCCGCATAGTTCATATACCACGTATAAACCCCATCGAACTTGATGTCTGAGATGTGAGCGCCGATGTCGTAGGGGGCAGCATGGATGGACCCAGGAACGGCGATAATCGCCGGTGCGCCGCTATAATCTAGCTGGCATTCGCAGATATACCCATCGTTTGCCAGGCCACCCCCGGACACGTTCCACCAGGCGTATCGGCAGGTGCCGAACACGCCGCACAAGCCGCCGTCGGTATACCCAGTTGTCGCTGCCGGGAGGTTGCCGCCACCGATTGCCCAGATGTCGAAGTCATCCTTCTTGACCCCCAAGATCGGCGTCGAGGCCCCTGCGGGAGATTCAATGGTCAGGTAAACGGCGTCTTCCGTCAGGATCATATTGTTCCGCATCCAGACAAACGGCTCGCGCTTTACCGTCGCGCCGAAATACTTGTTCTCCTCCAGCGCCTCGGTCGCGGTGTCGAAGCGGAGCAACCGAATCTCCTGCGTGGCGGTCGAATAACAAGCGATGTACGTCTTCTCGCCATCGCAGCGAACCATGTAGGGTACGAACCCGGTGATGGTCGGCCACGTTCCGGAGAACAGCGTCTGCGCAACAAATACCTCGGGGTCAAAATAGAGCACGCCATTGAAGTTGTTCCCGATGAAGAACGGGAGCATCTTGTTCTCCTGCGGCAAGTACCCAGGACAGACAAACGTGAAGTTGACGCCCGTGACCCCCGGATGCCAATTCATCATGCCGGTCGGCTGCTTGGACAGACCGACCGTCGGGCCGCTTCGCCCGTAAAACATCTCGGTCGTCAGCGTGCCCGCGCCGTGCCCGGGCCGCGCATTTCCGACCAGCGATGAGGGGAGCTGCCAAAATTTCGTGCTGTCATGGTCGCGCGGGATCAGCTCGCTCCGGTTGATCCGCGGAGACGCATTGATCCAGCCCATCATCTCCTCGATGTGAGCGCCGAGGGTGTCATTGACCAGCGTGTCCTCGCCCCCGTTGGTCGCGGAGACCGCCTTCCCGCCGATGAGATCGACACCGACGCCGGCGCCTTGATCGCTCAGCTTGTCTTCGATGTCATCGATGGCTTCCTGCACCGTGGAGGGCGTACCCCAGGAATACGACGCGTCGTTGTACGTGATAGCCGTAGCCGGGTGATTCGGAGCCGCACCGCCAATGTGACCGTCCACGGCGGTCGCAAGCGCAGACAGCGCCCCGCTTATCGATTGGCTGGCCCAGGACACGTAGGTCGTGGTCACATCCGGCGTCCCGATGAGCGAGGAGCCCGTCGCCGCCGCGAGATCGTCGACGATGGCATCCAACGCCTGCGAGAACGTTGCCGGGGCACCACCCCCGACTGCCGCTCCGCCGAACCACGTGCTCGTGAAGGTGAACGGGCCGCCGCCGCCCGCTACTGCGTCGAGCGCATTCCACAGGGCGGCGATCCCCGCCTTGACGTTCGGCACGATGACGTCGCCGTAGACGGAGAGCCCCGTGATGCTGCCGAACCACTCCGTCCTGGATTGGTCGATATGCACCAACTGAATACTAGTTTGACCGAACGCCAGGGTGATGTCGCACACGAGCAGGGCATTTGTGAGCAGTGCCGGTGCGACCGCAGCGCCCGCCGCCGCCTCCGCGCCCTGCCGCACGAACAGCTCCGCATCCTCCAGCTCCCTCGTGTAGACCAGGACCGAGCTGCCATCAACCTCCGGGTCCGTCAGGTTCCGCTTGAACCGGGCGAAGACAGAAACGATGCGCTCGTTGGCTGCGCCCGTCACCGTCGTGGAAACTCCGTACTCGTCAACCGAGCAGTCGATGGATTCGACGGCGCTGGCAAAGTAGATCCGCTGACCGAGCTTGTCGTAGGCGCGGTGCGGGCCGTTTTGGATCTCGATGGACATGGATGCGGGCGTGGTCGGCTGCGCATCCCACTCGGAGGAGCCGCCGTCGATTTCCGTTAGGAGCCCGCTCATGTTCTGATCCACGGCGAAATCCTGATCCGCGTCCTCGACCCAATCGAATGCCTCATCCATCCGGGCCTGAGTTACGATTTGCTTATAAAACCAATTCTCCCTGTCCATCTACATACCTCTCAGTTGTATTGCAGTCGAAATCGGTGTACAATACGGATAGTTGGTGCCACAAAAGAAGGAAGGTAAAAAACGATGAAGGCAATCACATGCGAAAACTGCGGAAAAGCGTTTGAAAGCTACGACAAGAACAGGAAATTTTGTTCCAAACAATGCGCGAACAGCCGTGCAAGCAAAGACCACGAGTGGACTTGTATGCAATGCGGCAAAACATTCCACAAGGCGGCATGTCGCATACCAAACAAGGACAAAGTCTTTTGTAGCCGTCAATGCAATGGCAACTGGAAGACGGATAACCTCGGCGTTTTTCTTACATGCGAGGAATGCGGCAAGCAATTTAGAAAGTGTAAATCGTCCTATGAACAACATGGCGCAAAGTATTGTTCTCAGGAGTGCTTTGGGAAGGCTAAAAGAACTGAGAGATACAATGAACGAGTAGTTGAAAAAAACAAGTGGAGAAACAGTCTTGGATGGATTGAATTTAGCAATGCACTTATTGAGGCGAAAGGTAGATGCGAAAATTGCGGCATTGACAATGGCAAAAAAAGTGGACATCTTGTCGTTCATCACATCAAAGATCCGGACAAAAACAGAAGCGAAAGACTTCTGTTCCAGCCATCCAATTTGATCGTCCTTTGCCGTCGCTGTCATCGTTACTTGCATCAAATTGGCAATCTCCCGGACAAAGACCACAGCTATGAAATTAAAAAACAATGCGAGCTTTGTGGGAAGGAGTTCCAGGTTCCGAACAACAACACCAACCGACAACGAAGATACTGCTCCAGGAAATGCGCATCTCAAGACACCTGGAACAGGCGAAGTCGATAGGTTTTTTCTACTCATAAAATCGCTATCCTTTTCAGCTTGCCAACATCGTCCCGATGTCCAGCTCGTCGATACCAATCAACCACGCCTCAGGCCACGGCAGCCCAAGAGCGGGGCGCACATTGATCAAATGGGTGTGCGCCGGTTTCATGTAGTCAGCAATCCGCCGGATGATTGCTATCACATCCGATTCTAGCAGACCGTTCGTCTCGATGTCGAAGGAATACAGGGTATAACTTTCGGACGGCGCGAGGATGGCCCCGCCCGTGCCGCTGCTGACCGCCGTCGAGAACCCGAGCACGGTGCGCGCGCCGCCGCCGGTGGCCTGGATGGAGGCATCCGCGCCCGCTGTGCTCGAGTAGATCGTCACCTTGGGAAGATCCGTGCCGGTCCAGGTTGTGCCGATGAGAATGGCGAGCGATGCAAGCCCGGTCCCGCCCGCCGCGACGATCTCCGCGTCCGCGCCCGTGTGACGGGTCCTGAAGTACAGAACACCGCCGTCCGCATAACTATCCAACGCGGGGGCGTCAAGCTCGATGCGCGTCGCCACCTCTGCGGCAGTCGCAGCCCCCGGCACAGCAAAGTCATCGGCATGGAACGTGATGACGACGGCATCGCCATTGACGGTGAGCTCCAGCGTGTCGCCGCCATTCAGCGCATAGGGCTCGGCGACGCCCGCGAGGGCGACAGCCGCCGTTCCGGGCACGTCGACGTAGGCCCCGCCGCCCAACAGGGACCCCTCCGGGCGCGTGATGTACGTGCCCGTAGCCGGCACGAACCGCCGACCACTGAGCGCATCTGCCACCTCGCGCGCCGTAGCGGCAGCGGGGTTGACGAAGTCGCCAGCGACGAAGGTGAACGTGACCGGGGCTCCATCGATGAGCAGCTCCAGATCCATCGGAAGCGCGGCGAAGTTGTACGTCTCGGGGTTGGTGCTGGTGAGCTGTGCGATGGCGCCCTCGCCAAGCTCGTCGACGCCGAGAACCCAGCCGCCCTCCATGGCCTCGACGACCCGGACCACCTCGCCGAGCAGGAACAGGACCACGGACTCGATGCCCGTATCCGTGCCCTTCAGCTTGTAGATCTCGACGAGGACGCGGAGCAGCTTGCGCCGCTGAGCCGCCGTCAGGTCGAGGTCCACCCAGTCGAACGGGTTCCCCATGTCGTACAGCATGGCATCGATCTGGGCGTCGGTCGCCAGGTCGATGTCGAATTGGTCGGTGAAGCGATCTATGTCGGACAGGAGCAGCCGCATCACCTCGGCGATGCAGTTGGCGAAGCGCCGCAGATCCGAGGACGCATCCTCCACCCGGTTCTTGTACGGGATCATCATGCGCCAGTAGTCGAAGCGTCGCCCATCCGGGATGATCGGCTGGAAGCCAACGAATTGCGCCGTCGCCAAGTTGATGGCGTTGCCCGCATCATCGGTCACGGTGCCGCGCACCTCGAGCTGATACAGGCACAGCGGCGTCATCTCCCAGTTGACGGTCAGATCGAACTGCGTGGCGTTCGTGCCGGGCACGGCCGAGACGGCCTCGACGCTCAGCGTCACGCCGGGGTCCGGGTCCACGTTTAGGCGCGTGATGCCCACGGAATCGCCCGCAGGCTGCCACGCGGCCAGATCGTCCGCAAGCCCCGAGCCGAGCCCGCCGAGGGCCATCGAATCGTCGAACGTGACGCGGATGGTCTCCGCATCGATGGCCTCCGCGAGCACGATGTTTGGGGCGATGGTGTCTGCGGCGGTGAACGTGTAGTAAACATCGGAGACGGTCGGCACGCCGCCAGTGTGCCCCCAGGGGAAGTGCCCCCAGGAGGCATAGCCCCAGCCCCCGGCGCCGATGACCAGCGCGACGTGCACGGTGACATCCTGCTCGCTGGGGAACAGCGTGGGGGCTTGGTCGAGCCGCACATCCTTGAAGCAGTATGGATCGGCAATCGTCGATTGCCCGACGACCGCAAGGGGGCCATCCCAGGGCGCGACCGGGTTGGTGCCGTCAAACGCCTGCACCTCGCCCGCGCCTTGATCGATGTACACCCGAAAGTCAATCGTCGACGGCACAGCGGGAACGCCGTCAAGATCGACCACGCGCAGATAGACCGAGCTATTCGCGGGGACGCCGACCTCATCCGGTTGCGGGTCGCGGGTGATGATGACGAACCGGCCAGCCACGACCAGCGCTTCGGACGCATCAACACCGAGGGTGACAAGGAGCTGGTCAATCGTTATCGCCATCGTTAAACCTCAACCGTCACGCGCTCCATCCCGATGCCCGGACGGAAGATGTAAACGTTCGACCCGGAGCGCCGGAATACCGCAAGCTTGGTCTTGTCGTACAGCGGCCCGCCAACGTTAATCTCCCAGGCGGAAAGCGCCTGATTTGCCATCGGGCGTGTCACGCCGGTCAGCGATGCGACGCGGCCATCGGGAATCGTGATGCTGCCCGCAGCGACCGTGATGCGCTTGTTCGTTCTAGGGTTAATGATCTCGATGGTGTCATCCCAGGAGAAGGTGTCGCCCACCAGGGTGAACGTGCCACCCCCGACCACCATAAGCGTGGCCTCCTCCCAGATGATGCGGAGCCACTCATCAAGCTCCTCCATGCCTGTCGCGTGCGAGACGTGGAACGGGTCTTCGAACTCGCTCGGATAGGTGATGCTCAAAACGCTGGTCGATGTAGCCATCGCTAAACCTCTTCGATCTGGAGTCGGAAAGCAACCTTGTGATTCCCGTTAAGGTGCCGGACCGGGGCGTAAAAGTCACGCCACCGTCTTGCCTCGGAAGCGACAATCGTTCGTTCGCAATAAACGACGTCATCGATACGGACGCTCATTTTCCACGCGGCGGCGTTGACTACCTGCGGGTCTACGCAGGCATCATATTCATCGCTGACTGCCACGGGCGTCATCGCCGGGCCGTGGAACTTGACTTGATCGATCAACCCCGTCAGCGCCGAGTCCCCGATGTAGAAGGGCGAGCCAGCGGCGGGGTGCCCCACGGCGTTGACCGGGATCGTCGCAACGTTGGTCACGAACACGCCGTCCACGTACAGCTTCAGGCGCGCCGTACCGACCAGCGCTCGGTCGAACACGATGGCAAACATCTTCCATCCGGCAGACGTCGTTATTGGGTATCCAGTGAACACGACGGTTTGGTCTGCGGCGGCGTTGAGGTGCCGCACGTAGATCCACCATCGATGGGGCGGGCCGACGCCGGTTTCCCCGAGCAGCCCCACCTCGAGCCCGTTCTGTCCGGCCTCGACGCACTTGAAAATCACCGGGTTTACCCCGTCCGATGAGACGTATTGATCGGCATCGAAGTTGAGCCACCACAAAAGGGTGTACGTATTCGACGCGCCGGGCACGGGCAAGATCTCCGGGGTGTTTACGCCCTCCAGTTGCGCGTCGGCGGATGCCACCGGGAACTTGCGGCAGCGCGAGGCCACCGCCGAGTAGGACTCGGTCGCGATAGCGATGTCGCCCTTCCCTAACAAGTTGACGCCCGGCTGGACGAGGTTGGCCGCGCCCTTGTAGTTCTCATCCATGGGCCACAGCCCGAGCGTAGAGCCATCCACGCCCATGCCGACGGGGTGCTCGAATTGGTCCATCGCTACACCGAGCGTTTCCATCGTCGCGCCGACGAGATCGATGCCCGTGAGATCCAAGGTTTGGTGGACCTCGGTGTAGTCGTTCGCCTGCAGGATAGCGGCCTCGCCGCCCTGCTCCGAACCGAGCACGAACACGTGGGTCCCCTCGGTCGCAGTCAACACCTGTGGAACGATGCGCCCTTGCGTCTCGCCACGTAGCCTGTCGAACCACGTGCTCATCAGGTCATCCTATAGGCTTCGATTCCATCGAAGGCCGCCCGACGGTTAAGCGCTTGGGCCACCGCGAAGGCAAACCCGCAGTATCCGCCCCAGAGCGGAGCGCTGCCGGTGTTCACCTGGAGCACGTCATCGACGAAGCCCCCCGCGTTGAAGCCGGGCACGTTGACCCAGCTCGGGCCGCCGGGGCTCGCGATTGGGTTCGCCGACAGGTCGTTCTCGAACACCTTGAGCAGAACGTCGCCGTTCGGCTCGACGATCACATCCAGCCGGAGGTGATGCCACAGCCCGTCGCCCATGCTGTACTGTGCGGAGGATTCCCCGATGATGTACAGGCTCGAATCGTCATCCACGAGACCAGCGATGATCGGCCCCTTGGCGAGCATGATCTTGTACGGGTCGGCGTCGCTCAGGCCAAGCATGTAGGCGTCATCGTTTACGTTGGGCGGGCCGCCCTGCGCGGCGAAGAACAAGAACGGGCTGAACCCGGTGTTGTTCGGGCTCGCCACGCGCTTGACGGCACCACGGATGCTTCCGCCGCCGTCCGGCGCGGTGAGCAGCGTGCCCGTCGGGGTGAAGCCGGTCAGGTCAACGTACTTCCCCGCAGCGCCCGTCACGGTGCCATCCAGCGAGTTAAACCCATAGACGAAATCGCCGCCACCCGATGGCCGGTCGATCCCGCCGGTGACGCCACGTGCGAGGCTGGCCGTCGATAGCGCGCCTCCGAGGTCGTTCCAGTCTGCCTGTCCCATGGTTGCTCCTAGTACAATTCATCCGGCCAGTTGGTCGCCGGGGATTCAAAACTCTCAATCGTGCCAAGCGTGCCCACCCCGCCCGAGAACGGCGCGGTTGCGGACGGCGTTGGCGTCGTCTTCCATACTGCCCCTGCCCCGAACCAATCGGCAAGCAGATAGGTCTCCAGCTTCGTGTCCGGCCCCGTAGAAAACGCATTGAATACCGCGCCGACCTGGCCGTATTCGACCACGTGGAACAACAAAGTCGCGTCCCACTCGACGATGAAATCCAGATAGCTCCAGCGGTCCAGCAGGATGCGATCTTCGCCATCGACGTCCACCGGGTAGTCGCTCGCATAATCCGCCTGGCAAACCACGTAGGATGGTCCGGTGCCGCCCGGCCCGAGGCCATGCAAGCCGATCAGGCCGCGCACATCCTCCTCGATCTCATCCACATGCACGCCGAACATGGCCGCCTCGTTGAACACCGCTCCGCTATGCCCGAACGTGATGCCCTCTGTGCCGTCGCTCTCCGACCAGGTCCCCCATTCCAGCCCGGTTGCGATGGGTGCCACGGCGGCGGTCCATTGGGTCTCGAGCTCCGCTGCGAGATCCGCGGCGGTCGCGTACACCCCGGACGGCAGCGTGATGCGGTAGAACGCATCGAGCGTCGGGTGCCAGACAAAGAACTTGGTCTTGCCGGATGGGATGGTGATCGGGAACGTCAGTGCGGTGCTTCGCAGGATGCCGCCGGGCGCGGTGCCCGGATGCCACTGCACCGCTGCCGCATCGAACGGGGAGTTCTCCCATCCCTCCTCGAAGGACTCCTGTCCAAGCAGCCAATCGTTGGAGAGCAGCGCGGTGCCATACCACCCCCGGAAGCCGAGGTCGAAGGGGGGCGTCAGCCCGCCGCTGGAATCCTGCCGCACGAGGGTCGGCACCTCCACCCAAGGGCGGCCCGGCACGAGCCACGTCAGCTCGCCCCAAACGCTGAACGTTTCCAGCGTCGCCTCGAAGGTGCTGGACGCCCCGTTGAACACGCCTGCGATGACGATGCCCGCGATGAGCGCATCGACCCATTCATGGTTTGTCGAGGGAACCTCTTGCCAGATGGGCGGCGAATCGTGCTCGAGGACGTACAGCGTATCGGTGTCCTCCTGCCGAGCGATGACGCCGATGTCGGCAGGCGTAAGCGTGGCATCGGACAACCGCGCGGCCTCGTTCGCGTAGCTCTTATCCCAAGCCAAGCTGAAGCCGGCTTCAAAGTCCTCGCGTGCACGCTGGTAGGCGGCCACGAACGCCGCCGTGTTGAACTCGGCCCACGCGACCGCCCCGCTGACAGACGACCAGGTCCAATCCTCCGCCTCCCCGGGGACCCCCGAGGCCGCTGGCTCTGCGAAGTACGGATTTAGAAAGTCTGCCACGGCTCCTCCTACAATGCGGTGCCGGTGTCACCATTGATGATCGTCACGGTTCCCAGTGCCGGAAACTCCCAGTTGGAGATCGATACGTCGTCAACCGCCCCATTAAGCAACATCGCCTGATCAAGCTTGCGCACACCCGCGCGGTCGCGAATCGCGTTGAACACATCCGACCAGGCGATCTCGCCAGCGGGCAGCCCATCGGCATCCTTGTAGTTAAACCCGAAGTCCACAGCGTCGTTCGCCGTGCCATCCGTATTCATCGGTTGGAAGAACGCCGCCAGCGCCGCGAGGATGTCGGCCTTCACAGTGGAGGGGGTGTAGTTCTCCCGCAGCCAAACCATGGCGACGATGTCAATGGTTTCGTAGGCGGCTGGTAGCACCTCGAGCTGGAACGTTATCGTGTTCGGGTACGTGACCGTGCACATCGTCTTTACCGCGTCCAGGAGCGCTCCTGACGGCGTGCCGCCCGAGCTTGGTATGACGTATAGCTTGCCACGGTTCTCGCCCACAGTGACGTCCTCGTTGCTCGTGAGCATGAGGGCTCTACCCACCCCGTCGACCCGACGCGCGTTGATCTCATAGTCCTCGCGCGCAACCGTGCGGTTCAGAACCCGCAGGCTCTCCGGCGCGTTGACCCGAGCCGCCTCGACCTCCTCGCGCGCGACGCCGCCCGATGCCGCCGCCGGATTCGTCGCCGATAGGTACGCACGTCGCCCGGTCGTGTCAAAGAACGACGTCTCCACGGAGACGAGGCTGTCCTGATCCACGTTGCCGTCGATGCCGCCTCCGGTCTTGTACTGGATCCGAATGTCGCCGGTGGGCACCTTGCCGTTGCGACCATCGCCAAAGCGGAAGGCCGCTCGGTCATTCTGATCGATCAGACGAACGTAGTGCAAATCGTTCGGCCCGGATTCAAGGAACGACTCGACCCGCGTGAACGTGCCGTCGGCAGTGGTCGATACGACCTCACTGCCATCCGCGAGGAACGGCGTATACGGGGCATAAAGGACCTGGTCGGGCTTGCCCGTGCTCGCAACCACATAGGTCGGACGGGTTAAAGCGTGTCGCCAGGTAAAAGTCTTCGAGGTTTCCCCAGCCGCCAAGTTGAACGAGACGGGACCGACCAGCTCACCGCGAATCGGATTTGTGATCTCGTTGGTTCGCAGGACGACCGACAACGCGGCCGGGTCCGGGGTCACGGTGCCGACGAGATCCGCCGCGTTGGTCAGCGTGAGCACCACATCGGCTGACGCCGCCGCCGCCGGGCGAAGATCGTAGCCGATGAGCTTTGCCAGGGCGATCATGTTCTTCCGCAGTTGCACGGTCGCCAGACGCCCCTCGCGGGCTTGCTGGTCCTGGTAGAACGTGAGCACGTCTCCGATGAACGCGAACGATTCCACGAGCAGGTTCCCGAAGTTGGCAACGGCTGTCACAGACCAGTTTGGGAACACCGATTGAATCAGATTGAATAGTCGCGCTCGCAGGCTATCGAAATCCTTATCGGTATAATCGGTTGATGCGGGCAAGATCGGCATTTATTCCTCCACCGTGAACACGTGAGCGACGGTCGCCTCCTGGCGGTTGCCGACTGGGATATACGAAAATCGGATCTGCATCGTGCTCTCGCCATCCTCGGACACCTGCGTGGGGCCAGGGCGCACTCGCGGCTCCCACTGACGAACGGGGCCGGATGTCATCTGTTCTGCCATCGCACGGACCAGCTCTGAATGCATCCTGCGATGCCGCAGCGCATGAAGCCGGCTTCCAATCTCCGTGCGCCACGGTAGCTCCCCCGGCTTCGTCGGCGTAGGCCCGAGCACCCCGAGCAGTTCCCCGATGTCGCTGGATAACAACCGCGTACCACCCGCATTCGCAAAATCGCCCTTCCCATCACGCTGAAATGGGCAGATTATGCCGCGTCCAAATTGTTCGATTTCATTCGCCACAATGCCTCCAGGTTAGCACCTCTGCGCTCCTAGTGCCAAGGTAAGGACCAGATCGGGGTCCGGTATTGCCTCGGCGATGTCGGTCAACAAATCAGCGAGCCCGGTGAGCAAATCGATGGCTCCATCCAGCGCGTCAAGCGACCCGGTAAACAAATCGCCGAAGCACGGGATCTCCGGGCCACCAAAGAGCCCCATAAGGATGTTGACCACCAGCACGATGGACCCGATCCCGCGGAGGGCCTCGGCGGTGCTGAGCGTGGTCTTCTCCAAATCATCCTGGGCGCACACCAAAAACCCATTCAGCTTGTGGTCCTGCAATTCCGCAGCCCGGTCCACCATATCATTGATCCGCTGAATCTGGCTCTGGATGTAGGTCAAATCGGACGCGATGGCACGCAGCAGCGTTGCGATGTTTTTGATGATGGCGATAACCATCTTCGGGATCGAAAGCTGCGGGATCAGCTTGAGCACATTGTCCACCGCCTTCGCCAAGGCGGGCAAGCACTCGAGCAGCTCGGTCGGATCAAGCTTGACGATGGCATTCGGGATGGCTTTCACGCAGTTGAACAGCGATAGCACGGTATCCAGCATGTCAAAAAACGGCTTCAACGGTGCCATCGCCGGGCCGATTTGCGAGAAGAAATCCAACGGGATGTCCGCCGCATGGGGCACCTTGCCGATGCTGTCCCAGATGTAATCCAGGCACAGCCCGCCCGGCAGGCAGATTTTGTCAGCCGTGGGCACCTCTGGCAGCCGGAAGCATAAATCATCAGGGGGAAACGCCATCATCCACCTCAGTTAATCGGCCGATTGACCGGCATCACCTTGCGACCACGCACCTGGACGGCACTCGCGTCAACGTCGATGATGCCGCCGGCCTCCACCTGTAACGCCGAAGTGGCGTAAAGCCGCACGCTGTTCGTGTCCGCGTTAAACAGCAGCTCGCACACCGATTCCTCATTTCCGGCGACCGTCTTCACGATCTTGAACGTCGCCGTTTTTACACCTTCGCGGTTGTCGATCACCATGCGAAACGGGCCAACGCCCCACACGGACACATCTGCCGACTCGTGCTCCGGGAACTCCTCGCCAAGCCCGAACGGGCCAGGCTCCCAGATCGGGTGGTCGATGTCGCCGTTTAGGAACTGAACGAACACGTCCGCGCCCACGGGCGGGATGTGGATGCTGCCCCAGTTTTTGCTGCCGCCCGAGCGGGGCAAGGCCCAGTTGCTCTCCTCGTCGATGAGACCGGGGATGGACACCTTGATCCGCCCGAGGCCCTCCGGGTCATCCCGGTTCGCCACGGTCCCGCCGTACACGCCCCAATATTGATCTGCCGCAAATTTGCCGCCACTGACTGGCATCCTTGTCTCCTTCTACACATCCGGCAGGGTCGTCTGTACCCCCTGCCGCGCGAGCGTCCTAAGCGTTTTTTCGCTAAGCGCCGCGAGCTCCTCCTGGGTGAGATCCCGCGTCTGCCCGACCGTATCGTTGGCATCCGCTACGAACATCCAGGACGCCGTGGGGTTCCCACTCGCATTGATGGTCACTGTTAGCCTGCGCTGGAGCGGCGCTTCGCCCTCCGGCGTCCGAGCCGTGTTCTCGTCCTTGGACGTCTCCGTCGTGCTCTGCGACTGGAACTTGTTCACGATGGGGCGCCGGGCTTTCTTCTCCACCCGAACCTCGGTGAGCGCATCCCGCTCGCCGTTCACCTCCACCGTGTATTGCCCCGGCCTGATAACGTGCCGCGCTTCCCGGATGTAGTACAGCCCATCGTAGGACTTCGAATGCCCGGTTAGTCGAAACAGTCGTTTCGCCATTATGCGTGGGTCGCCGATGATGGGGAACTTGATCTTGTACATCCCCTGAATCTCATCGCGGTAGTACGCTTGCGCCAATAGCTTCGCTTCGTCCTCGGTCATATACCCAACGGGACGCACCTTGATGCGGGACACCCGTTTCACGCGCTTCGAGCCAGGGCTGTTCTCCGGATCATCCAGCTCGATCTCCTGCCCGAGCGCAGTGAGGTTCGACGTGCTGGCACTCACCTTGACCGTGATGGACTCCTTGGTCAGCGGGTCGCGCGCTTCGACGATAACCTGGGCCGCACCACGGTCGGTGTTCTGCGTGATGGACGGCTCCTGCAGGATGGTCCCGAACCGGGGGTCAGTTCGCCAGATGAACTCCTCGACGGGCTCCGCGTCTAGCTGGCGCGGTCCCCAGTACAGACCGGACCCGTCGATGTACACCTCGAAGCCGTTCCGGATTGCCAGTCGGTGAAGCTGCTCGGCATCGGTGCGGTTCTTGGGCTGCGTGATTTCCCCGCGCCGAGTGGTCTCCTGGATGCGCGCAAGCGGTCCAGTATAGCCCCACTCCTCAGCGATTTGGCGGACCCATTCAGAATCGGTGATGTTGCTGCGGTGGTAGTAACCCGCCCGCTGCGCCAGCATGACCATCGGGTCCCGCAGCCAAACCACGTGGGGATCGCCCGGCTCGCGCTTCGCGACGATCATCTGCCGCGGCTCGCATAGGTTGCCCGGCCACCCCCACGCGACTCGAAATTTTTGGCCAACGACGAAGGACGGGAAGTCCGTCAGTTCATGATCGGCATTGTGAAAGGCGATTTTAAGCTCATCGATCTTTTCGCTGTGATCTGAAAAATCGAACATGATCATCCGGTCGCGGATGTAATCCAGGAGCCGCTGCGTCGTGTCTACCCAGTTGTCGTCGCCGTAGTCGATGTTGATCGGCTGGAGAAATATCTGGGGATTGCGGTACGGCATCTAGTGGAATCTCCTGCGGTCGCTATTGAACACCTCCATCCGAACCAGCCGCATGGGCGGCACGACAACCACGGTGCCGGGGGCAAGCGCGATGGTCGGGTCGATGACGGGCTCGGGCTGATACTCGCACAGCAACCACCACAGCCCGCAGGCGCGCGGGAAGCCTTGGAAGTACAGCGCCGCAATGCCCCACCACGTGTCCCCGTCGATGACCTTGTGGAAGCGATTGTCCTCGATTTCCTGGTAGCGGAACGGCTCGCGCTCATCCAGGTACCCATTGCCATCGTCATCCTGGTATTCAATGCAATAGCGGTATCGGCTCGTCGGGAAAATCATCGTCAACCCCAATTCCGGAATGACCCGTTTGTTACCTGATCTTGCATCGTAATCCTCGACAACGGGGCTTCCTCCCACGTCGTCAGCGCCCGCAAGATCTTGTGGTTGCCACGAATGTCGCTCTGCTCAAAGTCGAAGGAAATGTTCAACAGCATACACCGCATGGTCACGATGCCCGGAATGACTAGGATGCAAATCGGGGGCGCGGACCCCACAAGCCCCTCGTTCGATTGCGCGGGCAGGGTGAGGGCCTCCAGCCAGCGGCGGTCCTCCTCGATCATGCGGCCAATCAGCTCCATGTCGTCCGCGCTGCCTTCCTTGGTTCCGTTGCCCGCCGTCGGCGGGACATCCTCGCGTCCGCGCCCGATCTCCTTGAGCATCATCAGGGCGTTCCAATAAATCTCGAAGCGGTACACAAAGGACGTGGTCGAGCGGAACGTGCGGTAACTGTGCGACATGCCGATGGGCGTGGACGTGTCGTACTCAGCGGAGACTTGCTCATTGATCATCGTCGGGCGAAACCACAGCTCGAGCGTATCCGGCGCTACAGGGTTCTCATCGTTGTACAGAAGCGTGTTCTGCACATACCCCTTGACGCCCTGCGTTCCCTTGGTGACGGCACGCCCGAAGACGTCTCGTAAATTCGGCTGTGCGCTTGCGTTGGATGCCATGCTACCGCTCCTTGCTAAAATCCCATCGCCAACTCAGGGTTGGGGCTCAGATTCCTGCCGGCGTCGTTCGCGGCGTGTTGGTTCGCCGCATCGGCAACCGCCTCGTAGGACACCTGGGCCTTGACACCGCTGCGCTCCAGCCGATCCAAAACCGTGTTCAGCTTCGCCATGGTCTGCGCCAGCTCCTCGTTGATCTGCTCGCGCTTCTTCTTTGTCTTTGCGTCCTCGGCGGCCTGCTCCAACGTGGCAGCCTCGAAGCGCAAATCGCCCGCCAGAGTTTGGAGCTGCTTCGTGCGGACCTCGGACAACCGCTTCTGTTCCGCCTTGGTTTGCCGTGGCCCGGATGGCTTCTCGTCACCGAACACGTCCTCCCCGGCGAAGGCGTTGACCATCTCCCCGAACTGCTTCTTGGTTTCGGTCCACGGTATGAATCCGGATTTATCGTTGGGGTCCGCACCGGAAACGAGGAACCCGAGCCCCTCACCGATGGCAGCACCCACCGTTTGGATGGCGTTAAAAATACCGCTGACGGCGCGCCCGATCATCCTGAAAAATGCCCACACCTTTTTGAGCACATAAATCAGGTCGTTGAAGTTATCCACCGCCTCCTTTATGGAGGCCGTGATGCCGGTCGCGGTCATGCCGCGCATCGACTTCGAGACCTCCTTGCCCCATTTGACAATGTTGGTGAACATGTCGATCACGACGCCGCCGAGGGACGCCAGCGTTTCCCCGGCGCTGATGCCGTTGTCCACCCACTTCTCCATCGTCTCGCCGGTTGGGTCGTCGGAAAACAGATCGAAGATCCCACCGAACTCATCTTTGAGCCGTTGGATGTTCGGCCCGAGCTGCGCCACGCCAATCTCGAACCCCATCACAAGCCCGTCCCAGAAATGTTTCATCCGCTCGGTGAACGCCTCGAACCCCCGCAGAAACTTGAGAACGCCTGTTTCGTTCATGCTCTCAAGCTGCTTCGTGAAGGCCGCAGACAGCTCGCCGTTCTTGAGAATCTGCACGACACCCTGGTAGGCCCACTTGATCTTGCGCGCCATCATCTCCCACGTAGATTCGTTGTTCTTCGTCTCCTTCCGCATCGCCTTTGACGCCGCGACGAAACCAACCCCGAGCCCGGCGACTAACAGCGTGAGCGGAATCATGATGCCAACGAACGCGCCCACGGACGAGATCAGGCCGAACAGCGTAACCCCGAAGATCCGCATCACGCCGATCAGGACGATGAAGCCACCGACAACCGTCAAGAGCGTGCCGCCGACGCCAGCGATGCCGGTCAAAAACTTCTTCACCGGCATCGGCAGGCTTTCAAAGGCTTTCAGCAAGTTGTTCGCCGAATCGATGATGAAGCTGACCACGGGCTTGAGCAGCTTGGCCAGCGGCTCGCCGAATGCGATCATGATGGTGTCCAACGTTCCCGCGAGGAGCGTTTTTTGCCCCTTGTAGGTGTCCAGGAGTGCCTCTCGAAATTCCTTCGCCGTGCCCTTCGCGTTTGCCATCTGCTCACGTAGCTTGTCGATGGCATCGGCGCCCCGGTATACGACCTTTTCGCCGTCCTCCATGGTGGTGAACATGGACTTTTGAACCGCGGCAAACGCGAGCATACCACGAGCACCGAACGCCTGGTTGATCAGCATGTTGCGCTGGGATGCGGTCATGTCCTTCGTCTTGTTGTCGAAGTCCAGCATCACATCTACGATCTCCCGCATCTTGCCCGTCTGCTTGTCGAACACATCGACGCCGGCTTCCATGATGGCGTTCTGCGCGCCCGCATCGGAGCCGACCCGACGCAGAGCTTCCCGGTAGTTCGTCGCCGCGCTGCTCGCATCGATATTTCTGTTGCGCATCATACCCAGGGTGATGAGCACATCGTTTAGGCTCTGCTCGTAAATGCCGCCCGTCGCAGCGGCTTTTGCGAGTCCCGCCTCGAAATCCCGTGCTTGAAAGTTGGTCAACTGCGTTACGCGAAGCAGCTTGTCGGTCACTTCGGCGGCCCGATCAGCTTCCATGCCGTAAGCATTCAGGGTACCAACAACCGCTTCAGCCGCCTCGGCAACCCCGAGCTGCCCGAGGGAGCCCGCTGCGAGGTCTAGTACGGGGATCAACGTCTTCGTTGCTTCCGTGGCCATCTGGCCAGCGGTTGCCAAGGATTGGAGCCCCGCGACCGCCTGATCTGGAGAGAACTGCGTTTCGATGCCCGCTTGGATGGCTGCGTCACGGAGCGCCTCCACCTCTGCGGTGCTGGCCTTTGTGACGGCGCCAACCGACGCGATGCCCTGCTCGAAGTTACCAGCCGCATCCGCGGCTTTCATTAAGCCGCCGGTGATGCCCTTGCCCATCTTCAGCGAAGCGCCCCCGATGGCCGCCATGGCCATGCCGACTCCCCCGAGGGCCGCCCTCAACCCAGAGAGGGTGCCACGAAAGCGATTGACGACCGGCGATGCCTTGTCAACCCCTGTCAGAACAAACCCGGCACCCATATTATTCATCGCCATCGGTCAGCCTCCTGAGCGCCGCGCCGAGAACGCCTTCGCAAAGGCCCGCAATTCTGCGCCGCGCGATTCCTCGTAATCTTCTACGAGGCGTTGAGCTTCCCACGGAGTGAGATCAAGCGTCTCGAACCAACCGATGCGGAACCCGCCGCCAAGGATCGGCTGCCACGATAGGATCTTGCGCACCTCGAAGATGGCATCCTCATCGTACAGGCCAATTATGCCCTCCCAAGGCGGCGCTGCTTTTTCCGCGCCACAATCCCCTTCGATGGCAGCAAAAAGCCCGAATCGAAAGGGACGTCGATGTACGCCTCTCTCCCACAGTGGGGACACTCCATCAGCACCTCGGTATCAATGCCGCACTCGTGCAGATCCATGGCGTCCCGTAGATCTTCGCACTCCTGCCCACCGAGGCCGTCGAACTCCTTGCTCGCGCCGTTGTCACCATCCAGCCAGTCCAAGATCGCCCGCCGGTCGATGCCCTCCACGTCCTCGATGCGAGACCGCAGCGTGCACGCCATGGGTCGGCCTGGGTGTTGCTTCATCAGCTTCTGCAGGCGCTCCTCGGTCTTGCCGTCCGCGAGGAGGAACGTGACCTTCTTGCCGTCGATCTCGCAGACGAACGGCTCGCCAGCCGCGAAGGTCGCCGCGTCCTCGTCGCTTAGGTTGCGCCGTATCAGGTCGGCACGTAGATCGATCTCGTAGTCGAACGGCGCACAGCCGCCGGTGGGACACTCGGCGCCATGGATTGTGTACGAATGCCCGTCGCGGTAGGTGATGACGCGCAGCTCGATCATCATGGCGAACTTATCGCCCATCAAAAAATCTTTCACGTCGGGCTTGCTATCCAGCTCTGCCTTGTATGGGCCGGTGTCGACCCACCCGACCAAACACGCATTAAGCACGTCGTTCAACGCGTTTGCCTGGCTGCGTCCCCGCGCGCGGGCCGCCTGAGCCAGCATGTTCTCTTCACGCATCAACAATTGTCGTAGGGTGACTTCCGCGCCTGACGGCAGCTTTATAGATTCCTGTCGCATACTTCCTCCTGCTTCAACAACTAAACTGCTCTACATCGCCGCACAAGCGGGAGACAGCGTTGCCACTGCCCCCCGCTGCGCGGAACAAGGATACCATCAGCTCGGGACCTGCTCCCAATAATCGCACTCGAAGATGACCTCTTCCATGCGCACCTCGGAAGCATTGTTGTCCCAGTCGCCCGCCGAGAACTCTTTGCACCAGCAATCATAGCAGATGTGGCGCTGAACCTCGTTGCCGGCTCGGTCCTGCTGCACAATCTCGATGGTGCGATACAGGTCGGGGGTCACGAGCCCGGTGCCCGCCGCCGCGTCGACCGTATCCTTCATCCAGTTGTACAGGTCATAGTCGTCGGCCACGCCCCGCGTGAGCGTGATGGGCGCAAACGTGACCAGCCCCGGAGCCTTGTGCGGGTGCAGCCGCCCGCCCTCGCGGTGTTCGACCGTCTCGGCGGCGATGCGCAACTCCGAACACGTGGTAAACGCGGCTCGCGCGATGCCGTCGATCTCCACGACGAACTTGAACTTCTTGAAATAGTTAACTGGCGTTCCCATCTACTCTTCCTCCTTATGCCGCAAGCTCTTCTTGCAGCGCCCGCGTGTCCTGAGTGACGAGCACCACGATAAACTCGTTGGGCTTGTTTGTCGCCAAACCGATGCGGATGGTCATGATGCCCGCGAACACGTTGACGAGCGGGTTCAATTGGTCGCTGGTGTCGACGAAGAACGCCTCGCTTGGAACGGTCGAGCGGAACGCGCCCTTGTTCATCTCGCGAATCAGGAACGCGGTGATCATGCGGTTCGCGCGTTTGCGGTTCTCTCGGTTGTTGAAGCGGTGCTTGAACACGACCAGCGCGGCCTTCAAGCTTTGCTCGATGAAGATCACGCCGCGTCGCTCGCCGACGTTCGGGAAGTTGCCGGTGGATTTCAGCGTCCGGCCACCGTCGATGTGCCAGGGCTGCCCTTCCAGCTTGGTGATCGGGTTGATGCGCTTCGGGTAGACGTAGTCGCGCGTCGCCTCATCCAACACCTCATGGTACGTGCCACCGCCGGGGTCGTCCTCGACGCCGAGCATCCCGCGAATCACGCCGTAGGCATGACCGATGCCCACTCCGGCGGGGGATTCGTATACCCCACCGAGCTGCTGGTCGTTGCGGGCGTACAGCCCGGCAATCCACCCACTGGGTGCCACGGTGATCGTGTTGGAATCGCCGAACACGGTCGTGCTCGGGTTCGCAACCTTGATGCGCGGCCAGTAGATGGCGCCGTACTCGCTGTATTCCAAGAGGTTGGTGGTCATGTACGTGACGATCTGCGCCTTCGTGTACCCCTCGGGGCTATCCAGAACGCAGAACATCGAGCCGTTCCGGTGCACCTCGGCGTAATCCAGCATCCCGATATGCACCGCCGCAGTGGCGACGCCCGGCACGATGAGGATACGTCCAGAAGTGACGCGGTCAAAGCAGTACAGCCCGGTCGGGCCAGCCACGTTTCCGAGGTAGTCCGCATCGGCGATGCCGACCAACCCGTCGTCACCGCCCGCCATGAAGGCGCTCAGCACGTTAACGGGACGCTCGGTCGCCGCTGCCGGACCCACGTCGAGGTCGGTCACGGCGATGTACTTCGAGCCGAAATTCTCATCGTTGACCACGGTCTCCACGTAGTTCGTGAGCGTGTCATCCATCGTTACGTTCGGGAACACCTCGCGGAGCACGCCCGCCTTGTACACCTTGAGCGTGAACTCGGTGGCCTCGCCGCTCGGGGCATTCTCGATGCCGATCTTGATGTCGTCGGTGTAGGCACCGAACCACTTGCCATCCACTTGGAGCGTGTTCACGGGGCTGGCGTCCGTCCCGCTGTGTAGAACGTTGTCCAAACCGAGCAGCGTATCCAAGCCGGACGACGCTTCAACCTGGATGGTCTTCGTCGAGCCGGTCAGCGCCGTCTGGAACGTCAGCGTCCCGGTGCCGTTGACAACCACATCTACATCGGCGATGAGCGCCTCAACGGCGGCTTCGATCTCCGCACCCGTAACAGCCGACATGTCCACTACGTTGCCCGCACCAGCCACTTCCGCCGTCGCAAACGAAAAAGCGACGTTTGCGGTGCCGCCCGTGACTTCCAAGTACGAGCCGGTTCCTTCCGTGTCGGAAGTGATCTTGACCGAGCCGGCATCATCTTCAGCCACGATGCCAACACCGTCCAGGTTTAGCCGAAGGGCAACTTCGGCAGCCGTGGCAGCACCAGGAACAGCGATGTCGCCAACGCCGAACGTTACCGTTTGCACCGGGCCACGGTCGACCTTGAACGTGAGCGTCTCACCGCCGGTAAGGTTGTAAGTCTCCGCGGAGCCGGACGTAATCGTCGCCGCCGTGCCGGTCATCGTCACGGTGGTCGGTCCGCCCAGATCGGTCGTGATGTCGAGTGTCTTCGTGGCCTCGAATTGCATGTTGAAGGGCTGCGTTGCTGTGCCGGTCACAGCCGCAGCCGTAGCCGCGCTGCCGCTGTTCTGTAGGTTTACCTGACCCTTCAGTGCGGTGTGCAAGGCCGGGTCGCTCAGGTCGGTGTAGTGCACCGTGCGGACGACCCACATGAACACGCCGCCGTTACTGAAGAACCCGCGCGCCGCGATGGCGCATTCTGCGTCGGCCGTGAAGCCGCCGAAGATTTTTTCATACTCGTCCTCAGAGGTCACGAGCCGCGCATCCGAGATCGGTCCGCGCTCACAAATGCCCAGGCAAAGCAACACCGCGCTCGGCAGTGCGGCGACGCTGGGGATTTGCGGCTCTTCCTCAAGAATGACGACTTTGCTCGAAAGCAGTTCCGTCGATGCCATGTTTTACTCCTTCGAAGTTTTACCCTTGCGGGTTGCTTTGCGGCTCCCAGCCGATGTTTTCTGCGTCTTGTCTTCTGCTGCCACCTGCTCCGTGGGGGGCACAAAGTCACGCTTCGATGGGTATACGATAAGCCGGTTGTCTTCCACAGCTTGTCGGATTTCCTCCGCGAACAGGACAGCCTCCTCGACGTGCCTGGCACGATTGCGAGCCGGGATATGTAGCGATGCACAAGCCCCTGTTTTCGGGTCGCAAATGCAGCGCCCCGACTTCACACAGACCTCCTGGTGCGGGAGATTGTAACGACGCGGGACCTTCTCGGTGTTGAGAATATCGATCCGTTTCATCAGTTCCTCCATCACGCAGATTCTGACTCGACGACGGGCTCGCCGTCATTCGCTGTGATTCTCCATCCGCGCTCAATAATCGTACCAGCTTCATCATCGAGATGCACGCCTCGGATCAGTAGCCGCGATTCGAACCGAAACAGGTCGCTGAAGTTGGGTTCCAGGTTGTGCCCGGGATAGCCGTTCCATGGAATCTCAATTTCGTAGGACACCGACCCGAGCGACGGCTGGGCCGGGTCCCGCAGGACCGAGATCTCCACGATGTCGCGGAACAGAAGCAGGAACGCCTGGCTAATCGCCTGGAGCTCCATCGGCGTGCGTGCCCACACCTGCACGTCGAAATCCAGATCCACCGTGACCGGCACGTTCCGGCGGTAGTAGGCATCGCTGTCGAGCGGATCCTCCTGCACATCCTCCCGGTTGATGCTGTAGAACCGATTGATGGGGGTCAACGGCCCGAACAGTTGCAGGCACGGCGCGCTCGCCCGCAGGCGTTCCCAATCGGTCGTGTCCTGGTCGTAGTCCCGCCCAAGAGTAATCGCCACGTTCGACATGAGATGCCGCTTCAGCAAGCGCAGCAGCTCGCGCACCACCCGCGTCATGTAGCACTCTGCGGTAAAGTCCGGCCGGTCGATGGTATACGCATCAAGCGCCGTCACGGCCTCGCCCGCAATCTCCACGCCGCTGTCATCCAGGTTTGCGATGCGCACATCCAGATCCAATGGAAACCCGCTGTGCGCCCCGACCCACTCGGGCACCCGGCAATACAACAGCGAGGTCGTCGCCGCTTCCGCCCACGGGGCCTCGACACCCTGGAACTCCACCTTGACTGTTCGCTGCGCATCGCCCCCAAGGTAGCCCGTGGCCGGCACGACCGGCACTCGGAATCCCGTCCCGGCGATAGCGACGACGTTGCCGCCTTGGGTCTTCCCTGCGGCGGGCGTAATGCTGGTAAACGTGGGAACAGCCATCGGGCCTCCTGTCAGGACAGCCTAAGCATCCTGCTGATACGTTTCACGATCCGCGCCTCCGCATCACCCTTCCAGGCATCGAACGTGGGGCGCAAGAATGGGCGCTCAGGAATGCCCGGGTGGTGGATGATCGTCTTCTTCGGGCTCAACGGAGCCACAAAGACCCCCGCCCGGTACATCGCAAACCAGAACCTTCGCATCTTCGGCGTCACCTGGATCTTGTACGGTCGCGTGCCGAACTCGTGGATCTCTGCGATGTTGGCAAGGCTCTTGCCATCACGGTTGCGCTCCTTCCGATTCACACCGACGAAATAGGTAGTCTCGTACCGCTGCCGCGAAACCTGCTCGTACTTGATGCTCCGCAGCAAATCGCCATGGTTGATCAGCGGCTTGGACGATTTCTTCATCTTCTTCGTGGACTCCGCCAACGGGCGGAATCGCTGCCCGCCGGGCGCGCCGGAGCGAATGCCCCGCCGCATATCCCCAGCGAGGACCGCCGCCTCATACCCGATGGCTTGGGACACCGCGCCCGGCAAGCGCCTGCCAAGCCGATCAAGCTGCGCTCGGGCGTGCCCAAAGTCTTGCGGTTTCACTTCAAGTGTCAGGTTGCTCATATCGCCCGCCTTTCCGATGACGCCGCGAAGGCACAGTACAGGATAAGCAGGTTAGTCCGAGGCGTTCCAAACGCGGCAAGCCCATGCCCCGAGCGCTCCTGGTGCACGATGAACATGCCGGGTGGGTTCTCAAATGCCACCTCGGTCGCGCCCGCCCGCGTCTCGATGGCTTCGATGCGGTCGCCCATGGCGATCATCGGCTTACCATCTGAATCTATCAGTGAAAGCCGCTCCAGATCGGGCCAGTGAAGGGTCACGATGATGTCGGCGTGGATTTCATGCCCCGACGGCGTCATCTCGTCCCGGCCCCACGTCCGCCGGTCAAGCTGGCACGGCACTCGCACCGCATCCAGCTCCTGCCGACCACCGGGCACCGTCACGCGGAAGTCATCATCGTAGTCCCCTGCCGTGCGGATGGCCGCCGCATCCAACCGCCGGATGACGGCGACGAACTTCTGGATGAGCCGCCCGCGATACGCCATCAGACCACCCCCACTTGCATGGGCGCTATGAACATCGACAGGATCTTATCCACCTCGATGTCGCCGGTCATGCCGAAGGCGTTGTCCTCCTCCGAGGCATCCCCGAGCTGGTACGACTGATCCCGCGTTCGCTCCTCAATGACCCGTGCCCGCATCATGAAGGCATCGCCATCGCCCGTCGCGCGGGGATACATCTGCCGAATCGTCAGCAGGAGGCACGCCATCTTGATCAGCTCGGGTGTGTCGCCGTAATCCACCGGGATCTGCGAGCCCGGCGCGGTCTCGGCGGGCGTCGACAACGAGGAGAGCTCCGTGTACCCGAACACGCCGGAGACGTAGATGTTCCCGCGTCCCTTCACCCACTTGCGTTCCGCGCGACGTGCGCTGCGGATGCCCGCCGGAAGCAAGTCCCGCCATGAGATGCGCGGGTTGTGACGATCATCCGGGTTCAACAGCCCTTGCGTGAGATGCCGATTGTAGACCCAGACGTCATCGGAATCGATGGGGTCCAGCTCGCCACGGTAGTCCACCAGCGCAAGGCTGGTCATCGCGATGATCGGCATCTGCAAGAGGAGGTCCTGCCCCTGGTGCCCATCGAGGCGAAAGCTGCGCACTCGCGGCTCGAACCACTGCCGCGTAACTCGGTCGATGATCGCCGTGGCACGTTGGATGCCGCGGATAACCGAAGCGTCGTTCACCATCGCCGCCGTGAAGCCCTCGTCCCGCACATCCTGGACGGTCAGATAGCCGGATAGGTCCGCCCGCATCGGGTCGGAGAGGTTCGACTCCAGGGTGGTGACGCTGTTGTAGTAGCTGACGGCGTAGTAATAGCTCGGGTCCCCCGTCGTGTCGTCGAACAGGTACGAAGTTTGCCCGACGACCAACGGCACCCGCGTTGCCAGCCCGGTGATCTCCGTCCAGCTCGCAGGCGACAGCGACGGCGACCGCCACACCCGCTGGACGTCGTACAGGCTCATCACGTTCGCAAGATCCCCCACGGTCCACCGAATCTTCACCGTCGCCATATCAGGACTCCTCGACCACGGACCCGATCCGCGGTTTCATCTCCACCGCCGACTGCGGTTTGGGCTTCATCTCCACCGCCGAGGTTGGCTCGGGCCGCTCCGGGGAACCCGCACCACGCCTCACTTCCGGCTGTCCTACGATTAACAAGTTGCTGCTCAGTATCATCGCTCACGCCTTTGCAAACCCTATCTGAGCGTACCACGTGAGGCTCCCGCGTGTCGCGGTTACGTCGAGAAGGTACGCCGTTTGGGGCGCCAGGGTCGCCGTGGGCGTGGTAAAGGCGAACACGCCATCCGCGGTCGGGGTGTTGTTCGTGCCCAGATCGACCACCTCGGTGCCTGCGGTGTCGCGGATCACGACCGCCATGGCATCCATGTCATCCACGCGCTCGCCATCCACCTCGCCCCACAGGCCGAACACGACGTCGCTCGTATCGTCTGCGCCCGTTATCGCCACGGACAATGCCGGTTTGCGCACATCGTATTCTGCGGCGAAGATGTCATCGTTATACGCGACAACCACCTCCACGCTCCACGCCCCGGCCGCCGACGGCGTAAACGATAGCGCATACTCGCCGGTCACGCCGATCTCCGCGATGGTGTACGCAGGCGCCGCTACGACCCCCTCGTGCCAAAAGCGCACCGTGAAGACCGTCTCGCCCGATTTCTTCGTGACGCCGTCAGCCTCGTACACCGGGAAGTGATCGACCACCTCGCGCCCTAATATGATCTGCCTTGCCATCGCTCGCTCCTACTGTATCGGGTTCAGGTTGTCCGACCCCACGCCGTTGACCGCTATGTTGGCATTCGCGACGCCGTTCCACTTCGCCTTGCTCGCCTTGTGGTAGGTCAGCGAAACGCGCGGCCCCTTGGTCGCATCCGTGGGGCTGTCCGCGCGGTAGCAATCCCAGTATTCGTTCTTCGCCGAGTCACCGCCCTGCCACCAGATCCCCAGGTAGTCGTCCGACGCATAGCCAGCTCGTTCAAACCACGCTTGCACCGCAGCGACAAGGGATGGCGTTGTCCATGTGTCGTCGGCATTGTGCGTCGATGGAGACACGGGGGACACGCTATCCCCGATGTCGGTGTACCCATGCGCAATGTCGGTGGTGGAGAGGTCCGGGCAATCACCGTCGTGTACGCCCGCTTGTGCCGTATACGCGCCATCGCCGTTTCCGTTGAGCGCCTGGATGATCGCCGTCGCCGCGTCCACTACAACCCGCTCCCCAGCTTGCGTCAGGCTCGGCTGCACCCGGAATGCGAGGGCATAATCGTTGTTGGACGGGTAGCCGGTGGTGTTCGGTTCGAGGTTGGAGATCGTCGAACCCAGGACATCCTGCGAATCCTCTTGGTTTGCTGCATAGATGGTCGCCGTCGTTCCCACCGATCACCCCTTGTCCTTGAACTTTTTGGCACGCTTTCGCACCTTCGTGGAGGAACAAACGAACTCCGTGCCGGGTTCGTACACCGTCGGCACGACATCCAACGCGGCGGGCGGATACCCAGCGGCGGCGCGCGCCGTTTGCATGAGACCAATGTTATCCGGGAACGGGCCGCAGTGCATCTGGTCCTTCGCGACGCAGAACAGCACATCGAACTGGAAGTCTCCGGTTCGCGCGATGGCCTCTGGTAGCGTCGGGTATTCGTGGTAGATGATCTTGACCTTGACCCCGAGCGTCTTGCTGATGTCGTTGACTCGATCTTTCAAGGCGTTCCGTCGATGAACCAGGTCCCGTCGCGGCACCTCCGCGCTCTCGTCCAGCTCGGTCGCGCCGTCGATGACGTCCACGTGGAGCGTGTCGCCATCGCAGACCCGCAGGGCGTGTTCCACGCTGGCTTGCATCCCCGCGTGCCACCCATCCCAAGATCCCCAAAGAAGTCCAACCGTCATGCCACGTACTCTCCAATATCCGGCGACGGCGCAAACATGACCACGTCCGCGCTGATTGCAAAGCCGCACGCCTGGATCTGGTAGCCATCGGTGCTCGGTGCGGTATGCGTCATCGCCCCCGCTGTTGCGCCGCTGACGTACAGCTTGCTCCCCGTCGTCCAGCCCCACGCATCCTTGCGCATCAGCCCGTACAGCAAAATCTTCTTGCCTGCGCCCGTGCCGGATTCCAGGGCGATCCCAAGCTGGCCGACCGTCGTATCAGAATCCGCCTGCGCTTCATCCCAATGGCCGTCGCTCGATAACACGAGCAGCGCCCCGACGCCCGTGGCGTTAGCGTCCACCTGTCCGGTGGTGATCACGCCGTTCGCCGTCAAATCGTCACCGGGGGACACGAGCTTGATGCCGCCCGAAACCTGCATCCCGTCGGCGTTGAACCGGGCGCGCTCCGTGGACCCCGTCTTCATCAGCAGATCGCCGGAGCTGTTCTCGAGCTCGACAGGGCTCGCCTTGCCAATCGAGAATGCCGTATTCAGGATGCCACGCAGATTGCCAAAAACGCTCATCTATCCCCCTATGCGTTGGCGAACTCCACCGTCACATTCGCCAGCCCTTGCGACGCGCCCGAGGTCGTCACGGTGGCGACAATCTGCGTCGAGGCCCCATAGGTGTACTGCACATCCACCACGTAAAGTCCCGTGGCCTCCAGGTCGTTCTCGGCCTCGAGCATGAGGCGGTCATCGTCGACGGCGTCGCCGATCTTCACGGTCGGCGTGGCGCCATCAAACACCTGCGTCACGTTGACCCGCGCCCGAAGCACCTTCGCACCGGCCGGCACGACCGCGCCGACGTTAACCGAGCCATCGGTGTGCGCGATGTCGACGGTGCGCTGTTCGATCTTTTTGGCATCCGAGCCCGACGATGGGCCGATGTCGTCCCACTCGGTGTTGTCGAGATCCCAGATGTAGGAATGGTCCGCGAGGAACTCCACCGTGCCGCCCGAAAGCGCGTCGGTCACGCCCATGACCTGCCCCTCGTAGGGGATGATCTCCTCCCAGGACGCCCCGTTGTCGCGGTACAGGTAGTTCAGCGTATACGCGCCGCCAGCGGTCGTGCAGATGTAGATCCGCCCAGGCGTGCCCGCTGCGGGTGGGGCGCCTCCATCGATCTGCCCGGTGACGGCGACGCCGTACCGCTTCTCCACCCACGCCTTGGTCGCCACGTCGTTGTCTGCGACCGGCGTTGCCGCACGGAACACGGCGAAGGCATCGTTGGCGTTGTTGCGCGACTCGAGCACGCCCGCCACGTTCTGCATCTTGGCGCCGCCCTTGCCGAACTCGACGACGGTCCCGATTCCATTCTGTCCATAGTTCTTGCTCGTCATCGTTTCTCCTATACAGCGACCGGCACAGGGTCGATCCGGTAAAACAGCGTCGGATTCTCACCGACCGCGCTTTTCGTAAAAACCAACCGAATAGCGCCCCCGCTCACATCCGCATCGAAGTCCAGCCCGGCGATCTCAGGCTCCTCGTGACTGTACGCGTGACCAATCACTTCGGCCGCCGCCCCATCGTGCACGATGCTCAGCGTCCCGATTTGGGTGCGTCCGCTGACCGGCAGGACCACCGCGTATTGCACGGTGACCGCCTGGTATACGCTTGCATCCCCGAGCGGCACGTAGTCCGTCGCGTTGTCGAAGCCATCGTTGCGCGTGAACCCGAACACCTGGTACAAGGCGTCCGCGCGGGCCTTCGTCAGTGGGTTCCGTAGATACATGTCACACCGCGCCCTTTAGGGGCGATTCCTTTGCGGGCGCTTGCGCCTCGATGGCTGCGCGAATCTTGTCGCTGAGCTTGTTCTTCAGCGCCCCGCCGCCGACACCGCCCGCCGTCGATGCCTCCCAGGCACACTCGACGGTGTACACCCCGGTGGCGCCCGTCACGTTGACCGATAGCACAAAGCCGTTCGTGTCAACGTATTCCACCGCGAGCCCATCGCAATTCGTCAGCGTGCTTCCCAAAAACTGGATGCCATAGTTATGCTTCGCGCGCCGTTGGAAGGACACAAAGTGCTCCACCTTGGTGTTCTCCGTTCCCGGACACGGCTGCGTTATTCGAAAGGTCCCACGTTCCATCTGCCTCACCTCTCCTGCGTTGCCCGCCAATAGCTCATGATCAACCCGCGTTGGTCGCCCGCCGTTACACCGCTCGATCCGCGCGTTTCTCCGATGGCATAAAGCCCGTATTGGTCGAACGTCGGCATGTCTAAATTGACCATCACAAGCTTGTTCGTTTCATCGTCATCAATGATACATTCCCCAGCCATAGCTGTCCCGAGAAAGCGTATCCGCACGGTGTGCCAACCGCAGTCGACCGGCGTCTTGGAGTACACCCACTTGGTCGTGGTAGCCTGGTTGGCAAGCAGGCTGAACACGTTGCCCACGTCCTCGGTCGACGCCTCAAATACCAAGTAGTTCGTTGAGTCGTAATAGAAACCAACGCGGATCCGCACGGCATCATCGCTCAGCAGACGGAAGCGGAACTGCATCTCTGCTGCCTTGCTCTTCGCAAACTGGAGCGGATTGGTCGTGCGAATCGAGGCGAAATTCCCCTGCGCGTTGTCGCCCGCGAGATACAGCGCCCCGCCCTCCGCGCTGAACCCCGCCTGTAGCGTCTCCGCCGTGCCGAACGTATCGTTGATCACATATCGCTCGCCCTGGATCAGGTTGCCGGAAAAGTCATCTTCGAAAATGGCGTATTTGTTCGGCCTCATCCAGTCACCTCACAACCAAAATTTTTCCGACGGTATCGCCGACGAACACCGCACCATCGGCGATGGCGATGTGCTGCGGGTCGGTGAGCCCGGTCAGCGTGGCGAAATTGCGCCAGCTCGCCCCATCGTGCGACCGCATCAACGCGCCCGCCCCCGTGTCCACGTAGTGGAACAGCCCGTCGTTGTTTACAGACGCGACGGAACACGCGGTGGTAAACAGCCTGACTTGCGTCCAGCTCGTACCGCCGTTCCAGCGGTACAGATATTTGTTGATCGTGTCGAAGGCGTACAGGCTGCCCTTGAAGCTGAAAAGATGCCGCGCCCGCGTTGTCGTCGGTGTGCTGCTGCCCGGTTGTCCGCAATCGGTCCAGGAGGAACCAACGCCGTCGTAGACATACACCCGCCCGTCACCGCCGTGATAGGCGTACAGCTCGCCGTCATGGATCGCCAGCATCACCGCCGCCATGCCCGTGGGCCACCCCGCATCCGCGATGCTGTACCACGTCCCAGCCGCGAGGTACATCACATCGCCTGGGTTTCCGATTGTGCCCGCGTACAGGTAGTCCGATCCCGGCGAATCGACCCATGACCGCAAGGACGCGCATCCCGTGGCACCCGTCAGTGTCCCAATAGGTGTCCATGATGTACCCGATACCCACTCGTAGATCTCGTCCTCGTCGTCGTGGCCCGCATGTAGCTCGCCATTCCAACTGTAGAGCACGGACACACGGTTGGCCGTTGCGCTGGGCGCGCCCAGGCTGGTCCACGTGTCATCGATGTTTCGGCGTTGCACGAGTCGCGCAGTCGCCCCGCCCATCGACGATCCCCGCCCGATATGGAGAAAATCATTGTGTTGCCCCATCGCGGAGATCTGGTCCATGCCGCCGGGGTCTGTGACAGCCACGATCAGGGACGGGTCGCGCGGTTGGTGCGCGCCCCAGTAGTCCACGAACAGCTTGCGCACCTGCGAAACCCCCGCTGTCGTCATCTGCGCGTAGGCTCGCAAGCAGAACGGCGTGTCCGGCAGGTCCGCATCGGCCACCGTGACCTTGTCCGCCACGTTGTTGTCCAACACCACCTCGGCATCCGCTGTGCGCCCCGGCAAGCGGATCTCCACATCGTGCCAATCCGCGTCGATGTTCAGATCGAAATCCTCCTCGGTCTTCACGCCGCCCACGGACGCCTCGACGTGGAACAGCCGGTCCGTCTCCGAGTCCACCTTGAGCACAATGTAATTGCTCAGATCGTACCAGAACCCCAGCTCGAAATAGATGCCGTCGATCTGCGGGATCCGAAAGCGCGCCAGGAACCGGGCATTCTTCGCACGCGTGAACATCTCCAAGCCGGTCGACACGCTGACGAAGTCGTCCTCATCCGGGCCGGGCGCGAGCGAGAGCACCCCGTCCACCCGGTTCGGCCCGTCCTGCATCAGCTCCACGGTGCCGTTGGTGTCATCGATGGAGTAGCGATCCGCGACGACCGCGTTGCCGAGAAAATCATCGAAGAACGAGCCGCTATGCTTGTTCCGCATCAGCGCACCTCCCAGAGCTTGGCGTCCGTGGAGGTCAGGCCGGCAATGACCGCGCCCCACGCGCGAGCGACAATCACATCCGCGTTAGTCGTCGGGGTGAACAGGTCGATTGGCTCGAACCGTACCCCGTCCGCGCTCTTGTAAACCAGGATGTCGCCGGTTCCGGCGTTGCGGTCCATCACGTAGATGTGGCCATCGAACGACACCGGGCGCTGCATCACGCCCGCCGCGCTGAACACCTGCGTCCACGTGGTCCCGCCGTCCCAGCGGTACAGGGCTGCATTCCCCGTGCCCCCGCAGGCGTATAGGCTACCCTTGTGGGAGATCAAATAGCGAGCGATCCCCAACGACGCGGTAGACACCCCGCCAGGCGTCCCCAGCGACGTCCAGGACGTCCCCGCCCCGTCGTACTCGAACACCTCGTTGTCCGCGATGCAATACGCGTAGAGCTTGTTCCTGTTAACGCACAGCCGCACCGCTGTATCCGTTCCAGTCGTCCACGTCGGGTCGCCGATGTCCGTGAAGCCCGGCACGTCGAATCGCTGCACCGTAGCCCGCCCGCTGCCCTCGCGAGTACCAACGTACAGGTAATCATCCCAGCGGCACAGGTCCTCCACCCGCTCGGACAGCGACATCGCCGTCCACGAGGTGCCGCCATCCCAGCGGTATAGATCCGGCGTCGCCGTGTTGAACGCGGCGTAAATCTCCTGGTAATACATGATCCCCGCGTAGCAGATCGTCGCGCCAATCGGGTGCCCCAGATTGGTCACGGAGTAATCATCGAACACGATGACCACCTCGCCCGCGTCGGTCCCGGTGCTCCCCATCCCCACGAGCAGGGAATCCCCAGCGTCGCCGATGCAGTTGATATTCGCATCGGCCGCGTCGCCCATGTAGTACACCATCGGCGCGCGGGGCTGAATCACGGCGATGTAGTCCACGTAAACGATCCGAGATGCGCCGGTCAGCGTTTGCACGTAGACGCATGGGCTCACGTCATCGAACGGCAGATCCGCAAAGGCGATGGTGCCCGCAAGTACCCCGTCGAAGTAGACGTCGGCATCGCCGGAGTCCCGGTCGACGGCCACCTTGACGGTGTGCCATGCCGTATCCAGCGCGACCGGCGTGGTGAAGGCGTCATCGACGACGTCCACGGACGCCACGCGGGAGTAGATGCGGAAGTCGCCATTCACGCTGCTCGCGTGCACGCCGAAGGCATTGGCGCGGTTGTCGACGGTAAACCCGAGCATGGCCTTAATGCTCGTGCTGCTCCCGAGACGGAAGCGCGCCTCGAACACCGGCCCGCGCGCCGGGCGAAACTGCTTCGAGGATAGCATGTCGACTTGCTGGTAATTGTTCGTCGAGCTCCCCGTTTGTACCGTGAGCGTGCCGCTCAGATCGTCCGCGTCCAGCTCCTCCGTGATAAACGCATCGCTCGCCGCCCCCAGCGCATAGCTTTCGTTCCAGATCTCGGCGAGCATGTCGTACCCGGTGAAGTCGTCAAAGAGTGATACGTGGCTCTGCATCTTACGCCCCAAGCTTGGCGATTTGGATGGTGCAGTACGTCTCGTCCTCGCCCGAGGATACCGCCTTGCCCAGCCCGTAGGTACCCACCGTTTGCTCGATGAAATGCTCCACCTGGAACGTCTCGGTCACCAGCAACTCGAACACGCCCTCCAGCGTGCCCTCCTGGCTGGCCTCCTCGTTCCAATACGGACAGTGCTGGGAGCTGCCGGTGAGCTGCGTGCTCGGCGCCCCCGCCGGGTCCGCGCGCAACCGAAGTTGGTGCTTGCCCGCCGCGAACACCTGCGCCTTGATGGAGATGTGGTAGAAGCCCGTCGCGAGGTCGAAGCGGTCGTTGGCGTCGTCAAACGTCACCCACGAGTAGCTTTTGGGATTGGTCAGCGTGTTCAGCGGGCGCTTGTTCCACGCTGCCCCGGTGCTGCCGCCGCCCTCGGTACCGCTGCTGACCGATTGAGTAATCGTCACGGCTTCGAAGCCCGTTCCGGAACCGCCCGGCGAAGGTGTCGTGCTCGCCAAAAAGTCGTCCCACGGCTGCTGGATGTCCGCAAATGACGCCGCGTTCTTCAGCACGATGATCTTTCCAATCAGCTCCGCGGTGGAAATGTCCCGCATCTCCGGGGGACGCGTGGCATCAGCATACTCCCCGACCGCTTGGGCTTCGGCGAGCGTATCGTACTCGTCGCGCCCGTATAGCACGTTTAGCGCCGGAGGCGTGTTCTGGCACAGGTACACCCAGTAAATGCCATACTTGTTCGTGCCAAGCGTAGCCAACGCGCCTGACCCGTCATCATATTGGGTATTGCTGATTTGGGTCTGCCCGGCCACCCGCGTCCAGCCTCCGAGGCCATCCTCATAAACGGCGGTGAACGAGTCCGCTCCGGACGTATCAAATGCCGGATGAAGCAGTCGCGCGGTGCTTAGGTAAAAGATGCCGGGCGTCACATACATGTTCCGCGTGCCGGTGTGCGTGATGACCGTTCCGCCCTTGACGTGCTCGTACCCGTAGACGCCGACGTCCTTCATCCCGTTCTTGGTGATCGAGTTGACGGCGGCCCTGGATACGTCGATGTGGTGGATCGTCGTCCCGTGGCGGACTGTGAGATGCACGACCGCTTCCGACAGGAACAAGGGGTACGTCGTGGTCACGCGCACCTCTGGCGACCCCGCATTCCACCGCACGTTGATGAAGTTGACCGAGTTGTCGGTGAGCGCCAGCCCTGCCGTCGCAGGGATCTGAACCACCTGCATATCTGCCGTGTCCGAATCCGATGTCCGCAAGAGCGCTTCGCCAGCGGCGATGTCAACCGTGCCGTCGCCGTTGTCGGTCAAGGCGAAACCCGAGATGGCGCAGGAACCGGTGAAGTAGTTCCACCAGTCGCGCCCGGAGACCATATCGGTCACGCCCGCGGTGCCAACCGGCAGATACAATGCCTCCACTGGGTGGTCGGCGTCGTCGAGTCCGGAAAGCGACCCGTGGTCGTTCGTCGATGATGCCGCTCCCGTTAGCCGCTCGGTGCGCCAGTCGATGTAGTCGCCCCCATCCACCGTGCGAATGCGCGCCTTGACCGTGTTCCCGTAGGAGTTGGAAGTTTGATAGATGATGGTTGCGATCCACGCGGACTCGGGCGTCGGCAACCCCTCGGTGTTGATTTCCGCAAGCTCGTTGGCCGCGCCCGTGCGAGCGTCGTTGATGTTGCCGTATTCCGCCTCACCAACGACGGCCATGTACGGGTCATCCGGGTCGTTCGTGGCGAAGATATGGGTCAGCACAAAGCTGTTATTCGACGCCTCCGTTAGCTGCCAGGTCGCCCCCGTAAACTCGTTCCACGCCAATCGGCCGGTGCCCGCGTTGGCGACCGGAAAGGCCACCTTCGGGTCCACGCGCGCCCATACCCCGGTTCCGCCCGTCTTGTACAAGGTGTGCCAGTCTGCCGTCGACAGTTTGGCGGCGAGGGTGTGTTCCAGATCCTCGTCGTGTAACACTGCGCTCGCCATCCCCACTTGCGCATGGGCGTCCAAGCTACCGTCTTGATCCGCCGAGATGGACGTCGGCGCACCGCCCGACTCCAAAAACGCCCCGAGCGTTTCGTGGAAATGGTAGTGGGTCGCACCCGCCATGGCCGTCCCGTGCCGCTCGTCGCCCCGCCAGATGCGGTGCCCGGTCGTGGCGTTCCAGTAGATGATCGTGACCAACCCGAGGTTCTTGATGATCTCCTCTTTCGTCGCCGCGGTCGGGTTAACGGATTCAATCAGATTTCCCACAAGATCGAAATAAATCCAGTGTTCACCCGTCACGTTCGAGATGGTAACGCTGTCGGAGACGATGTCGAACTTGGTATTCTCGGTCCACACCTCGAACGTCGCTGCCAGGTTCACGGTGATCTCAAACAGCCGCGTCGCCTCGTTGAACGATACGGTCGAATCGGCCGTGTAGTTCTTGAAGCCGCTTCGGGCGTTTGCAGCGGAATAATCTTCAACATCATCGATGCGCGCCATGAGCGCCAAAAGGCCCGCATAGTTGTTCGCGACGTCGCCCTCTAGGGTGCTGAACTCGTCGTACCGCACGGCGTCGCCCGCCGCCGCCGCCGCATCCAGATCGATGAGCTTGTTCCCACCCATCGACTGGTCGCCGACAAACGGCACCGACCCATCGGCGAGGATAGGCGTCCCGGACCCGGCGCCCTGCTGCACCCACGTGACGGGCGAGTGGTTGATGAGCATCCACAGCGAGTTGTCGTCCAACTGCCGGGCGATCTTGCCCACGTCCTCAGCGGTCAGGCCAGCCGCGCCGGTGCGCGCCGCCGCGTTGGCATATTCCCAATTGTACGGTTTGTGCATCCCGCCCAGCGGGATATTTTTGTGGAGAGTCATCGACGGGGCCTCCGCTCACGCAGCGCGTCAGCCGTGGCCGTTGCGCTTACAAAGTTGTTTCAGGGTTCGCACGGCGTTGTCGAACCGGGACGCCTCGCTATTTGCGAATTCAAACAGAATGGCATCCCAGTGATCTTCGGCATCGTCAAACCCAAACGAGTACTCCACGTTCCCTCGCCCGCGTCGCTCCGAGGCGCGGATGATCCGCATCCCCTTCATGTACGCGAACGCAGCGAACGAGAGGTTCGCCGTTTCCTTGTAGGCCGCTCCACGCGGCTTAATTTCGTCCATGGTCCTGTTCCTTGCTGCATCTACATCTGGCAGGTTGCCCTGCGGGTTTCGGTCAAGCTTTCTTCTTCCGCCGTGCCGGGGACCGCTTGCTCTTCTTCGGCTCGGGCGCTGGCTCCGGCTCCTCGGCCTTCATCGACACGGGCTCCGGCTCCGGCTCGGGCTCGGGCGCCACGACCGGATCGCCGACCGGGGTCGGGCGCAGAAGCTGGGACGCGCGCCGCACGGCCTCTTCCTTCGCGTCCGCCTTGCGCGCCTCGTCCGCCTCCCGGCTCATGGGGATAACGGCCTCGTCCCGGTGCACCGATGCGCGGACCGCTGGTCGGCCCAGCCGGACGTCCGCTTCCATCTCGTTGATGATATGGGCCTCGAAATGCGCCTGATCCTCAAACTGCCGGATCTCGAACTGCGGCATCGCCGTGATCTCCGCGATTTCCGCCTGGTTTTTCACAAGCCGCCACGGGCTGGGAACCACGCCGTCGCCCGCGACATAGCGGTTGCCCCGAGCGCTGGTGTACGACCGCATCCTGCTCCCCATCCGAGGGTTATACGCTTTCAGTCTTGCTGCTGTGATCATCTTTTGCTCCTACTACACTGGCACAATCGCCATCGCCATTGTGCGATCAATCGCAGATAAACGCCAGGTTGAACGTATCGCCGCCGAGATTAGCCCCGTTCAGCACCTCCGCCCTGGTCGCACTGCCGCCGTTTAACACCTTGAGCTTGCCGTCCACCCAATACGCCTCGTATCGCCCGCAGTCGCCGCTGATAACATCCTTGATGGTGACGGCTTCTGGGCCGCGCACGGACGAATCCAGCGCAGTCAGCGCTTCGAGCGCAATCGCGTCCCGCAGCGCCTTTGTGACATCCGCGCCCGCCGTCCCGCCTGTTGGGTAAACGCCATCGCCCTGGAAGGAGCACATGAACGTCTTCTCCCCGCGCCCGTAATCCACGCGCTCATTAATGGTGATCGCTCCGATTCCTGGGGTCGCCGGGGGAACCATGCACGCTCCTTAAAAAGAAGGATGGGTGCGAGCCGGCCGCTCCAGTAAACGCGGCAAGCCCGCACCCGTCGGTCCGTCAGTCGCAGATGAAATCCACGTTGAACGTGGTTCCAGCCAGGTTCGTCCCGTTGGCGACTTCGTTGCGCGTCGCGTGCCCGCCGTCCAGCACCTTGAGCTTGCCGCCGACCCAATAGGGCTCGTACTGCCCGCAATCGCTTCCGATGATTTCCTTGATGGTGACGGCCTCAGAGCCGCGCACATTGGCATCACCGGCCGCCCCAGCCGCCGTCTTGATGGCGAGCCGCAGGGCCGCGAGCACGTCGGCGCCCGCTGTGCCGCCGGTGGGGTAGGCGCCGTCACCCGCGAAGGACACCTTGAAGTTTTTCTCGCCTTTGCCGTAGTCGACACGGTTCACGATTGTCATTGCTCCGATTGCCATTTCAAATCTCCTCGCCCCGTGGGGCTGTAAAAGTCCCTGTCCTTACAGCGCCGCCATTAGACCGGCAGCGTCTCTTCCCACGCGATGCCACAGTGCGTGTTCGCCATCGGGGTCGGCGCACCGCCCGCGGTGTACGTCCGCACGATGGTCACGATGTCGCCGCGCGCCAAAGTGTTCGCCGCCGTGTCGACGGTGCCCACCTGCGCCGTGGTGCCCGCGGAGTCGTCGAGCACGATTGCCGAGGTCAGGCACGTGGCGCCGTTGATCTGGACGTCGATCGCCATGTCCTCGCCCGCCGCCGCTGCGGTCTCCGCTACGGCGATCACGTCGTTGATCTTGCCCGCACGCATCGCCATGAAAGCGAAGGTCGTAGCGGTCGCGGCGGCTGCCTGCTCGTCGCTGTGAGCCAACTCCGTGACCTTGCGTCCGATACGCGTCCAGTCGGTGCCGTTCCAGACGATCTCGTCGCCCTCTTTGAAGGCGTCGCCGGTATTCGTCTTGGTGGCGTCGTTATCCACGACGTCGGCGGTGATGAGGTAGGTCCACCCATCCTCGACCAACGCGGCCGTCGGGAAATCCGCGGCTGCCGCGATAGCGCCCTTGTAATCGAAGGGCGTGCCGAGCCCGGCGATGTTGGTCTCGTTGGTGTTCGCCTGCGCGATGGCTTCGTTGAGAATCCCACGCAGGTCGCGCGTGTCATCCCCACTGGGATTATTGGTGATTGCCCTGTTTCCACTGAAGTGGTCAACGGGGACTACTGTTACTGCCATGTCAAAACTCCTTGTTCTCGGCTATCGCCGTGTTTCTCGCTCCGTCAACCGCTCCTATTACTGAGTCTTGACGTTGATGATTTTGACGACGGCGTCTTCCTCGACGTACTGGAGCCCGGCGCGCACCGTCGCAACCATGATCCACTCGCCGGTGGAGATGTCGCGATCGGTCTCGATCTTGACGTTCCGCCAGAAGCCGAAATACGCGTTCTTGGGGTCCATCAGGAGCACGTTGGTGCAGTCCGTGGTGATCGCCAGGTCGTCGGGGAACACCGGGATGGGGAGGATGGGGCGGCCGCCGTACTTGACGGGGGAGTCGCCCTCGATCATCTTGTCGCCGAGCACGGTGCCACGGTCGGCCAGGTAGTCCCGATAGTCCAGCTCGGCGTCCTCGGACGTGAGGAAGCGCTGCTGCGCCCGGAAGCGGTTGTACTGGCTCGGGAGCGCCTTGAGCGCCGCTTTGAGATGCGACTTGGCCAGCGGCACGGTCCCAGCATTGACCACGTGGGTGGTCGCGAGGGCCAGGAGGCCGTTGAACTGGGCGAGGAACGCATCGGCCGACGTGGTGTCGCCGTTCACGGCCAGCTCGTCGAGATCCAGGCCGACCTGCTCGGACATCATGGACATGACGGTTTGCTTGAAGGTGCCGTTCTCGATCTGGTCCTCGAGGACCTCGTCGTTGAGGCGGATTTCGCCCTTCATCAGCTTCGTGGTGAGCGTGACCTGATCGGTCACGGGCTGGGCACGGTCGGCCGCCGAAAGGGCAACGCCGCTCGTCCCGGGGCGGAGGACGCGCCCGTTCAAGCCGACCTTGTCGATCAGCTTGGTGTGGGACTTGATGCCCTCGACCTTGATGAGCTTGAGCACGACGCTCTGCTTGATTGCGTCGACGATGAACTTCTTGCTCTGCTCGGAAAGCAGGTATCCGCCATCAGTGATGAGGTCGGAAACTTCGATGTCGGCTTTCGCCATGATGCTCTTGTTGGATTCCATTGTAAAACTCCGTTGATGCCGACCCTCCCGGTCGGGTTATTCTTCCCGGCTCGCTTCTGCGGCCAAGTCGCCGCCCCACAGCGGGGCGCGTCCACTACGGTGCGCGGAGTCGGACTCCTCGATCTCTCCGTAGGAAATGGCGCTGGCCTTCCCGATGCTGGCGCGCAAGCGCCGCACGGCGGCCTGGTTCCGCTTGGCCTCATCCTGCGCCTTGCGGTAGGCGCGGTCCATTTCGGCCATCTTCTCAGTCAGCTCGGCCACCTGCTTCCGCAGGCTGGCACTGTCCTCATCGGAGGGCGCGTCGCTCCGGGTGCCGCTTTCCGCGCTCTTTTGGGTCGTCTCGTCGGCGGGGGCCTCAGCGGGGGCTGACTCGAGCTGGCGAAGGGCATCGTCGATCTGTGCATCGACCAGCTTGCCCGTCACCTTTTCACCGGCTGCATCCAGCATCGCGAGGAAGTCGGCGTCCGTCGCATCGGTGTCCTTGCTCGTGTCGCTCGCATCCGCAGGGCTCGCCCCGGACGGTTGCTCCTTGTGTTGCTCGGTGCCCTTGGTCAGCTCCTCCTTGAGATCGCTCGGGAGCAAGCCGTCCAGGTAGTCGTTGGGATCGTAGGAGACGTCGATGCCTGCCGCCAGCGCGGCGCGCACGATGCGCTCCCAGATCTTGGCATGGGACGCCCGCTGCTCGTAGACCTCGAAATTCTGCACGAACCGCGCGAGCGCATTCCGGATGCGCGGCGGGTCCGGGTTGTCGTCGGTGCGTCCCAGCGGGTACTTGAGGTTGACGGGATCGCCGTACAAATCCTCGGTAGTCGGCGCGTCGGCGGGGTACGACAGCGCGGCCGCTGCGTCGAGCGTCTCGATGCCGTACTTGCGCGCGCGCTCCTCCTGGGCGGCCCGCTTGTCCTCGTTCGAGGCGTCCGCCGGGGGGACCTGCTTTTCCGCGCGTTTTACGATCATGAACTTCGTCTGCCGGTTCGCGCCGGCTCGCACCAGCGACACGAACTGCGTGTCCATGTCCTCGAGGCGATGCATGGCGCCTTTCTTTGTCCGCGTCTTCATTCTTGTTCCTCCGTCTCCGCATCGACCGGCACTCGCTGTGCGGTGCCGCCCACGGAGTACGCCCCGATCTCGCCCGCCTTGACCGCCTGCCACAGCGTGTCGTTCTTGATGCGAAGCGCGAGCATCCACGTGCCCTTGACCACCTCGTAGTCGCCAAGCTTGAACGTGCACGGGGCTAGGTACGATTCCAGGATGGCCACGTCATTCTTACCGAGGGCCTCCCAGTTATGCTGGAGGTCCACGTGCCCGTAGTTTTCCATCCAATTATGCGCGGTGGCCCGAACCATTTCTGCAGAGTAGATGTCATCCTGCGTGTCCGGCTTCATGGGCGCGCCGTCCTGCCCGTCGTTCGGCTCTAGGACCAACGACATGACGAAGCGCTCCTCGCCCTCTTCGGTGGGCCGCTCCTCGGCCGATGCCTTCACCAGTCGCAAGCCCCGCTCGGAGATCCGCTTGTTGAACTCTCGGATCGCGACCCCGGTCTGGGCTTCAACAACCGCCGCATCGCACGCCTTCTCGGCGGCTTCCATGGCATCGTCGTCATCGTCGTCATCGTCGTCCGTCTCGTCCTCGCCAAGCGCCCCGACCACCCCGAACACGGCTTGAATGCCATCGGCCAGCGGGCTCGTGCGAAACCGGGCGAAGTGTTCCGGGTCGTACTGGCGGAACCGATACGAGTTCTCCGTTTCCTCCATGCCGTAATCGCCGAAGCCATCGTGGGATTTGATCCACGACCGCGCCTCCTCAGCGGAGAACTTCTCCTTGTCGAAGATCAGCGATTGGATGACGACCGAGCCCGGCCCTTCGCTGGGCCTGCGTCCCACATCGGGCTTGCCGACCGGCTTCTTCCTGCCGTCCGCGCATCCGTCCGCGAGCTGGAGATCGTACAGGGCCTCATCCTCGACGGGCACGACCTCCACCTGGGCCACCCGCGTGATGGGCGCCTGGGTGTCGACCTTGGCCAAGTCAGCCGTCAGCCGCGCATCCGCCGCCACGTCGCACATGGCGCACAACCCCTCGAAGACCTCCACGTTCGTGCGGTCGAAGAATGAGATCGGATGCCCGTCCGCGTCCACGCCCTTGTAGATTCCGATCATCATGGTGCTCTCACCTTCTCCCGGCGGCGGCGTCCTTCAGCATCTTAAACTCATCGTCGACGAGTCCCTTTGCAAGATCGCCAGCCCAGATAGACGCCTTCGCAGTGTCATGGGCATCGGCATCGTCGGCGCTGTCGTCGGCGCTATCGTCGGCGCTGTCGTCGGCGCTGTCGTCGGCGCTGTCGTCGGCTACGGCATCAACATCCAGCTTTTTGACGAAGTCGACGATGGGTTGAAGCACGGAGGAAAGCTGCGCGGACTTCTCCATCAACGCCACGGACATCTCAATGAAATTCCGAAGCTCCCACTGGCCATTGAACGCCTTTTCGACGTCCTCCATGGAGATCTCGCCGGCGTCCATTTTCTCTTTCAGCTTGTTGAACCTGGTCAGGATAGCAGTCATGGCCTCATTCGCGAGATCCGCAGCCAACGCCTTGGACACCGCGTCGTCATGATCACTTGCGCCAGGCTCCCCAGCGGCATCAGTGGCGTCAGTGGCACCAGGCTCCCCAGCGGCATCAGCGGCATCAGCGGCATCAGCGGCATCAGTGTCCTTGTTTGTGAGCTTGGCTTCCAGAGCCTCGATGCGCGCCATCGCTGCTTCCAGTTTATCCTCTTCGGTCTTCTCAACCGGGAGCTCCACGGCGAACACGTCTTTGCCTTCGTCCTTTTGCGCGCGAACCGCTGCGATGTTTCGCTTGAGGATGTGCAGCTCGGCGGGCGCTAACTCGGCATCCACGCGCTCGCCGACGTACTTTGCGAATTCGCTCTGGGTCATGGTCGTGAGCCGAGTCTCGGCCTTCTCCACCTTGGGCTCTTCCGTGGCCGCGACGATGGCCGCATTCAGCTTGTCCAGCTCGGCACGTTCTTCCGGCGTCATCGCCTCGAATCCCTTGCCCACGAGCGTTGCCTGCCGTCGCACCATTTCGGTAAGCTTCTTGGTAAACATCATTGCACTCCTTCAGGTACCCAGAGCCGACTGCGCTCTGGCGGTGTGTAGCTTTCCCCATCCAGTTCGGCGCGTAGGGCCTTGGGGAGTTCGTCCATGGTCTTAATGTGTCCGTACCCGAGGTTCCGCAGGCTGCGATACCATTTCCCCAGGATGCTCGCCCGCCGCTTCATCTCCGTCTCCGTCTTGTGCCGCGCGGCGAAGGATTCGCCATGCAAGCGGGCATCGACGGTGAACGATTGCTCCAGGATCAGCACGAAGCGCCGCATGGCGCGCCGGAACTTCTCCGGATCTTCCGCGAGGTCTGCGAACGGCTTTCCTTCAGCCATGGGGTTCTTTGGTACGACAATCATCGACATTGTTGCCTCTTTTCTACCGTAGCCGAGCGCCTGGTGTGCGTCAAAACAATGTGCACTCAGTCACCACAGCCGTCCCGGTTGCTCCACTTCATCTACATCTGCGACCAGCCCCGTGATGTCGGTCGGGTCGTAT